GCTATGGAAGACGATGAAACTACTTTATGGGTTCTTGCTGATAATACACAGATTCAAGCAACTAAAGAACAATTGAAACATGCTCTTAGACTTGCTGGTGAAGAACAAACTAGGCTTTGGACATAAGGAGAAATAAGAAATGAGAATGTATGATGAATATGATCTAGCAGCAAATGTACCATTTGAATTTGGTCTTGCTCCTTTCAATAATAGATATCAATTTGATTTTACTGGAACGACTGGTTCTGTAAATATTGAAATTGATGCTGGCGGCGGTTATCGGATCTATGAAACTGTAGATTTAACAGTCACAACCAGATTACCTTATTCTATTGAAATTGAAGCAAAGTCTGTCCAGGTTACTCCAACAGACAATATTAAAATGACTGTTTGTGCTAATAGAATTTAACTTCGAAGTTCACGAAGAAATGAAAGATCTTCTTCGTCTACTTCATTGTCAACAGAGAACATAGGGAGGGGAGTCAACATTTCCATGATGCTCTCCTCATATTCTTTTCGATATTCGTCAGTAAAGTTACTATCATGATGGTATCTAAAAGAACTTGTATTTGCATAGTAAGCAAGATTCACTAGACCCATAACAAGATCATCATGATAGCCTTCTTCAGCAGCATACGAGTGTCCGTCTAAAACGAAATGTTTCAATTCGGTAGACGTATCAGCATCTCTGATAATCATCTTTCCAGACTCTAGCATATCTTTCAGACGTGCGCATCCAATCGGTTTTGTTTTGGATGTTGTTCTCTGTCCAAGACCAATCCTAGTTCCAATCTTTGTAGAAACAATATTCTCATATCCAATATCATAGTTCAGAATATGAAGGATTACTTTTCCAACGTCATTCGATTCTACAAGAACATCAGCCATATTGTATTTGGTTGCAAAGTTTACAATGATCTGTGGAAATGATAGATGAGATATTTTATTATCTTTGAACCGAGCTACTTGTTCATATGGATAGTTTGTAATGTCTATAATAGAAATAGTAGAAGCATCATCTCCAGTATCAGCACAATCTACTGTAGCAATATACTTATGTCCCCATAGAGGTTCTTTAAAGATCGCAGTCTGTTTACTCATCTGAATAGGTTTCAAACAATCTCGGTCTATTCTAGATAGAGTGTCTGGGCGGAGAAGAGTGTGGCAACTACCCACGAAAGAATTCCCATATTCCTGGGAAAAGTCTTCTTCAGACATGTTTGCAAGCTGTTCTTCTTTCCAAGCTTCATCTCTACCAGGAACATCCCACCAATTGACTTCGATTGGAACAAATCGTGATTTCTTTTCAACAGCCTTCATCCATGCATCATAGAAATGGTTCATTCCATTCGGAGTAGATACAGCAATAAATTTAGTCTCAGTACCAGATGAAATAGTAGGATATACAGATTTATAAAACGCGTCATATGTGTTCTTTGGAATGAACGCCATTTCGTCTAGTATAATTGTACCAAAGCTATCACCACGAATAGAATCAGAACTTGTAGAAGCAGCAACAATACGTGATCCGTTCTCTAATGAAAAAGAACCTTTGTTCCAATCTACAATACCCTGCTGAAGCCATTTTGGTAGATTATAATATGCTAACTGAATTCTAGCAAGCAGCATTCGAGCCGTTGCTCCTTTATTAGCCAACAATGCAACAGATTTACTTGGATTAAAAAGCAAATACCATAATAGAAAACAGATTGTGGATACGCTTTTACCCGACTGACGACTAGAAAGACAAATTACAAAGCGTTCATCGTGACATAACTTTATCAGTTTTTTCTGATAGTCATACAGACGAATTGGAATAAGACCTCTATCTACATGAACGATCTTGATATATCTCTCAGCAAAATATACAGGATCTTTAGCGCATCTCTTATATTCTTTGACATGCGCAGCGGTAAACTCAATTACTTCGCCTTGTCTTTTTAGAAGGGGATTTCCACGATATGCTCGCACATCTCCGTTAGAAAGAGTTTCGAGAATCTTTTTTACAAGATTCTCTTCTTTCTTTATTTCTTTTTTGAGCGCTTTGGTTTTGTTTGACATTCTTCAGGTGTATCCAGTTCTTCAGTATTTACCGTTCCAACATAATTGGAATAGTACATTTGGTGTTTTTCTATTAGATGTTGTTGTAATTTAGAGATGTGCATTGATTCACCACAGATCTTACAAGTACAGAAAGCATATGTTAAATTAATTTGAGACAACTTTTTCTTCCTTTTCTGCGAGCATCAATTTCAGAAGCTCTGCAGTTGTGAGATGTATATTGTTATTTACAAAAGTGTTTCCGGTTCCACAATTTGGCTGATCTATTTGAGGAGATCCATTCAAGTCTTTGATTCTTTGATGAAGATCTACTAGACGTTCAGCTGCTGATATTGCAGTATCGATAGCTTTTGCTGCTACTTCTGAGTCTCGGGCATTTCCATCATTGGCGTTTGTCATAGCAATCTCAACTAATTGCTGAGACCTATTTAGAAGATGCTCTATTGTCCTTCTAGCGTAATCTACATCCGAGTTGATATTTGATATTGTAATCGGTTTTGCCTCATTAGAAGGCATTACAAGAGCCCTAGGATAATCATCGTCTAGATCATCGTCTAACGCGTCCCCAGCAAGTTCATATTCAGAAGTTGCTGGTAAATTTATAGCAGGTTGAGCTCCGAAGAGATCGTTCATTTGTTTCTTAGTACTCATTATTCATCTCCGGGAATTTTATCTTCCTCTGGAATTGTATCACCAATGGTATATGTACGGTCTTCAATTAATTCAGGATTCATGAACTCTGGATCAATTCCTTCAGATACATACTTTTCCATTAATGATGGTATAGTATCATTTATATTTACAATGGTCTTATTGATAATCTGTGCTTCTTGATCTGTTGGAACAATATTAGCATGGACGTCAAAATCCATAGACCATTCTATCATTCTGTTTGAATCAAATCCATCAGCATAAGAATCATTTTTTGTAATACCATTCAAGACTATTCGTACATCATTGACAATATTCAATAAAACAGATTCTTTCATTTTGATTGATACTTCTGGATTGAATACAGGCAAGATCTGATTGAGAATCTGTAGAGAATCATCCATACCTTTACACCATGCAGAAAGCGTGAATCCAAACTTATATGCTACAGGAGTTCTAATCTTTCGTGCTTCTGTTGTAGATGTTTTCAATCCAGACTGAACATGAAATAGAGCAGCGTTGGTGCTTTCTTCAGCTGATCTTGCAAGCGAGTTTAATTCAAATGACAATCTTGGAAGCAATCGACCGACTTCGATAGATCCGTCTGGAAGTCTCATAGTCTGTTCGATCCATAAGGCATATTGCTGTTTTGCAGACCACGCCAACGGAACCTTTCTACGAGAAGCAGCAATATTACCAGTCTTATCATATAGACGTATAGTCAGATCTTGAAATAAAGATCCAAATATGATTGCGATATTTCTGATACTGGACGCATAAGCATCTTTTGGAATTAGTATATTAGCCATTAGTAAAATCCTTTGTCAAACTGTTTTCCCAGAGGTTAGGTTCTTTTATAACTGATTCATTTGCTTCGTCGATGATATCAGTATTGTCCATAAACGGCATATCCAAAGTATCATGGTAGTTATTAATGATATCAATATTTTCAACACCTGTATCAAACACTTCTGTTCCCTGATCGTAAACTTGACAAGTAAGAGCATAAAGACTGTATGCTCCCAATGCAAAGCTCGGTAGTTTGTCTTCTACATATTTGATTTCTAAAATATTACCTGGAATACTGAAAGCAATTAGATCCCCAGGAATTGGATATTTTCTACCTTCAACTCCAAGTTTTGCAAACTCTTCTACGATTCGTTCAAACGAAACATGAAGGACAATTGTATCAGCCATATTGTATCCAAACTGAGCAATAGAATCATGGCCCTGCATTAGAGAAGTATCAGATGGATACATTTCAATCGGAAACGTATGAGAGAATGTTGTTCCAATTGTCTCACCAAAGACTTCATCTACTGTATTGTTTGTTCTAACAATATAAGTAGTAGAAACACCAAACATCTGAATATGTTCTTTCTGTAAAGACTTCATCACATTCTGTTCATTAGTATTATCATAGTTCTCACCATTGATACTTAGATATGGATTTAAACCAGCTCTCGAATTTAAAAAGTATGGATTGAGTGCCATGATTAACCCCAGAACATCTGTGGAGGATATTCATTTTCTTTTTTATGTTTCTCTTCTAACCGTTCTTTTTCAGACGTATACTTTGAAAGGATTGCATCACCATTCAATGTAATTCCACCGACTGATGGAATATTGCCGAACTTAGAAATGTTCTGTCCCCATTGCTGCCCAATTAGAGCTGTACAATATTCCTTCAAGAACGCGGAGTCCCAGATAGAAGATTCTGTTTCAGGATCAATCATTTTATATCCATGAATTCCAACAACATTGCCAGGTGTAATTGTTTTGTAAGGAAAGATCTTCCGTTCACGATTCCGGTATGCAAATGGAACTTCAGTTTGTAAAACAGATCTAACAGCCGAAATATACTGCATAGTGATTTCATAATATACAAGATTAGCGTTACCAGCTCCAAATTGCCAATAGCCGTTCCAGAACTGATATTCGGGATCATCTAGACCGTCTAATGCTGGTGTAGAATTAATTCCTCGAGGCTTCATCAGTTCAAGAACATCAATAACTTCCAACGGCATGCTTAGATATCCATTAGTAACGTCTGTTTCTGTACAAGTATATAACCACCAAAACTCTTGAACCGATTCAGAGTTATTCTCTAAATAAAATTGTAGCGCATCAGTCACTCTATCAGCAATTTGGGTATCATCTACCTCAATGTTGATAACTGGTGCTCCAAGTTTTCTTAAACAGTATAGAATAAAATCATTATACGTTGAAATTCTATTGTAGTTCGGCATTTCTTCTCCTATTGCGGCATGGTATTCAAAATCTGTTTTATTAATCCGGGTAGCATATCACTCAACTGCGATTTGATAATATACCATGCTATTGTTGAAACAAAAGTAATTACTGTTATGACTATTGGAATGATCTTTGCATAGTCTAACCAAGACGTCTTTTTTGGTTCAGCGGGTTTACACGTTGGACACATCATAGATCGTATATCACAACTTTTTTGAATCTCTGCTAACTGTTTCTTTATGCTATCTATGATTTCTAAAATATCATCTATGTCAGAAGTAGAACTGTTTACTTGATGCTGCATTGATATTAGCAGTTCTACGTTTTCTCTAAGCTTGTCAAGATTCTTTGTTAATATATCAATAATAGCTGTATGCGTGGTTGTGGTAGCAGATAGTTCCTTTATGGATTGTGCCATCAGCGGCAGTTGTTCTTTGAGTGATTGCAAAGTGCTATTGATAGCAGCAACCTTCTCAGCTATATTATATTCGGTCACGACAGTAATTCCTTAATTTTTATTTTGGAATGGCTGCAAGCTTTCTTCTAATACTTCAGTGTATTTTTTATAGATCAAAATAGTTCTATAATATGCTTCAGCCACTTCTGCTGGTGTAGCATTCTCAGTCAAATAATTGATCGGAAAATCAGGCTTTTCTACTTTATCAATTTCAGGCTTTATCATTATTGGAACTTCTATATAGACTGGGCGGTCTACGTATCTGTCAACATATTTAGTGCATCCTGAAATAAATAAACATAGAACAAGTATTAGCGCAAATTGTGTGCATTTGATCTTAGCCATTTAATTGCATCCTCTGAAGATTTAACTGATTCTGGTACCAACTTCTTTGTTGTATTTATTAATGCTTTGAGTTCGTTGTTCTTTTCAGCAAGTGAAGAATTCAACTTTTCTATTTCAGATTTGAATTCTTCAGAGTCTTTATTGAACTCTTGAATCATTTTGTTCTGCTCATCTATTGCGATTCTTAGAGATTGTGCATTGGTCATTTCAACAAAATATTCTTTCTGGAGCTGTTCATAGCGTTCTTGCTGTACTAACATTTGCTTCTCAAACGAAGATTCTTTATATTTTATAGTTCCAAACAGTCCAAGACACAACACAACAAGAGCAGCGATAACAATTCGTTCTTTTGTCATGAATGATAAAATTATAGACCACATATAGTTCTCCTTAAACACTCTATTTATCCAATATATGATTTATAGTCTTCCGCAAAGAAAACTCTTGTTGCTTTAGCTCAAGAGATGAATTTGCGTTTGTTTTGTGGTAATCCACCTTGAGATTCAATATATTTCGCAACAGTTTCTCTAGAGCAGTCTCCTACAGAACATACAAAATACGACTTGCTCCAAAACATCTTTTCTTTCCAAAATTGATATTCTAATATTTCTCCGTGCATCCTCCATATATGAAACACACTATAGGACTTCAACTGTCTAGCGATGTTCGAAACTGATTCTGTTGGTATATAATCAATCATCATATGAACATGATCCCGATCTACTTCTATATGAGTAATATCAAACTTATCACTTTTGTCTGAACATTCCAACAACAATTTTTTCATATCTTCACCGAATTTGATGAGTAATTTCTTCCTATATTTCACCACAAAAATCAAATGAATTGATAAGTGGTGTACTGAATTACTAGATTTCTTCAACATTATATAAATTCCTTATTTGATTTTGTGAGAGTGAAATTTCAAAACATATAAATAGATATATGATTAGATATATTTCATATAAGTTTAGAATAAAACCTACCAAAACGCAAGAATCCTTGTTTATAGAACATTGTGGTGCGTCCCGTTTTATTTATAATAAACTCCTTGAACAACAAATTTCCTTATATGAAAATGAGAAGAAATTTATGTTCGGTATGGCATTATCTAATGCGGTAAAACCAATAAAAGAAAATAATGATTGGTTGAAGAAAGTAAACAGTCAATCACTTCAACAATCTGCACTAAATTTGGGTAAAGCTTTTAGTAATAAATTCAAACATAAAACTGGTGGTTTTCCTAAATTCAAATCAAGAAAGAGTTCTAAACAAGCTTTCTCTGTACCACAACATTTTAATATCCGTGGCAACAAAGTTAAATTGCCGAAGATTGGTTGGATAAAAATAGTCAATCATAGAAAACTATCAGGCAAAGCTAAATCTTTGGTAATTTCCCTCGATGTGGATCAATGGTTCGTTTCTATCTTATGTGAACAAGATGTACCGGTACCTACCATAGATTACAAATCAGTAGTCGGTATTGATCTTGGTATAAAAACCTTTGCTATCACTAGTGATGGTGAAGTCTTCGAACTACCAAAACTAGAACAAGAAACAACGAAACTAAAGAAACTTCAAAGATCATTTACTAGAAAACAAAAAGGATCAAATAACAGAAATAAAGCTAGAATAAAGGTTGCAAAACAATATAGAAAAATCTCAAGAATAAAAGATGATCTAATAAACAACTATGTTAGCTCGATAGCCAAGAGTTACGATGTTGTTTCAATGGAAAATCTAAACATTCAAGGAATGAAGAAAAATCATTGTTTGGCACCATCTATTCAACAGCTTCCATGGTTCTCATTCAAAATGAAACTAAAACATAAAGTCAAAGAACTAGTTGAAGTTGGTAGGTTCTATCCTTCAAGTAAAACTTGTTCTGCGTGCGGTTTCGTCAAGAAAGATTTGTCTCTTAGTGAGAGAACCTACCATTGCGAAAACTGTGGTCTGTCGATTGATAGAGACTTGAACGCAGCCATAAATATCAAAGACGCGGCAACGGCGTTGTTTGCTTGTGGAGGAACACGGGTTCCGGTGAAGCAAGAATCAGGTCTCATTGGAGACCTCAAGCTAGAAAGTCTTTAGACTTCTAGTTGGGTTGACTCAGGTATAAATATACAAAAACCAGGCGGGATTATGAATACTACTCCAAAATATGCTATACCAATATCTCCAAAGATATCTTCGTTGTTTTCAGACACTACCGCTGTTGCATATACTAAGTTGACCGCAATGACTATTCTTGGTGCCGGAGCTTCTGCATCTACTACAATCAATGGCTCGTGGCAGCTTCCATTGCCGACTGCACTTGATTATAACAGTGACTATAATTGGTCAGCTGAAGAACTCGGTCATATTGCAAGCAAACTTATGACAGCTCTAAAAACATCTTATGATTCTGCTACATCAGCATATTCTGCTTCTGCTGCAGAGGGCAAGGGATTAGTCCGCAGGATGATCGATACTAATGCAGCTATGATAGACGGCTTTATGGATGGAGCTCAGGGTGTCGGTGATATGATGCTAAATGATATTGCACGAAAGGCTATGTCTGGCATTTCACAACTGTTGACAGGTGGTGGTGCTCTAGCTAAAGAATATTATAAGCGTCAAGGAAAGACTTATAATCCTAATGAACAATTGTACTTTGATGGAGTTTCACTTAGAGAATTCTCGCTTCCGTTTGAGATCACTCCTTTATCTGAATCAGAATCATCTAAATTTTCATCTATGATTTATGATCTTCGTCAAGCAGCTGCTCCAAGATATGATTCAGACAAATATTATTTCACATATCCAGACTTCTTTACCGTTGGAATATATGTCGGCGGAACATTGATTGTCGAGCGTGGACCGTGCGCGATTACATCTCTGAATGTTAACATGGCCCCAGAAGGATCGATAATGTGGAGATCCGACAATAGACCAGTATCATATTCATTAGATCTTACATTCAAAGAAACTACTGTTGCTACGAAAGAATATGAAGCAAAGACCCGGCTTCTTGGTGTTTAGGAGAAATCATGCTATCACTATTTGACAAAATTGTTTTCGATGGAACTACTATTACAGATATTTCTCAAAAATTTGTAATTACTAATATTGCTACTTACAATACAAGAAACATTTTCTTTGATCATATTATTAACGGATGGAAAGCTCCTGAAGAACTTGCATACGACTTCTATGGATCCTGTGATGATGTTTGGTTGGTCCTTGGAATTAATAAAGTCTGCAATCCGGTAACTGATTGGTTATTGAAAGACGCAGAAGTACGGAAATTAGCAATCAAGAAATATGGATCTGCTAATTTAGGTAATACACATCATTGGGAGAAAGATGGTATTATATATCGTAATGCCATCACCGGTGGAACTGCAATAACAAATCTTGATTATGAAAATGATCGCAATGAAGCAAAAAGAAAAGTAAAAATTATTTATCCTGAATTGGTTAGTACTATAAAGACCGAGATTAAAAACTATTTCAACAGAGCGTAACATGGATTTTATTAGAAATAAATCACATTCATTATCAGTACTAAAGATTAAAAGTATTGCTGAAGGGAAAGAAGAATCAGAATTTGATCTTCGGTATATCTTTGACGAACTAAACGTGTTTCACGACATTGATAACATTGTCACGTCAGGATATGTCACGATTAAAGAACAGGGGAATCTTATAGTATCTTGTCCAATTCAAGGAAAAGAAATTATAGAAATTAAATTCAAGTCTGATTTTGAATCTGAAGAAGGCGAAGATCCTTGGGTCAAACGAGAATACCATCGAGTCTTCTTTGTATATGCTGTAGACGGGCTTCAAGAGTCTGGAGATAAACGGTCATACACAATTCGGTTCACTGATGCTCTAGGGATGATAAACAGTGATATGAGGCTGTCTATCAAATATGATGATAAAGCAGAAAACATTATAGAGAAGATTGGGAACGAAATCATCAATAAGAAAGAGCTCTATAATAAGTGGATTAAGAATACATATAACGGAACTCGAGATGTTTTAATGCTCCAGAAGGATGTAGAATCTGAACACAACATTATCTTTACTGTTCCAAACTGGAAACCTCTGAAGTTAATTAACTATATTACTAAGAAAGCCGTTTCAATCGACCAACCTAATACTGAGAAGTTTGCTGATTGTTTATTCTTTCAGAGTGTGACTGGATTCTATAAATTTACATCATACAAACACATGATGACCGAGACTAATAAAGACAAGAAGCGGAAGTTTGTTCGATACCCTGCTAATATTACTCAGGCTATTACTGACAAATATGTAGTAGAGAATTTCTCGTTTACTGATTTGTTTAATAGCCAGATTCAGAAAGGTGGGATGTTTGGACATACTACTTTCACTGTAGACCTTGGGAATAAAGAATATATCAGTTCTCCAGTTCCTTATGAGGATGTTTTTGAAGCAATCAAATCTTATTACGGATCTAATCAGATTCTAAAAGAATACGCATCAGTTGAAATGTCTCCAGATAGTTCTCATGGCATTCATGTTTTCAATATCAATACAGATAATGCAAATGATTCTAACAGATTAGACTTTGTATATCCTGCAGTCGTAAAGGGTATTCCAATGGAAGCTCACATGAGATCTTTGAAGATATTTGTTGAAATGAATGGAGCTTCCGACTTGGATATTGGAACTGCTGTAGATCTAGACTTTAAACCTCATCCAAATGCTGAAAAACATGGTGGAGATATTTCACAGTTTATCAATGGAACATGGGTAATCGGAAAGATCCGGCATACTATTACTCCAACAGCATTTAAGACGTTTGTTGAATGCTTTACTCCGTGCATAAATAAACAGGGGAATTCATAATGCTAGGACAAGTACAATATTGGATGGGAGTAGTTGAAGAAATCGACGATCGCCCTCTACGTAGAGGTAGAATCAAAGTTAGAATCTTCGGTATCCACACAGATCAAACTGAACGAGACGATACTACAGGAAAAGGAATACCAACAGAAGATCTTCCATGGGCACAATGTGTAATGCCATTAACATATGGCGGTATTTCTACCAATGGAACAGTATCTCCTCCACAGGTTCTAAAAGGAGCGTGGGTCTTTGGTGTTACGTTAGACGGCGATGCTTATAATACGCTTTTAGTTCTTGGAGTTCTTCCAGTCAAAGCAATGTCGAATGTTGCAACCAATCCTTTTGAATCTGCAGCTAATGCTATTACAAATATGGTAAAGTCTTTTCCGAAAGCTAACTTAGAATTTTTACCGTCTGATACCTGTAAAGACAAGTTTATGAAGTCTATTGAAGATATTGAATCTGGGTCTACTGGGAATAATTCGGTAGCATCATCCGCTGGCTGCTATGGTGTTATGCAGTTGAAAGCTCAATATGCAACAGATCATTTTAGAATGGCTATGAAAAATGAAGATCTGCGTAAACAGATAGAAGCTTCTACAGGTGTTTCAATGTCTCATGAACAGATCGCATCTAAGCTGAAATCCGATATTACGTTCAACCGAATTCTTGGAGAAGGAGTTTATACATATCATCTGAATACATATGACGATCCGGTCATTGCAGCTCTAGCATATAACCAAGGCGGCGGAGCATGTAATAAGTATCTGAAAAAGTATGGTGATCCACGAGACGGGCAGATCACCTATGATGAACTTGCAAACAAAATGATTGCAGACGGTAGAACAGAAGGCGGTCATTATATCAAGAAGTTCTTAGCAAGAATGGGCAAAGGTTCTGATCCTTGTCTAACAAATTTTAAGAGGTCTTAATGAGTACTGAAATAGAACAATATGAAATAGAACAAGTTAACGATTATTTTGAGAATGGGTTCGAGTTTGGTGACTGGACTCCTATTATAGAAAAACATACTTCTCAGATGGCTACTGAAATTCAGCTGAATACTTCTCTTATAGACTATCTTCAGAGTCCAGAAGCAGTATACATAGATGCAGATCTCAGAGCCTCTTCGATTGCAACTGCTCTAAGTAATATAGAATCGATCAAATCATCTTATGATTCATTGGGTGGAGTCATAACCAACTTCAAGTCTTTTGGATACGGAGTTGATGACGCGTCTATTAGTTCTATTACAGCGATGCAACACCAAGCAAATGAATTGCTTCGAAATTTTACCAGTCTGCAAGCTCATGTTGATGCCATTGTTGGAATGATCTCAAGCCCATTATTGCAAGTTTCAAATATTGCTAACTTGATGAAATTGAAAGTAAATACTATTTCTGACTTGGTTGCTGAAATCTCTGGCATAAACATTATGAACGCTTTTGATGTTCTTCCAACAGAGATTGGAAATAAACTGCTTCAAACGGACTACATTGTCGATGCATTTACTGCTCCAAAACGTATAGCAAATATGGTTGGAAATATTTCATCAACTATTCCAGCAATTACTGTGGATACTAATATGAATGCTATCAGAACAGTATTCAAACAGATGAGTACTGTTCTGAATACTGCTGCTTCTGCTGATGGATTATTGTCTACTGCTACAAGAGCGATGAACACTTTTGTTGATAATGTAAAGCGCGGAAATTATTATGGTGTTATTAGTAAGTCATCAGGGGCTCTTAGATTCATTGAACGACCAACTGAATATGCTGCACAATATCCATTCAACCAAGCCCATACAACGTCATCTGGGCATTTAATAGAGATAGACGACACTGAAGGAGCAGAGCGTTTACAGATTAAACATAAAATAGGATCCGGTGTAGAGGTTCTACCAGATGGTGCTATCATCGCAAAGTCAAAGAATGATATGCAGATCGTCATCGACAAGAACGGAGAAATCTACATCAAGGGTAATTGTAATATTACTGTGAACGGAAACACCTCTCTATATGGAAAGGGGGTCATTGCTGTAGACTCAGACACAAGCGTTTCTGTTACTGCTCCAGAAGCTCTAGTAATGACAGAAGGACCAACAACAGTCTCAGCAATTGATGTCAATATTTTGTCATCTGGAGTAACAACTCTGTCATCTGGACAATCAACATGTGTAGCATCAAGGGGTCCTGTAACTATAGCATCAGACACAAGTATTTTATTAGACGCGCCATCCATTGATATTGGAAAAGGACGAACAAAATCTTTAAAGCTGCTTTCTATCGGATCTATAAGTTCTTTGTCTACTGGTGATACATCAATAAAATCTGGAAGTTTGATAGACGGGAAAGCTCCTCTGATCAAGCTAAATTAAAAAACATAAATTTAGTTACTATCAATATGATTGATAAATAAAACTGAAACCTAAACCCAATTTTGTAACGATTTTAGGAAATAATAAAGGAGAATTTATAATATGGCCATTTCTGGAAGCCCAAGCATTGTAATTAAAGAAGAAGATCGCAGTACGTACGTATTGCCCGCTTCTACTACTGTTGGTGCTCTCGTTGGTGATTTTGAATGGGGTCCTGCTTTTGAAGCACAGACTGTATCAAACGAGGGCAATCTTGTAAAAATTTTCGGCAAGCCTGTCGACCGCAACTATAAAGATTGGTTTGTAGCTGCTAACTTTTTGACTTATTCTGGTGCTCTGCGTGTAGTACGTGTAGTTGATGAAGAATCTAAGAACGCTTCTGATGTACTAGCTGAAGCAGTACAGATCAAAAACGACTCCCATTTCACTTCTGTGTATGGCACTCTTTCTGGTGTTGGTAAAACTGCTAAGATTTTTGCTCGTTGTCCTGGTACTTTCGGCAACACTCTTAAGGTAGTGATTTCTGATAAAGTTGGTTTAGAAACCGAAGGTAATATTTTGATGCCATATGTTTCAAAGACTCTAAATGATAATGATGTTGCCCTCGGCGTATTCATTAATAACGAGCTCGTAGAATTTGGTATGTATTCCTTTGATCCAAATTCTAAAGATATGTCAGGGTATCCAAACTATATCATCACAGCTGTCAATCGGACTTCTAAATATGTGTATTTGATTGAAAGCACACTTATTTCATATACTGAATCTGTTCGTAATGCAATCAATATTAATACGACTCTAGTTGGTGGAACATCTGTTGCTCTTACTGATGCTGAATATACTCTTGGATGGAACCTTTTCAAGAATGCCGACATTGAAGAAGTATCCCTTCTATTGCAGGGTGGAGCTTCTGCTACTATTGGTGGGTATATGATTACATCCGTTGCTGATTTCCGGAAAGATTGCGTAGCGTGTGTGTCCCCAATGCTGACTGATGTTGTGAATGCTGCTGATCCTATTACGTCCATGAAAGCAACATATGTATCTTACGCTGCTTCTTCATATCGTTTTGGTGATGGCAACTACAAATACCAGTTCGACGCTTACAATGATACATACCGCTGGGTTCCTTGTAATGGTGATACTGCTGGCCTGATGGCTCTAACCGACGTAGAAGAAAGACCTTGGTTCTCCCCTGCTGGTAAAACTATTCGGAACTGTGTAAAGCTTGCGTTCTACCCTGACAAAGCACAGCGTGATGAAATGTATGTTGCTAATATCAATCCGATTACTGCTTTTAAAGAAGAAGGGCATGTTCTTTATGGTGACTGGACTGGTGTAGATAACTCTGCATTCAACTTCATCAATGTTCGTAGATGTTTTATCTACATGGAAAAGTCTATTGCAACTGCTGCTCGCAAGATCATGTGGAAACAGAATGATGCTATTACTCAGACTCAGTTTGTACAGTTTGTAGAACCTTTCTTACGTGATGTACAGGGTGGTCGTGGTATTTCTGAATATAAAATCTTTGCTGACAGTTCTGTAAATACTCCAGACATCATGGATCAAGGACTGTTTGTTGCAAAGATCGCAGTTAAACCTATTCGTTCCATTCGTTGGATTGAATTGACATTTATTGCTTCTCGTTCTGACGTATCCTTCGAAGAGCTAGTAGCTTAATATAGGAGTTAATGAATAATGAATATTAATGGATTTAAAGCAACTGTACAGAGTATCGCCAGACCTACACTATTTGATGTAATGATCTCTGGACCAGCTGTACAGACTATGGATATGGAATTGCTTCAGTTCACATGTAAGGCTGCGTCTCTACCAGCCAGCACATTTGGTAAAATTGAGGTACCGTTTTATGGAAGAAAGGTAAACATGCCCGGAGATCGTTTATTCCAGGAATGGCAGACCACTGTAATTTTGGATGCTGACTTTACAATTTATAAGCAGCTAATGAACTGGCATCAGAAAATGTCAGATGCAGCTGGGAACGTTTCTCTAACTGCAAACGTCAACGCCTTCAAGTGTGATGCTATTATCAAATCTTATGATACAGCAGGCAACCCTGGAATTACTGGTCAATTGACTGGATGTTGGCCCGGAGAAATTCAGCAGCTTGATCTTGCATGGGATCAAAATGATTCTACTCTAGATCTAATTGTATCATGGAACTTCGACTACTGGACTGTAATAGCGTAATCTTGTTATATAAATAGATTTGAGGGGGTTCTTGACTCCCTCAAATCATTAAAGGACTATTTGATGTTAACTATAACTAACAAGAAAACTTATGCAGGGCGAGAAGTGACGCTCCGAGATTTCTCAGAACCATTGCAAGATGTCAAGGAAACAACATCTTATGGCGAGAGAATGTTGTTTACTATCGACTTAGATCCTACTCCTCAAGTTTTTGAATTGGCTAAGTACGAAAATGAAATGATTCGTATTTGGCGTAATATGGCTAAAAACCCATATATAGATTTCGCTGTTGATGATATTGTGAATGAAATGATTTCACATCTGTCTGATGATGTCTATCCAATTGATCTTGATCTTGACAACACAAAATTTTCTCAGGCAATCCGAGACAAGATTCATGAAGAATGGACTACTATTCTAAAGCTTTTAGAATTCAACAAAAAGTCATATTCCATTTTACGAGATTGGTATATTGACGGTAAAGCTCTTTTCTATGTCAAACCGGATAAAGGTAAAAAGGGGTTGTGTGATATTGTTCAGTTGGATCCAACTCGTATTAAGAAAGTTGTCAAAGAAGATAAGTCTGTCACATACGTCTATCAGGACATTGATCTAACAAACACCCTTTTAGAAATCCCAGAAGAATATATCATTGAAATTGTTTCTGGTATCATGGATGAAAAGCATCAGATCTGGGTGTCATATTTGAATAAAGCGTATGTTGCATTGAATCAGCTTTCATCTGTTGAAGATGCTCTTGTTATCTATCGTCTATCTAGAGCTCCTGAACGACGGGTTTTCTATATTGACGTTGGTGAATTGCCAAAGGCTAAAGCAGAAGCATATATGAAAGAGTTGATCCGAAACTACCGGAACAAAATGGAATACGATCCAAATACTGGTAGAATCAAAGAACAAACTCGTCATTCTTCTATTCTAGATGATATCTGGCTTCCACGCAGAGATGGAAATCGTGGTACTGAAGTATCTACTTTACAAGGTGGAACTAATCTCAATAACCTTGATGATGTTCAGATCTTCATGCAGAAGTTATTCCGTGCACTGAATATTCCTTTTTCTCGTTTTGCTGATAATCAATCAGCACAGAATATCATTGGAAGGTCTACTGAGATAACAAGAGATGAAGTAAAATATTCAAAATTTGTTATTCGTCTAAGACATCAGTTCAACAGTTTGTTCTATGTTCTTCTGAGACATCAACTACATTTGAAGAATATTGTTAGATCAGATGAACTAAATGAAGAGCGTGAGTCTATTATATTCAAATGGAACTCAGATTCATTGTTCTCAGAATTCCGCAAATTAGATGTTCTGACTGAGCGTTCTAATCTGATCGAAAAATATATGCCTCATGTTGGAAAGCTTGTTTCTTTGAAATGGATTAAGTCTGAACTGATGGGTATGACTGATGATGATATTGCCGAGATGGAAAAAGAAATGGAAAAAGAAAAGCCGATGCTAGATGCAATGGCTAAAGACGAATTAGAACAATCTGGAGGAAACAATTTTGGACAATAATGTGAAAGAATTTTTAGATAAAAGAATTGATACCAATTATACATTAGATCGAGTTAGTATTGAACCAGAACGATTCGTGCAAGCTGCTTCAACTGCTCTAATGGATTATGTATATGAGATTGCACAGACCAATTTAGAAAATGGTGAATAAGATGAAACTGATATCAGAAAATTTTGATTGTCAAGTACAGATCACAGAAGCTGTAGATGAGAATCAGAATAAGACGGTATACCTGGAAGGGATTTTTGCTCAAGCTGAAAAGAGAAATCGCAATAACAGAGTATACCCAAAACGAATTCTTGAAAATGCTGTAAAAGTATATAATGAAGAATTTGTTAGAACACACAGAGCTCTCGGTGAACTTCTACATCCGTCTGAGCCAACAGTAAATCCTGAAAGAGCGTGTATCTTAATTGAATCTCTTTCATGGTCTGGAAACGATGTTATTGGAAAAGCAAAAATATTGACTACGCCTATTGGTAATACAGTACGAGCTCTAATCAAAGATGGCGTTCAACTTGGTGTTTCAACCAGAGGTCTTGGCTCAGTTCGCACTCTTGCTGATAATACTTCTCAGGTAGAAGACGATTTCACGATCAAGGCTATTGATGTAGTTCATAATCCTTCTGGGATTGATTGTTTTGTGAATGGAATTATGGAAGGCGTAGACTGGTACTACGATAACGGATTACTAAAGGCTAAGGAAATTGAAGCAATAGAAGAGAACATAAGGAAGAATGATATCAAAGCTATTCAAGAAGATTTCAGTAACTTTATGAATCGAATTCTATCTTTACTAAATTAACTTTGATAAATAAAAATATAACGATTACGGGAGTTTTATAAAATGCCTAAACACAAAGATTTTGTTTTGGAAAACGTTGATCCTGCTATCACTGATAGTGTAGTTGACAATGTTTCTGAGCTATTAGATATTGTACTTGAATCAGTAGTAAAGAAAATTGTTGCTAACGAATCTATTGATGCAGTATCATTTCGTAAGTCTGATGAAGGGAAACTAGCATTTCAGAAATATGCTAAATCTAATGGTCTAACCGAATCTGAGGACGAAGATTTCACCTCAGTACTAACCGCAGAAGAAGTTGCTGCAATCGATGAACTAATTGACTCCTATATTGCTGACCTTTCTGAAGCAGTAAAAGATGACGATGAGATCGATCCTGAAACCGGCGAGAAGAGCGACGATGACGATGACCTTGATGAACTTCAGGTCAAACATATGTCTGCTAAAGAAAAGCTAGATTCAAAAATGTATCGGAAATCTGCTGCCGGTAAAAAAGCAATCAAGAAATTTGTAAAGAAATCTCAGAAAGCATCATACAAAGCTGATCCTAAACTTTCCCGCACCATGCAGAAAGTTGCTAAGCTTCGTAGAGAAGACGAACAGGAAGACGAGACTATGGGTCTGTCTGAAGAAGAACTCGCCGCTCTTGATGCGTTTATTGTTGACATCATGGAATCCGCTGAGGAAATCAAAGAAGCATGCAAAAAAGAATCTGAAGAAGATCCTGAATCTGACAACGATGAAGAAGATCCAGAATACGAATCCGACGACGAAGGTGGTGATGCTGACGACGATGAAGTAGATGAAGTTGCTGTAAAGCACATGACCGCGAAAGAAAAGCTTAAGGCTAAAATGTATCGTAAGTCATCTGCTGGCAAGAAATCTTTGAAGAAGTACGCCAAAAAGGTTTCCCGTGCAGGCTATAAGGTAGACAAAGCTCTATCTCGTAAAATGTCAAAGGTTGCAAAACTTCGCCGTGAGTCTATCGAAGAACAGTTGACTGAAGCAATGAAAGACATTGAAGTTTTTGGAACTCTTAATGAGTCTGAATCTGCTACTATCAAAACTTTGTTTACTGAATCAGTTGTCAAGTTCCTTGATGAATCTGAGACCAAAATTGTTAGCGCACTAACTGAAGAGTTCGAAGGATATGTTTCTAGTGAAATCATTCCTTCTATTGTAGATACATTCGACACTGCGTATGTTCCTGAGATTGTCGAGTCCTTGAACAAAAACGTAGAAAAGTATCTACAATTTGTTGCTGAAGATATTGCCTCTACACTATCTGAGAAGAATCTCATTGTAAAATCTGAAAAGAGTTTGCAGTTGGAAGACTTTACATCAGAACTACTTGGAATGATCAAAACAAAGCTTCAGATCATTCCTGAGCAGGAAGATGCAATGCTTGTTCTGAAATCACGTGTTGATCAGTTGAAGGATCAGCTTGATGAATCTATTGTTGAAAAGGTTAAATTGAAGAATGCTCTTGATGAATCTAAGAAAGAGCAGTTCCTTCTTTCCGGAATTCTTTCTGATCTGTCTGAAGCAAAGAAAGAGAAGTTCTTAGAATATGTACATGATGAATTGTTTGAAATGGACTATTCTGACTTTACTGAGAAAGTAAAAACTGAACTCAAAGCTGCTTCTACAGTTGTTGATACAAAGATTGAAGAAGATACCAAAACAATCGAAAAACCGATTGTAGATAATATGGATCTTGCTTCTCGGGCTCGTCGTCTAGGTTAAATCGGAGGGGTTTCTAACCCCTCATCAAATTACTATTTTAACATTGTATAAATAAAATAAATTTAAAAAATAAGTTTACTGACTTATCTAATTATTAGGAGACTATATAAAATGGCCGAAATGCTAACTGAAGAATTCCGCAATAAGTGGAAGAACATTGTTGAAGAGGAATATGCTGGGCTTCCTCCTGTTAAAGATCCAACCATCAAGAATGCGATTTATTCCGCAATTCACAATACTGAAAAAGATCTACAGGAAGCAACTGTAACTGGTGACATCGCTCAGTACACACCTGTATTGATTTCTTTGATTCGTAGAACCCTACCAACTCTTGTTGGTCCTGAACTTGTAGGTTTGCAGCCAATGTCTGTTCCTACTGGTCGTATTTTCGTACAGCACGTTTATGGTGGTGGATCTGAGATTTGGAAAGAAGGTGCTGTAGGTACTTCTACCGCTGCTGGTGCTGCTCCAAATGCTTCTCTATCCGGTCCTTATACTACTGCTAACGGCGAACAGCTTGGCGTTAAAGGCACTGGCGTGGCTACTGATGAAGCTGGAACTGGTACCATAACTTTACAGACTCCTGGTGTGCCATGGCCTGAAATGCAGTTTAGTATTTCTGCTGTTGATGTATCCGTGAAGACACGTGCTTTGAAGGGTAAGTTGACAACTGAAATCATCTCCGATCTTAAGGCTGTGCACGGTCTTGATGCTGAGCAGGAAATTGCTAACATCCTACAGACTGAAATCACTGCTGAAATCGACCGCGAGATTGTAACTCGTATCTACACAGAAGCTAAGACTGGTGCTGGTAACTGTTCTGTAGCTGGTACTTTCGACTTCTCCGTTGATGCTGATGGACGTTGGTCAATGGAAAAGGTTATGGGTCTATTGATTCAGATTGAACGTGAAGCAACTTGGATTGCTCAGGAAACTCGTCGTGGTCGTGGTAACTTTATTCTTACTTCCCCTGAATTGGCTGCTTATCTTTCTATGGCCAATTTGATCAGTGTTGATATTAAGAATACTGGTTTTGATCAGCCTATCAACCCAGTTGGTGTGTCTTACTACGGTATGCTAACCAATCGCTTCAAGGTATATGTTGATCCTTATCTAACTTCTACTGTTGATTCTGGTAAGATCAAGCATCAGATGGTTGTAGGTTACAAGGGCGCTAACGTTTATGACGCTGGTTTGTTCTATTGTCCTTATATTCCTCTACAGTTCTTCAAGGCTACTGGTGAAGAAGATTTTGGGCTACGTCTCGGTGTGAAAAGCAGATATGGTTTAGTAAGCAATCCCTACTACATGGCAACTGGTACTACCGCCGCTACCGCCGCTACCAACTCTTACTTCCGGAAATTCTCAGTAATTACCGACAAATACGCGTAAGTTTAATTCAAGTTTAACTCTCTTTAATGAAGGGCCTTCGGGCCCTTTTTTATTTTCTAATTCTATCAGTAAGCAATCCATTTTACACAAATCTCAATGTATAAATAGATACATGAAAAACAAATCCAAATTCTCGAGGCGTCTATTAGACTTTTGGGCACATAAGCTTGAAACGTGTAAATTCCACTATTTCTACATTATTACAAACACTAAAAACAACAAAATTTATTGTGGTATTCATTCGACCAACGCTCTAGATGACAACTATATCGGTTCTGGATCTGATTTATTAAAGGAATATCAGAAATACGGCACCGAACACTTTGTCAAGAAGATTATCTGTAGATTCGAAACTAGGCGTCAAGCAAGTGAATTTGAAAAGTTTGTAGTCAACAAAACATTTATTCTATCTCCATATACATATAATAAACGCATTGGCGGAGATAATGGTGGAATCTTGAATCATACAGAAGAAACGCTTAAAAAGATTTCAGATGCATCTAAATTAAATATCACTGATTCATTCGCTCGTTATAGTAAAAATAAATGTAGAGTCTTTAATCCTGAATCTGGCCGAAGAAAAATTGTTGACAAAGAAGAGCTAGAGTTGTATCTTAAACAAGGATTCGTTAGAGGAACCGGAATTAAAAACAAAACGTCTCTAAATAAAAAGATAGTTACAAATACTTCTACAAATGAATCTATATTCGTTAATGCAAATAAAGTAGATGAATACACCAACGGAGGATATGTTGTGGGAAATAACGGAAAAGGATCAGACAAGCGCTCTATAGCACAAACTGGGTTGAAAGTACTATATAACAAAGAGCTAGACAAACACACAAAGGTAAAACCGGAATTAGTTGATGAATATCTTGAAAACGGGTGGGTTCTTGGAATGTCTGAAGAACTAACAAAAGCAAAAGGAACCATTGCACTTGATACAGTTTGGATCACCAATATTTCTACTAATGAATGTATCAAAATTAAGTTAGTAGATCTGCAAAGCTATCTTGACAACGGATGGATCAAAAAGAGAACAATGCAATTTTCAGAAGAAGGTTTGAAGAAGTGTGGAGATTCTTCCAGAGGATTGGTCTTTGTTCATTTACCTTCAACACAAGAATGCAAAAGAGTTCAACCAGAAGAAGTTGATGCGTTGCTTTCAGAAGGGTGGATTAAAGGGCGTCCATTCAAAAAGAGAAATAGAAAAAAGAAATCGGATTTACTATAATGACTTTGTATAAATAAAATCGTATTCCACAAGATACTGATGATGATTCGTTCGTCATCCGGAAAACCACCAGATTGCCTCCTCTGGTGGTTTTTTGTTTTCTAAGTTGATAAATATGGTTGAGGAGTATATATGTCAATATTACAACAAATAGATCTATCAAAAGCCGGTTCTAATAATTTCATTATGGTAACTGATCGTTTGCCCAATATGATGTATTTTGTTCAGAACGCTTCTATGCCATCTCTGACAGCTAATCAAACAATTCTTCCATTTCCAACAAAAGCAACTTTCAGTGTGCCATCTCCAAATTTGGAATACGAAGAACTGACTCTTGTTATGCTAATGGATGAAAAGTTTAAATCATATTTCTCAATCGTAGAATGGATGCAATATAATACCAAGGTTAAGAATTTTGCTGAAGCTTTTTCTGATCTGAACTTGTTGCTTTTAGACAATGCAAAGAATCCAATTCTATCTGTCAAATTCATAGATGCTATGCCAGCTACAATTTCAAACTTTGAAATGGGATCTGATGATTCACATTCATTTACGTTCTATGCTACATTCAAATATCATTACTTTACTTGTACATATTTCGATGGAACTGGATCTTTCTGGACTCCGAACATTCCGGAACCAGTGGTGCCATAGAGTTGACAAAGTAAGATTTCTTTAATATAGTTTGATTTTATCGGAGGCTAAAATGAAAACTGTAACTGAACCGAAAACCATATCCAAATATGAATCGGAAGCTATTTCTGATCTCAATTTCGATATTTCAAAATTTCAAGACTATACTACTTCTATTGGATCTAAAAAGGTCAAATGGGGAAGGTATCTATACGATGAAGAGAAGTTGCTCAATACAGCTGATCATAAACTTCGTGAAGCATATCTTGAACGTTATAACCATTATAGATTCAACCATGAAACAATTATAGAACCAAAGAACTTGGATATCTATATCAAAGCAGATGTTCTTTATACAGAAAAAGAAACAGCTGTACAATTACAAAAATTAAAAGTAAATTTCATTAAAGAAGTTTTATCTACTCTGGAAGGACAGTCTTTTATTGTCAATTCAGTACTAAAACATTTCTTGTGGGAACATGGAGAATAATATGCCGATTTATGAATATAAGTGTGAGAAATGCGGAAAAGAATACGAAGAGATTATGGATACAGAAGAGATGTTTGTCTGTCCGCATTGTGGATATGTCTGCAAGCGATTGATTTCTCTTGGAACATTTGTTCTAAAAGGAAGAGGATGGGCTGCAGACGGGTATTCTAAGGGATCTCGCTGATGATAGTTTTAGGCAAACATGATTCAGCATATGGAAGCATTCAGACGGACGACTATGGACTTCTGATGGACGTCTGGGAGCATTTTACTTTCTATAAGCCCGGTTACCGATATATGAAGGCGTTCAAAGAACGTCGGTGGGATGGTAAAGTAAAGCTGATCAATATTTCAGAACGTTTATTTCCACTCGGTCTAGCAACTGCAATCAAAAAATATTTCGACGGTCTGAAAGTAAAATGCACTATGACAGATGAGTTGAAAGATGCTTTTCATGATCAGATTAGTGTAGAAGAGATGACTGAATTCTTTAAGAGATTCAAATTCTATTCTAAAGGAAACGAAATCTTTCCACGAGTTGATCAGTTATATGCGGTTCATCGGTCATTAAAATACAAAAGGTCTGTAAATATTTGTCCAACTTCTTTTGGTAAGAGTCTTTCAATTTTCATGCAAGCTCTATGGCATATTGCTCATGGTAGAAAGATCATTATTGTTGTTCCTACCGTTGCTCTTGTCCAGCAGTTTGAAAATGATATTAAAGATTATTGTACTGTAGATGGAAAGACTCTGAATTACTATCCGAACATCCATAAGATATATGGTGGACAAGATAAGAACTTTATGCCTGATACTGATATAGTAATTAGTACTTGGCAGTCTATCTATGATATCGGATCTAAATTCATCAACAAATTTGATGTAATTGTTCTTGATGAATGTCATAAAGGTCAAGGAGAATGTATTCAGAAAGTTTTCAATAATGCAACTGAAGTAGAATATAGAACTGGATGGACAGGAACTCTTTCTGATACTACTTTGAATCTATTGACAGCTGAAGGTCTAATGGGTCCGATAGAAGAGATCGTAGATACTAAAACGCTGATGGAGAAGGGAGTAGTAGCAGATCTCAATATTGTTTGTACGCGTATTAGATATCCTATAGAACTATCAAAGAAGGTTCTTGGATTGGATTATCAGAACGAGATCAAATTCTTAGAAAAGTATAAACCTCGCACAGTTCTCATAAGTAAAATTGCTGCGTCTATGGATCAGACAGGTTTAATGCTTTATAGACATATCTCACACGGCGAATTACTTAGGGATACGATCAGAAAGATGTGCCCAGATAGAAATGTTTATTTTATTCATGGCGGACATTTTCAAAGAAACGATACAATGTATAAGTCTATTGAAATATTGAAACCTTTTATGGAAGCAGATGAAAATGGTATAGTAATAGCAAACTATCAGATCTTTTCTACCGGTTTGTCTATCAAGAATCTACGATGGTTGATGTTTGCTGCTCCGTCCAAATCATATGTGAATGTTCTACAGTCGATTGGACGAGTGCTTCGAGTGAAGGAAGGGAAAACTAAAGCTGTTTTAATTGATATTATTGACGATCTATCAGTTAAGAAACGCGTTCATACTAAAATGAACTATGCAATGAAACATTTTCAAGAGCGGTTTGAAATCTACACTTCAAAACGTTTTACTTATCAGATGAAAACTATAAATCTTGGAGAATAGTCTATTGACATTCATAAAAGAAAAGGTTATATTGGATTAAATAACTTGCTTAAGGTGGTATCATGTCAAAACGTCCGCAATACTGTAACAATAAGGAATTTTATGAAAGGCTCACATCATGGTTAGATGAAACCAAAGATCAAGAATCTCCAAAAATCCCAGATGATATTGCTCTGACTATCATGCGTATCTGTGAGAACCTTGGACGATCTGGACGGTTTAAAAACTATACATGGCTTGACGATATGATTGCTGATGCCATTTATTGTTGTATCAAAGGTCTTAGAAATTTCAACCCAGAAAAAAGTTCTAATCCTTTTTCTTTCTATACTGCTTTTGCATGGAATGCATTCATTAAACGTATCAATACTGAAAAGTCACGATTAGCTGCTCTTCAGGATTACAAAGAAAATCTAACTGATCTGTACTATACGGATCGAAATGATGACTTTTCATATATTGATACTAATGCTCATAATGCAAATATGGAATATTTAAAAGAGAAAAAGAAAAAAATCAAAAAAGATCTGATGGAAGAATTCTTATAATGAAAATTTTGTTCCTAGGAGATCTGCATATAGGAGCAAGGAATTCTTCTAAGTTGTTTATGGATTATTTCCATAAGTATTATACAGAAGAATTGTTTCCATATATTCTTACTAATAAAGTAGATCTCGTTATTCAGTTGGGTGATACGCTTGATAAGAGAAAGTCTATTGATTTTCTCGTTTCAAGGTTCTTAGAAAATGTCTTCTACAAATTCTTCGAAGACAATCAGATTCCGATCTACTCCGTTCTAGGCAATCATGACATTTACTATAGACAGACAACAGAGGTCTCTGGACTATCAGTATATGAGGATCTGTTTAAGATGGTTCATATTATTTCGGAACCATCTATACTTGAATTTTCTAATATCTATATCAGACTGATTCCTTGGTTGTGTGATTCTAATAGAGCAGAAATTGAAAAGGCTCTAGTAGAAGATTCTAAAATCAAAAACAAATATAAGATTCTGGCTGGTCATTTGGAACTTGCTGGATTTCCGATTCATAAAGGTATCAATTCAGAATCTGGATCTATTGAAGTAAGTTCATTGTCTCAGTATGACAAGGTTTATTCTGGTCATTATCATTCCCCATCAGACAAAGGAAATATTTCTTATATCGGAGTTCCATATCAATTGACATGGTCTGATCATGGGGATGAAAAGAAAACTGTATGTCTTGATACTGAGACTATGGAATATGAAGTGATTCCAACACAATTGAAGATGTTCCACAAGTTCTTCTATACTAATGAATTATCAAAACTGATAGATTACTCATCTATTAGAAAATCATACATAAAGATTATTCTGAATGACAAAGATATTTCTAATGCTAGGTTTGATATATTCCTTTCAGAACTAGAAGAGAAAGCAGAGCCGATCTCAATTCAAATTATCGACAATCGAGAAGTAGAAACAAATTCAGAGTCTTTTGATATTGAAGTAGATGATCCAATTACTATTTTAATAAAAACGCTTGAGTCTACAATAGAAGACAAAGAGATATTGGACCTTGCTAAATCTCTATCATTTGAAATTTACAATACTACATTGGCTACAACAGAGGCATAGATGATCGTATTTAAAAAAGTAATAATGAAAAATTTCTATTCTGTTGGTAATAAAGCAGTAGAAATAGATCTTGATAAACACAAAATTACTATAGTATCGGGGAAAAATGGTGCTGGCAAATCTGCAATAATTTTGGATTCTATATTCTTTTGTTTGTATGGTAAATCATTCCGCAGAGTAAATCTTGGTAATATGATCAATTCTATAAACAATAAGAAGATGGAACTTGAATTATATTTCCAAAATGGTCCTAATACATATATGATTCGTAGAGGGTTAAGACCAAACTATTTTGAGATCTATATCAATGGAATACTGAAACCTCTGCCAGCAAATCTAAAAGACTATCAAACGTTCCTTACAACCAATATTCTCAAAATGGATGAGAAGACTTTCAAACAGCTGGTTATCATTGGATCTACCTCATATATTCCGTTTATGAGGCTATCACTTGGTGAACGCAGAATAGTAATAGACGATTTACTACGCCTTGATCTATTTTCATCTATGCTCTGGAACGCAAAGCAATTGAATTCATCTGCAGAAGCTGATTACAACTCAACATCTAATTCTATTGATAATCTAAAGACCAAAGTAAAATACAAGAAACAATCTTCTGAAGATGTAGTCTCTAATCTAAAGTCTAATATTACTGATATAGAAAGCTCAATTGAAAGTCTAAAAGAAAAGACTGTTGACCTTCAGACAAAGAAAGAATCTTGTTTAGATGAATTTCAGACTGATGTTATAACTAATCTACAGAAAACAATCAAATCTCTTTCAAAGTCTATTCCTGAATTACAGATTCTTAAATCAAAAAAGCAATCATCTATTGACGCAAATAGATCAATTATAGATTTCTTTGAAGCTCACGACATTTGTCCGACATGCACACAACAGATCTCAGATGATAAAAAATCTGAGCAGGTTAGTACCGCAAAACAAAAGGAAGAAAAGTATCTATCAGAATTAGTTCTTTTCAATGACAAGATCGATGAACTATCCAAACAAAAAGAATCTCAGATGGAAGAGCTCAAAACTTTTAGATCTAAGTATACTGAAATTGAAGCTATAAACAATCAGATCAAGTCGATCAATGATCAGATCAAATTGTTAGACAAGCAACACGGATCATTGCTATCTAAATTAGAAACAGCCCTGAATACAACTGAAGAAAATATTACCGAAATTCTCAACGAGATCTCATCATATGAAGATATCTTGAATCAGTCGAACAAAAAACTAACAGCTATCAAATCTGTTATTGCTCTATTGAAAGATGACGGTGTTAAAAGTATTATCATCAAGAACTATATTCCGATCATCAATGCTCTGGTCAAAAAATATCTTGATGTCATCGGCTTCAATGTTGGGTTTGAATTCAATGAGCAGTTCTCAGAGATCATTAGATCTCGTGGAAGGGATATCTTTGAGTACGACAACTTTTCAGAAGGAGAGAAGATCCGATTAGATCATGCTATCCTTTTTGCTTTTAGAGAGTTGTCAAGACTGCGTAGTAGTATTCATACCAACCTATTGATCTTTGATGAATCTGATAAAGGAACATTGGATACTGATGGATTCACTGCTATCAAGGATATCATATCAACCTGTACAGACGAGAACATTATTCTCATTTCTCATTCACCAGAAAACTTTATGGACATCGCTGACAGATCGATCAATGTGAACAGGAAAAACAACTTCTCCGTGCTCGAAATATCGGAACATTAAAGACTTTCAAGCGCCGCAACGAAACAGTCAATAATATCGGGACCTTACGGTCCCTTTTTTAATTTTCTGCCAATTTTGTTGGTAAATATACAGCAATTTTCGTCAATTTCGGGAATAGTCAATTAATTCAACAGGTTAGATGAAATATAGACACACTCTAAGTGGTTGATTTAATTCAACAAAAAAAGATACCGTTATTTTCCACAACATTTTTCGTAAATCACAAAAGTGAACCGTTTAAAGTAGACAGCTGAAGGATTTATACTAACTTATACTGAAATTTCAATATAACTCGGTATAACTTTCCACCAAGGTTTCTACTGTAAGTTTCAACTAACAAGAGCGAAGCTAAATCTTTCCACTGAGGGAACCGAAGTGGATGTCCCGAAGGGACAAACTCTGATGAGATTTTATTAGATCACCAGAGTGAATACCTAAAGTAGACAGCTGAAAGGTTTAGCTAAGTTTAGCAGTCTTAGAATTATTTAGACGAGATAGAAAGTATATCTATCAGTCCATCTATCAATTAGAATATCCTTAAGGCGATATTTAGATTTATTCTAATTGATCATTCTCCGGTTCCCTCCGAATGATACCGTCACTAGTTCCTAGTGACAATGGTTTTAATGGTTCCTTTAAAATTCTATTCTAAATACCTCTATTATTCATGTTTTATAGCTCCAAACTATATTTGTTTGGGACTAAGTATTTAAAATTATTGAAAATGACATTTTGATGGTTTATCTAGAGATATATCATGAAATTCTATCATCAGTCCAAAAAACTTTGGAGAGTGTATGATACTCCGTTAAATGACATTCTATCCATCTAAGTAATCAACTAAATTGACTAATTTCTTCTATTGCCTCTAATTGTTCCCTAGCGGGAAATGGCCTCGGTTCCCTTCGGCCAAAGTTTTAATGGTTTCTATAAATATTTCTATGGAATTCTATTGATCATTCCTATAAAATTTTATATTCTGATTCTATCAATTCCATATTATATCTATGTTTTATAGCTCCAAACTATATTTGTTTGGGACTAAGTATTTAAATTTATTCAAATTCACATAAAATCAAATATTTAGTTGACAGATCAGCCAAACGAGAATATATTCTTATCTCAATCAACAAACCACGGAGTTTAAATGTCTGACACTTTCCGCATCTACTCAAATTTGCTCGCTCAGGAAGGAATCGACCTGAAGTATTCAGCAAAGGTTGCAACCGCCAGCTTCGACTTCGACACACGGAAGATTACACTTCCAGCATTTGAATATCTTGACACCACTTCAAACCAGATGATGACGGCTCACGAAGCGGGACATGCTCTTTATTCGCTTTATACTTTGGATCAAGTCAAATCTCACAATAGAAAATATGGATCTTTGTTCAACATTCTGGAAGACTGTTATATTGAAAAGGAAATCAAGAAATCTTTTCCTGGACTCCGTCAAATTTTTATAGATGCTTATACTTCGCTGTTTGATAATGAATTCTTCGGCAAGATCCCAACAGATGTCAGTGCTGCTGATATGAAATTGGTTGATAGGATCAATGTTCATTTCAAACTTGGTCATATGATTAATGTTGAATTCCTTCCAGAAGAAAAGAAATATATCTCTCAGATCTATATGCTTTCTTCCAATGAAGACGTAGTCAATTTATGCAAAGACTTGAAAGAGTTCATCAAGGAATCTCGAAAGGAAGAAGAAAAAAACCCCGAAGAGAAACCGGCACAAAATCCTCAGAAACAAGAAGACCAAGAAGCTTCTCAGGGATCCTCTTCGGAGATTGGAGAAGACGAGAATGAAGAAACGGATTCAGATAATTCTGAAGGTGATGAAAGCGACGAAGAAAATGATTCTAATGGTGATGAGACTTCTGATTCTGATGACGATAATTCAGATGAAGACTCGGATAATGAATCTGCTGAATCTGCTGAATCATCAACTGGTAATGAAGAATCCGATGATCTTGATGATGATCTTGGTGATGATCTTATTTCTGATACTGATAACGCTGTAAAAGATAAGTTTGATAATCTGAAGACTTTCAGTTCTTCAGAAATCGAGATCTTCAAGGTTGCTAATTGCAGTCAATATGAACATCTCTGTGGATCTCTGCTTGATTTTATTCCCATGTTCAAAACATTTCTTGCTCGTAAAGAAACCAAATTCAAATCATTTTTAGCTAGTCATGCAAATAGAGTAAAAACAATTTCTAATGCTGCGGGTGCCGCTGATTCGTATTTCAAAATGAAACTGACTGCAAAGAATTTGTCTCAATCAAAAATGAGAAAGACCGGCCGCATTGATTCTCGTACATTAGTTCATTACAAGACTCGAGATGATATCTTTAAAAAGATGATGGTACTTCCTGAACAACAAAACCACGGAGTCATTATTCTTTTAGATGCATCTGGTAGTATTCAACCGAGTTTTTCAAATATCATTACACAGACCGCTATACTTGGGGAATTTTGCAAAAGAAATTCTATCCCATTTGAAATATTTCTTTTTGGTGCAAGAGCAGCAGGCCGGGATTCAAAGCCAGTACACAAGATTGCTGATAGTTTAAATTTTGATCTTCGAACATTTCTTTTGTTTGATGTTACTGAAAATAGAAATAAACTGAAATATAAATATCGTACCGAAATACCAATGTGGTATTTTGGTGAAACTCCAATGGACGCAGCGTGTGTTGTTGCAGAAGAACGTATTGCTGCATTTAAATCTGCTGGAATTGAAAAAACTCATCTCTTTTTGATTACAGACGGCGACAGTATTGGAAGCAACGTTATTCTTGATACAGATAATGGGATTTTGCATTCATATTTGGTCGGCCGTGGTATGGAGGGTAATTGTGATCCATCCAGGCTGATCTATAAAAATCAAAGCATTGATATTTCTAAATACATTGGAGAACTCTCAGATTTTTCCAATGAAATAGCAAGATCGCCGTTCTATATTGAAAAGTTTCTTTACTATATCAAAAAGAAACACCAAACAAAAGTAACTTTGTGCTATTGTGGAAACCAAGATATCCCACAAACCAACTACAAGATCGGTAGAATGAAAGGTAAGCATTACGCGTATCATGGAATGAATGTATTAGATAACAGTTTAGTGTGTTCAAATAAAGATCTTACAAAGATGAAACAGAATAATGAAATCGGATACGCAAAAGTTGATCTTCCTTGGATGAACAATGTTATCTATTTTACAGACTCTGCCTTCAAAACTGGATCCAGTAATAATCTTCCAAAGTTTTCGATTACAGACGATGATCACCTGAAGGCTATATCCGAACACAATAAACTGAGATCTGCTCTGTCTTTATTCATCAAAGAACTTGTCATGGAACTTGCATAAAACTTGTTGACACATCCACCTCATTTAGTTATTGTTCTTCTATCATCAACAAAACCGAGGAGTTTCTCAAAATGGCAAGAATCAATACTGACAAGATCGTTGCTTTCGCTATCGCAGCAAAAGATTATGTAACCTATCCTCTTCTGACGTTAGCAGAAATCACCGAGATTAGAAAGTGTTGCACTGTTCCTGGGCAGATCTGGGAATTTAAGGATACATCTTTCAAACCACATCGGTTCAATGTCGAAGCAATGGTCTCTAAGTATGTCGGGGAAACATCGCAAACACTTGCTCCAGTTGAAAAACCTTCTGATGATATTGTTGAAATGTATGTAGTTGAACCTCCAAAAGAATTTACCAAACCTATTCAAATTGTAGATCAAGATATGCAACTGTATATTCCTCAAGTAGATCCTGTTTTTATTCCTCATGGCGAGAACTATGATATTATTGATAACGTAATTTCTTCCCATGAATTCTTCCCAACATATATCTTCGGAGTTTCTGGAGTTGGTAAGACTTCATCGATCTCCCATTCATGTGCAATTAACAAACGACCTTTCTTCAGAGTCCAGATTACTAAAGAAACTGTGGATGAAGATCTCATTGGTGGCATGAAACTTGAAAACGGTAATACTGTTTGGCAAGACGGCCCTGTAATGATTGCATACAAATGTGGTGGAGTATTGCTTCTTGATGAATGTGATTTGAATAATGCTCTGATGATTTTGCAACCGATCCTTGAATGCAAGCCGTTCTATATCAAGCAGACTGGGGAGCTTGTACACCCCAAAGCAGGATTCACTGTATTTGCTACGGGTAACTCCAAAGGAACTGGAGAGGATTCACGATTCATTGGAACAACTGTTCTGAATAGTGCATTCCGTGAAAGATTTGCTTTGATGCTTGAACAGGATCTTCCGCCGATCAATATTGAAAAACGGATCATCACTAAACTGATGAAAGACTGGAAGTTCTCGATTGAAAAGAATCTTTTGAATTCTTTCCTTAAATGGATCGATCTTTCAAGGAAGTCTTATGCTGACGGTAACATCGAAGATTATATTTCAACCCGTAGAGTGCAGCATATACTCCGTGCATATAAAATTACATCTGACTTCCGCAAGGCCTTAGATATGTCCCTGACGCTTTATGATAATGTTTCTAAGGAAGCACTAATGTTGCTTTGGGATTCGGTTTATTCTGCTCAACCGGATACTGATGATCAGCCAGAAAAAGAAGATGATCGCCATCCTTTCTAAATAGTTGACAAACCCACAAAGTCTGTATATACTAATTTTTAACAAACAATAAGGAGTTCTAAATGAAAATCTGTCCTGAAACACTTACACTTTTGAAACATTTTTCTACTATCAATTCTGGGATCTCGATTGATCCAGGCAATCGGATCTTCTCGAAGTCTGAACTTGGCACCATGATTGCTGTAGCAACTGTAACTGAAACATTTGATAAACAGTTCGTTACAAGCTATCTTGCTAATTTCTTAGCAGCCGCTTCTCTGTATGACAATCCAGAATTCAGTTTCGAGTCGACCCACGTTTGTATTGAATCTGATGATGGTTCCCAGAAGACGAAGTTCTTTTACGGTAATCCAGATCTTGTCAATCAGAAGAACAAGCTTCCAAAGCCGCAGCCTGAAGTTGCTTTTAGTTTCACTCTGAATCGTGAAGCATATGCAAAAGTATTGAAAGCAGCAGCTACCCTTTCTGCTCCAGACATTTGCTTCAAGGCCTCTGATGGAAAGATCATGATCTCTGCTTTTGATCGGAAGATTTCTACAAGCTCTTCATTTGAATTGCATGTAGCTGATTGTGATCCTGAACTCGATTATTCATTTTGCTTCAAGAAGCAGTATCTCAACCTGATGAATTCTTTTACATACGAATGTTCAATCTCTACTACATGTCTTGCAGAATTCACGGCTGTTGATTCTCCTTTCTCCGAACTTCGTTTCTTTACCGTCGCTGAACAAGTCTAATATGGGGCTTCGGCCCCTTTCTAGGAGAAACAATGTCTGATATATTGAATTCGACCTGGGTGGAGAAATACAGACCTCATTCTATTGACGACTGTATCCTTCCATCTAGAATTAAAAATGCTTTTAAGTCATCGGTTGAATCGGGGAAGATTCAGAATCTATTGTTGACAGGATGTCAAGGTGCAGGTAAGACCTCTATTGCACTAGCATTAGTTGATGACTTAGAAGCAGACTATTTGTTTATTGATGCAAGTACTGATGGCGGAAAGCAAATGATTCAAGATTCAATTGTTCCATTTGCTTCTACAATATCAATGTCAAATGCAGCAGTACCAAAGATTATCATACTTGATGAAGCAGACGGTTTGACTTCTGCTGCTCAGCTTTCATTGCGTCCGACTATCGAAAGGTATGCTGCTACAACACGATTCATCTTTACTGGTAATTATCCAGCCAAGTTTATCAAAGCTATCAAATCTCGGTGTGCTCATTTTGATTTTAATATCAGAAAAGAAGATAAGCCTGAGATGCTCTCCCAGTTTCATAAACGATGCTGTATGATTCTTGAAGATAATTCTATACAGTACGACAAAAAAATCCTTGCTTTCTTTATCAATAAGTTCTTTCCAGACTATAGAAAAGTTATCAATGAACTGCAGTCGTATGCTGCGTCTGTTGGTGTAATTGATGAGGGTATTCTTAGTATTGGAGATGATGAGATTGCTGCAGTACTATATCCGCTGATTCTCAACCGAAAGTTTGAAGATGCGCGGAAATGGATTCAAGAGACCGCTAATTCTCCCGAAGATATATATGCATCTCTGTTTTCCAATATGAAAGATCATGTTGAACCAAAGATGATGCCGGCCTTTATTGTTATTCTTGCAGACTATCAGCATAAATCTGCTATGGTTGCAAATCAGAATCTCAATACACTTGCGTGTCTTGTTGAGATGATGGGTGCTGTAAATGGCGCGTAAGAAGAAAGAAGAATACGATGAGTTAGTTCCACATTCTCAGGTAGTAGAAATAGTGCCTGAGAATGAATCTACAGATCGTAAGGCTATAGGGCTGTTTGATATTATCAACGACATATCAAGTCATTCTAATGTCATCTCAGAGCTTATAGAAACGGAAGGATTCCCTAAAGAATATTCAGCGTTCATGATAACCAAAGCATTCGGCAATTTTTATGATACTATACTTCTAGCTAATGAAATGAATTTGCGTCACTGGATTCCTAACGAAGCTCATTATCATTTTCTTTATAATTCTGTTTATCCTCGGAAGAGATTTTCCAAATGGTATAAACAGACTTCTGATGAAAACTTCTCTCACATCGCAAAGGTATTAAATATTTCAGAACGCGTACTGCGACTGATTTACAAAAACATTCCCAAGGAGTCTATTGATGCTATACTTGAATACAAAGACGGACAAGTCGAAACCAAAAAATCGGCCTCTATCAAAACAACCAAAAAGAAAAGCAAACGCTCTTAATGATTCAAAAAATATCAAGTTCAACGAAAAAATAGTCGAAAAACCAAATGGAGAACAGATCACACTGTGGAGTTATTTTGTAACTACCAATATGGTACAACTGCAGGATGATTATCCACCGTTCCCTTCTACATGTGTAGATCTATATTTGTATAATGAAATTCAAGATGTAGAACTATATACTGAAGTATTTCATCTATTGCGGAATCTTGAAAAACCAGATGAACTGCATATTTACATTAACTCTCCCGGTGGTTCTGTAAATACTACAGCATCTTTCCTTGCTGTTATCAGTGAACTACCATGCATTATTGTAACACATATCGACGGTGTTGCTGCATCTGCTGCATTCATCCTTGCTCTGACCGGTGACTATATTGAAATTGGACCTTACTCTTCTTTAATGGCTCACAACTTCTCTCTTTCTACATTCCATACTGATGGAGCTAATCTGTCTAAGTACTTGGATTCTATGAAAGCTACATATCGTGAGATGTTGTTTGAATATGGTACTAAGATTCTATCTGAAGAAGAGATCAAAGGAATTCTTGATCATGGCCACGAATTACATCTAACAGCACAAGAAGCAAAGACCAGATTCGAAGCTTATATTGACCGGAAGAAAAAAGAAGCTGAAGCAAAAACAAAGGTTAAGCGTAAAACTATCAAAAAGAAGCTCTGTTCAACTGATCTACCACCAGAACAAGAAGATGCTCTTGTCAATGATCTTGTTGAAGCAGACTAATTGACAGACCATCAGTTTTAGTATAGGATCTATTTTTAATGGGTCCTAATTTATTTTAACACGGAGGAAGAGTGCAGTATCTAAATGTATACAGGGGCAGACGCGGTTTATGTGTACGGGAGCATGATGGAAAAAAAGAGATTCGTAAAAGGTTAACATTCAAACCTTCTCTCTATGCTCGATGTTCTGATGGATCAGCAGATTTTATGGATTTTTATGGCGGTCCTGTCCAGAAGATAACCTTTGATTCTATGTATGAGATGAAGAACCATGTTAAGAATTATGGCGATATGCCTGGGGAACTGTGGGGTAATACTAATCCAGTCTATCAGTATATCTATGAGACATATAAAGACGAGCCGAATCCAAATAACGTCAATATAGCTTTCCTTGACATCGAAGTACTATCAAAACAATTGATAAATGGAGAATGGGTTGATGGCGGATTTCCTGTTGCATCAGAAGCAAAGTTCCCAGTCAATGCTATCTGTCAATATAACTCAAATAAAAAACGATTTGTAGTATATACAACTGCTCTATGGAATGTCAGTGAGTCTATTCTGAAGTATAAAGATCTTGTTGATTATGTGTATTGTAAATCAGAAGAAGAGCTGATCGAAAAATGGTTATATGCATGGGAATCTGATACACCAGCTATTCTAACTGGATGGAATGTTCTAAGTTTCGACGTTACATATATGATCAATAGAATAAAGATTGTTCTTGGTGAAGACGAAACAAAGCGTTTATCTCCTTGGGGTGTTATTGATTCTAGAGAAACAAAGAATAATTTTGGACAATCTGAGATCTCTTATTCTATCGCCGGTGTCGCTATTCTAGACTATATTGATCTCTACAAGAAATATCGTTATAAACCTCGTGAGAAATACACACTTTCCTTTATTGCTAAATGTGAACTGAAGGAAGATGAATACAAGTTGGAATATGAAGGATCGTTGAATAATCTTTATTATGACAATCCGACATATTTTGTTGACTACAACATCAATGACGTATTCTTGATCACAAAGTTTGAAGAGACATTACAGTTTGTACAGATTGCAGTATTCCTAGCATACTTTGCTGGCATTAACATTGAAGATTCATTTAGTCCAATTAGAATATGGGATACTCTGATCTATCGAGAATGTGAGAACCGTGGTATTGCTATTCCAATGGATAAAATGTCAGAAGCAGTTGAATATGAAGGCGCTTTTGTCATGGATCCTATTCCTGGACTAAAGAAATGTATTGTCAGTTTCGACTTGACATCGCTGTATCCATCCATTATGAGACAATGGGCTATTGGTAAAGACAAGCATATATCTGGATCTGCTCATATTGATCTGATGAACGGACTAATAGAAGTACTACAAAATGAACAAAATTCAAATGCTTCTCGACAAATTCTTACAGACATTCAACAAAAAGGTGGTTTTGGAGAATATTATATTGAAAATGATATTCCAGAATGTATGACTGAATATCTTGAAAAGAATAAAGTGACCATGACTGTCAATAATCAGTTCTTTTCTATCGAAGGTGAATCTGTTTTTGCTTACTTGATTAACAAACTCTTCAAGGAACGAAAAGAAAACAAGAAAATGTCACAAGATTTTAAAAATCTTGCTAAAAATGAATCGGATTCAGTATTAAAAAAAGAATACCTATTAAAGGCCGAAATCTTTAACGTATTACAGCTAGTGAAAAAAATCGCCCTGAATTCCTGTTATGGGGCTATCGGATCTAGATTCTTTAGATACTATACTCCTGCAATGGCCGAAGCTATTACTCTATCAGGACAGATGATCATTAAGAAGTCTTCTCATAAGATTAATGATTATGTAAATAAATTGTTGAAAAATACTAATAATTTCAATTATTTAGTGTATAGTGATACGGATTCGTCATATTTTGAATTATTCGACATTTTGGAAAAGTACTGTCCAAAAGACTATACAGCTGATCAGAAAACAGATTTTATGGATGCAGTCTGTAAACGTATTGAATCTCAGTGCCTCGCTCCTTTATATGAAAAGATGCATAAAGAATTGAATTGTCATCCAGATAACAAAGCTCTGCATATGGACCGAGAAGTCATTGCTGTTGGAGCAGACAAAACTGGAACATGTGGATTCTGGACCGGTAAGAAACGATATGCTCTATTAGTAAATGACATGGAAGACTATAGATATCCAGAACCAAAGATGAAGGTCATGGGTCTAGCATCTATTCAGTCATCTACTCCAGAGATTTGTAGAAAAGATCTATCAGTTTCAGAAAAGATGCTGATTACTGAAGGAGTAGAAGCTGTTAGAACATATATTGAAGAAGTCTATACTCGGTTTATGTCTAAATCCCCTGAAGAAATAGCTCTACCAAAATCTGTTTCAGACGTATCAAAATATGTAGACCCTCAAACTGGTCTACCGTGGGTTGGTGAATGGTATGATCATAAAAATCAGAAGACACGGAACGGCGGTGTTCCAATTCAGAGTTCTGCTGCAGTCAACTACAATTTTCTGATAAATAAATTTGGTCTATCAAAAAAATATCAGAAAATACTTGATGGAGACAAGATCAAATTCATTCACTTATATGACAATCCATATAGATTCAAAGTGATTGGATTCAACGATGTTCTTCCAGAGGAATTCGGACTGCACAAATATATCAACTATGAGGCCCACTATGAAAAGGCTTTTCTGTCTCCTCTACGTGATATTCTAACAGCTTGTAGTCTCCAACTCGAAAAAACAGTCTCCATTGATGATTTCTTCTAGGAGAATTCATGAACGAGCTTTGTCCGTGCTATTTGTGCAGGTATCTAAATCGAGACGTAAAGGGTTTATATGCTTGCACAAAAGATCCGCTAAACATTAGATATGCAAGAAGAGATTACTATTATGAACTATTGTCAGAATGTCCTCTAGGATTTATGTATTTTATTCAACCAGATAGCAGAATTGCATTTACTCGTTGACATATCTAATTTTACTTGATATTGTCTGATATTGATTTGGAGGCAAATATGATATTAGTCTGTGGAGATCTTCATGGAAGATGGAGAATGCTAAATGCTCTAATCAACAAAAAACAACCAACTATCATTTTGCAATGTGGAGATTTCGGAATCTTCGAAAAGTTCAACTGTTTTGTAGAAGACATAAACACACAAAACACAAAGATCTATTTCTGTGATGGAAACCATGAGAACTTTGACATTCTAGACGATCTTCGGAACAAACATGGAAACGTTCCGATTGAATATGTTAAAAATATATTCTACTGTCCTCGTGGGTCTGTTCTAGAACTACCTGATAAACGTAAAGTATTGTTTATGGGAGGAGCTGATTCTATTGATAAGAATTATAGAACTATTGGAGTAGATTGGTTCAAACAGGAAATCATCTCTCAATCAGATATAGATGGCCTTCCAGAAACAGATATCGATATTGTTATATCTCATACATGTCCGCTTTCTGTCCTTGGATATCTTAATGATGCATGGGTCCGAGACATTAGACAAAGAGATCCGTCTGTAGTTGCTTTGGATATTGTCTATGAGAAATACAGACCGAAAGAATGGTACTTTGGACATTGGCACGTTTATAAGAAATTTAAACATGAGCAAACAGTTTTTACTGCTCTGTCTCATAATAGATCAGAACAACAATGGTGGGTAACTTTACAGGAGGATATTTAATGTCTAAATTAATGGAAAGGATTTTGAAGAACAGTACTACTAAACATGCCGCTATGCTTTATGATTCTGTTATGTTTAAGGATAAAGATATTATCTCAACTGATATTCCGGTTATAAATATTGCATTTTCCGGTGAATTAGATGGTGGGATCATTTCTGGTTTAACACTTCTTGCTGGTCCGTCTAAAGTTTTCAAATCTATGCTTGCGCTTGTTTGTGTAAAAGCATTTCTTGATAAGTATAAAGATGCAGTTTGTATTTTTTATGATTCAGAGGGTGGCATTACTCCTGATTATCTTTGTTCGTTGGGAATCGATCCAACGCGAGTAGTGCATATTCCGATTGAACATATAGAAATGCTTAAGTTTGATATTGTAAAACAGCTTCAAGAAGTAGATAGAAAGGATAAAGTTATTATTGTTATAGATTCTATAGGAAATACTGCAAGTCTAAAAGAACTTGAAGATGCTATCAATGAAAAGTCTGTTGCAGAAATGCAGAGAGCAAAAAGCATTAAAGGTCTGTTTAGAATGGTAACACCTTCTTTAGTAACCAAGGATATTCCCTGCATTGCTATATGTCATACATACCAAGAGATGGGGCTGTATCCCAAACAAATAATTTCAGGGGGATGTCTGCTTCCAGGAACCAAAGTTATTTTGGCAGATGGATCAACAAAAAATATAGAAGAAGTCGTTATTGGCGATCAAGTAAAAACTTCTTCTGGTATCTCTGATGTTTACGCTATATGGAATCCAGACACATTGGAAGATGGTTCTCCTGAATGTTATGAAATAGAACTAGAAGATGGATATATCATTAGATGTTCTGAGAATCACAAGTTCTTGGTCAATGGAGAATGGAGAGTGGCAAAAGACCTAACCAGCGGAATGGATTTAGATACGATTTAATTCTTTGTCTCCTCTCATCATGTCTTTGATAAATAATATCGAAATAACATGATGAGAGGAGATTTTAATGAGACAAAGGTTTAATGAAGAACTGCAACAATACTTATGGTCTAAATACCCATTTGAATTTAAATTTTCGCCGTCAAAAGAACATACGTTTTGGACATTATATAAACAAAAAGAAGATTTTCGTCCTGAAGTAGACAAAAGCTTATCACACATGGCAACGCTTTCAAATTATCCATTCTTTTGGTATAATCTTGGATGTAGTATAGACGACGCATTTAAATATTCTGCAACTAAAGGATATAAAGTATGTCAGTGGTGCGAGAAAATTTATCATCTTGATACGAGATATAAGTCATGCTGCTCTGAAGAATGTTATAAACAGAATAGATTAAGAGGAAATGCACGATTAAGCGAGTCAAAACTAAAATATAATAGCAGAGATCCAAAACAATATGCGATTAGACATAATATTTCAGTTGAAGAGGCGGCAGCAATAGTAGATGATTTTGTTAATGGCGGATCTGTTAGAAGAAAAGAATATTGGACTAAACGTGGATATACTGAAGAAGAAGCTATTCTAAAAGTATCAGAAGTTCAATCTAGGTGTTCTGCTCGATGTATAGTTACTGGGAAGAAAGAGGATATTCTCCTGAGGAAGCGAAGACCAAAGTATCAGAAATTCAAAGAGAAGCATGTATGCACTATCACGATAATGCTTCTAAAGAAGTTCACCAGCAAAATAGTTCTTGGTGTGTTGATTTTTGGGTCAAACGTGGACATACTATATCTGAAAGCAAACGTATAATATCAACACGAGCCAAAGCATATTCAAAAGTGCAATTGTTAAAATATACAGAACAAGAAAGAAGAGAGTATAATCCAATGTGTTTAGATTATTGGATCAAGAAACATGGAAGAAAGTTAGCAAAAATAAAATATGCTGAATATAAAACAACCGTTTCCAATTTAACTTTTCGGTCAAAAGTTGCTGATTGCTTTTTCTCTGAGTTATCTTCATATTTTAAATCAGACACACAATTATACAGTGAAAGAGAAATGTGTTTATTATTACCAAATGGAAATTATATAAAACCCGACTATATAAATGTTGAAAGAAATATATGTGTAGAATTTTTTGGTGACTATTGGCATGCAAATCCAAAGAAATATAAAGCAACTGATGTTATTTCTTATCCAAATAAAACAAAACGTTTAGCAAAGGATATTTGGACGGCTGATGCAATACGAATTGACAACTTGACTAGAATGGGATATAATGTTTTAATTGTGTGGGAACAAGATTATTATAAAAATTCAAAAGAATTGATAGAAAAGACTGTACAGGAGATAAAAAATGAAAATATCTAATATTAAACCAATCGGCAAGCATGATGTATATGATATTGCTGTAACAGATGATGAACATTATATTCTTGAAAATGGTGTAATATCACATAATAGTGGCCTTATCTATTCTGCAAATCAAGCATTTATTATTGGAAAATCACAAGTTAAAGAAGGAACTGATATTGTCGGGTACAACTTTACAATCAATGTTGAGAAATCTAGATTTGTAAGAGAAAAATCTAAATTACCTTTTACTGTAACATATGAAAATGGTATTATGAAATACTCTGGTTTACTTGACATTGCATTGGAATCTGGACATTGTATCAAGCCTTCCAATGGGTGGTATTGTCGTGTTATAGATGGTGTTACAGAAGATAAAAAATATAGATTGAAAGATACTCATACTGCTCAATTCTGGGATCAGATTTTGAATTCTGAATCCTTTAAAGAATATATTAAAGCACGGTATCAGCTCGGCGCTGTAAAAATGGTAAGTGAAGCCGATCAAATTGTAGAGAACATTGAAGACGAGAAAGAATATGCTCTCAACTGATGAATTTATAGTAACAATATTAGATAAAGAATATCTGATAAAGGGTCTTTCCTTGGGAGGAGACCCTTCCATTGACAAAAAATTGACTATGGAATATTCTGTATCTTCTGATTTACCTCTAACAGACGATGACCATGAGCTCGTCAAAAGTTTTCTATCCGCACTTGTTAAGGAGAGCATGAATGGAGTTAACGGAAAAGATTGTCTTAAAGAACTTAATCCTCAACCCGAACTATTTTCTTAAAGTATATCCGTTCATTGAAGAATCGTTATTTTCAGAAAGAATTACACAGAAATTATTCAAAGCAATATCAGCATATAATAACAAGTATAATAGACAAGCAAATCTTCCAGTAATAAATGTATTCATTGAATCTATCAAAGGTGTCTCAGATACAGAATATAAAGCTCTAAAAGAACTTGAACAATATTTCCATGCAAATGAAACCTTTGCAGATGATTGGTTGTTTGATGAAACAGAATCTTGGATTCAGAAGCGGAAGTACTATGAATCATTAATTGGTGCAGCAGAGAAGTTTGAGAAAGGAGAGCTTGATACTACTCTTACTGATAAGATTGATGCTGCCCTTTCTATTACCTTTGATAATAACATTGGTATGGAATTCTCAGAGGCTGAAGACAGATGGGAATCTTATATATCAGAAGAATCACATATTCCGTTTTTGCTTGATGAATTCAATGCTATTACTAACGGCGGCGTTTGTCCAAAAACATTGAACTGTTTGTTGTCATCTGATACTGGTGGATTCAAATCTGGCACGCTTTGTCATCTAACTGCAGATTATATCAGAACTGGAAAAAATGTTCTCTATATTACATTGGAAATGGCAGAGGATAAAATTCTTGAACGAATTGACGCCAATATGCTTGATGTTGAAATTGATAATCTTGTCGGACTTGGAAAAGATACTTTTATTCGAAGTATTGATGAATGCAACAAGCGAATTCAAGGAAGATTAGTAGTTAAACAATTTCCTACTACTGTTGCTCATGTAGGACATATTCGTTATCTGTTGAAAGAACTAAAACTGAAAAGAAATTTCATTCCAGATATTATATGTGTAGACTATTTGAATCTAATGGCTTCTATTAGACTTAAGGCATCTGATTCTGGGAATTCATATGGTTATATAAAAGCTATTTCAGAAGAGCTTCGTGGCCTTGCAATTGAGCATGATAATGCTATTTGGACTGCAACTCAGTCAAATAGAGGCGGTGCAGAGAACGAAAACTTATCTATTACAGATGTATCAGAATCTTATGGTTTAACATATGGCATGGATCTATTTATCGGTATCATTACTACAGAAGAATTTGATGCTCAGAATAAGATACTATATAAACAGTTGAAGAATCGTTATGCTGATAAAAACAAAATGAATAAGTTTTTTCTTGGTGTAAATAAGGCTAAGATGACTCTATATTCACAGATGCAGCGTGGTATATCACCTGACAATAAACAAGAAAAACTTGAAGACGAACAGAACGCAATGATGTTCAAAGGTAAAAAGAACAAGTTTGATAATTTCAACTTTTAGAGGAGTTCAATGAAAAGTCATCCACTAGTAGTAAACCTTTATGGCGGTCCAGGAACTGGTAAATCGACGGCCGCCGCTATGATCTATTCTAAACTGAAAATGCAACACCTTGAAGTAGAACTTGTTACTGAGTTTGCTAAAGATCTAACTTATGAAGAAAGATTTCATGATCTTGGAAATCAGATCTATGTTTTCGGCGAACAATATCGTAGAATGGATCGTCTATTCGGATCTGTAGATATTATCATTACTGATTCTCCATTATTACTTTCGTGTATCTATTCAAAGAATCCTCTATATAAGAACTATCTTGATGTTATGATCAGGCGCGTCTCAGAATATGTAGACCGATATGCTATCAATGTTTTACTACAACGAGAATCTGACTATAAAGAATCCGGCCGCAAAGAGTCTATGACAGAAGCAGAAGAGATTCATATGATCATTGAAAATATGCTAAAGGGAGAAGAAATCGACTATATTACTGTTCTAAGCAATCCAGATCATATTGATAGACTTGCTCAGTATATTCTCGATAAAATAAATAGATCATGAAAACATTTATAGAATATATTGCCGAAGCTAAAAAGTTCGCTCGTGCAAAAGATCAAGATTTCACAAATGATCCTCAGCTTGTATTGTCCTTTGTAGAATCAGATGAAAAGACTTATAAACAGTCATTGGAAAGAAGCCATGATTCTGCTAGTCATGGAATAAAACATTTTGGTGAGTTCGATCCTGAAACTATGCGAGCAATTCTAACTCAGGTCAAGTCAACAATTCAACAGTTTCTAAAAGATAATCCAGATCACTTCTGTGGGCTTCTCAAAAAACTATCGGGATTTATTACAACTGATCCTAAAGAAGCCTTTAAACGTGCTAATCTACATATTCTAGCTAACACTCTTGATCTAATCAATGACAAATATATACTTAGAAATAAAATGATTGACATTGAAAAGGATCTGGTTAAGTATATTCGTATGATTGAGAAAAACTATCTGAGGATTATCAATGACAAACTGAAATCTTCCGTCTCATTAGATAAAGTTTCTGATGATCAGATGCGTGATGAACTTTTCAAAGCAAAAAGAGTTTCATTTCAAGCATGGCAAGGAACGATTGCTGTTGATATTCTTTTAGACTTTACTGATAATTCAATGATCATTAGTACACCAGATTATATTAGAACTATGTATCAGTTCGATAGACCGGCGTCTACAAAAGAAGGAACGATTAAGAATTTTTTGTCGAAAGGAATTAAACCCGAGAACAAACAACTAAATGCTATAATGCAAGGGATCTAAATGCAAAACATCCATTCGTCTCATATTGAAGATTTAGTCATAGATGGAGTCGATGGTCTTTTTAAAATAATGGATGGCCTCGACATGACCCAAACCTTTTGTCGAGGCCATGGATATGAGAATTCTATCTCTTTAAAGATAGATGGTTCTGTATCTATTGTTGCTGGATGGCTGAATGGAAAGTTCTTTGTAGGCTCCAAGTCTGTTTTCAATAAGAAGCCAAAGATTAATTTCTCTGAAATTGACATTCAAACAAATCACAACGGAGAACTTTCCAAGATTCTTGTGCTCTGTTTAGAACTTCTTCGTCCAGTTATTCCAAAAGGAAAGATATATCAAGGCGATCTTCTATTCTATCCTGAAAAACCTGCAACCAGTTTCGGATCTCATTGTATTTTTCACTGTAATAAAATAATCTATACAGTTCCAAGCAATAGTAATCTTCTTTATGCTACTATTGGAATTGCTTTTCACACTGAATATGATTCTAATTTCAATTTGTATTCATATGTCGTTCATCCAGAAGTTCTGAATTATTCTGACAACGTATATGTGTTGAGTACATTATTCAAGTCTCCTAAAGTGTACGTTCCATATAGTGAAGTGTTTTTGGATGATTTTATTCATCGACTTGGACGAACTCCGTTTCATCCTGAAATCAAACCTCTTTTCTTGATGTATCAGAATTCTTTCTATAGAGAAGATATTTATCATCCAACGGACCCATTTGAGAAGGCGTTTTATTTTGAAGAATGGATTGCTAAAAGAAAAGAAACCGATAAGAAGAAATATGATTGGTTTGCTATCATGACTTCAATCAATCATACTCCTATTGTAGAAGCATTTTCAGTTGCCAATTATGTAACTGATGTAAAGATAAGATGTATAGAAGCTCTTAATTCTGTTCAAAATATAAAATGTAGCTTTTATCGAAAATCAAAAGCTGATATTAATGATGCCATAGAATCAACCAATCATGAAGGATATGTCATTACTATGGGCAAAGCTATGGGCACTAAACTTGTAAATCGGAATATATTTTCAAGAGCTAACTTCTCAGACGATATTATCAGAGGATGGTAATATGAATATCTTAACTTTTGCTATGTGTAGAATGCAGCCTCCTACAAGAGGTCATATGAATATCATTGATGCTTTGCAGTATTCTCCAGGTGATCAGATCCTTTTTCTATCACAGAAACAAGACTCCAAAGACAATCCGCTATCGTTTGAAGTCCGAAAAGAATTTCTTCGGCATAAGTATTTCAATTTGAATATTTTGCCAGCTGCTAATCTTTTTGGATGTTTAGAATTTCTGAAAGGTGAATATGATATTGTTAATATAGTCTGTGGATCTGATCGGTATGTTGAGTATCATAAGTTCAAGAAATATGAATCAGACCTCGGTTATTTTATAAATATAATACAATGCGAGTCTGATAGTCGAGATAAAGTTTCTGGAACTATGCTCAGAAATGCAGTGATAAATAATGAAAAGGATCAATTTATTAAACTTTGTATGTTTGATAATTATAGATCAGAGCAGCTATACGATTTGATGAGAGGACTATTGTGTGATTCATCCTTTAGAGATAAATGTAAATAAAGCATTTGTTGTTGACGTCGAAAATATTGTTTCATGGGGTGCAGGGGTTTCCTACCCCTCATCCCTCGCCCTCCTCTACGACGCCGACAAAGCACCCACACGCGAACTGACCAGCAAGGGGCACAAGTTCAACTCCTCCATCCTCTCCCCACAGTACCAGCGTAACGCGGCCGGCTCGTACACTGACGTAGGTGCGAAACCTGCGGTGGATGTGTTTGACGGCGAGAAGTGGTTGCGGAGTTGTGGCGCTATCACAAACCTTTTCTCGGGCGATACATCTATCGCCCGATCTGCCTCGCTCACAAGCGGCGCAGTTTACGCACTGCAAGTTTTCGGTACTGGTGCGGTATCATGTTCCTACGGCACTGCTACGGTTGCAACCCCGCTGACATTCACGGCCACGGAAACTGAGTCTGTCACATTCACCCCTACGGGCGCAACGTATTGGATGCTCACCAGCACAGCCTACCCCGTGCCGTACGTCCCGCCGGGCGTCACCCAACCCGCAAGCAACGCCACGACCACGAACGGCTGTTGGTTCATACTGTCCGATGGGTCGCCGATGTGGAAGGCGCTGACGGGCGAACCCCTCACACTGGCAACGCGGGTCAGGATGGGCGTGGGGAGTGCAGATTTGCCGAATAATTCTAATCTGTCGATTGTGTCCTGTGCAGGTGTCGACAGCATATCCACTGCAAGGATTGATTCAGTTGGCAACGCTGTGGTGCATCGATCATATGACGGGGCAACGAATATAAATCGAACAGCATCTTGGCCCCGCAACTCCATCATCGACCGTGTCACCCAAGTCAACACCGCAGGCACACACTTCCGCATCGGCTACATGATCGAAGGCACGAACACAACAATTCAGTGGAGTTCGTGGCAAGTCTATGACGGCAGCTTCAATCCGAGCACTCTCTACCACCTCATGCTCGGCTACAACAACCCATATCCAATGTGGTTCAACAAAATAGCAGTGTGGAACAAACAGGTTGATGATGCGGCGATATTGGAGGCTTTGAACTAATGAGACACACACATCCTACTTCGGAGCCTACTACCACTGTCCTTGGATGACTCCTCGTCAGATTCTCATCCTTGAAGAGTTATGTAAGAAATATAAAGATGAGATGGAAGATTCTATTGACAAAGAAGCATTTTTAGATTTCAAAAAACAAATAGATGCTGAAGCTGAAATTAAACGGAAAATATTTTCTAAGGATATAATACAATGAAAACTTATACTGAATTTTTAAATGAGGGCGTAGATCCTGAAGTAAAGAAATTGAAAAAAGGGCAGACTATCAAATACTATGTTAAGTCTGGTACTTCTCATTTGTTTACTGGAACAATTATGAAAGTCGGATCAAATTTCTTTATTATCAAAATGCTTCCGACTGGTGACACTACTCATATTCTAAAATCTGACTTGGAGCTTGACAAATGAAATCATTTAAAGAAATTCTAGAGAACGAATTCCCAAAAGGATATGGTGCAGAATCTTTACATCAACTTCCATATGACGTTCAACGAAAGGTTCCACACGGTCATCATTTAATTGCTGTAATGCAACAGAAGACTGCTAAAACATTTCAATTGATTCTTGATCCCGAACCAGATGTCATTTCTGAATTCGGTAAAGGAGTATATCGTTTCTATTCTCCTTCACTTGATGCAAAGACTCTGATCAAGATTAATCTGTCTAATGGATTCTGTCAGTTTATTGATATGGACCTCTACAAAGATGAACATAAGATCCGATGGAAGTCAGCATTCAAACCTCTCTGGCTTGATATCTATAATATGCAACTGATGAAAAAATATCAGTAAAGCATTCTAACATTCTGAAAGGATCTGGTTGACATCGATCAGATCCTTTTGTATTTGTAATTCTTGAATAACAAATGGAGGCAACCTTGAGTTCAGAATTTAAAGTCCTATCCGATCGAGCGCATATCTTACTGAGACCGTCAATGTATATAGGCTCAGTCTCTCCAGAACTAGTCAATAGATATATAGACGGCAAACATGTTCAAGTTTCAATCGTTCAAGGTCTATCAAAAATCATTAATGAATTGATAGATAATTCTATTGATGAATTCCTCAGATCTGGCAAGAAATTTGCAAACAAAATTTCTATCACAGCAAATTCAAAATCATTCAGAATAGAAGACAACGGCAGAGGCATTCCAGTAGAGAAATATGAAAATACTTGGAAACCAGAACTTTGTTGGACAGCATGCAGAGCTGGAACGTCTTTCTCTGATGATCGTGTTGGTGCTGGTGCAAACGGCCTTGGATCTGTTGCTGCAAATATCTTCTCTAAGAAATTCCTTGGAGAGACAGCTGACGGTCAGAGAGTTTGTACTGTTCTCTGTCAAGACAATGCCGAAAAGGTCAATACATCTGTCAGTATAAAGAAAACAAACAAGACTGGAACGTCTGTTTATATTGAACCAGACTTTCAACGATTCTCTTGTACAGAATTCTCTGAAGATCAAATCACGTTGATCCGAGAAAGACTCCTTGGGATTGCTTCTATCTATCCAGAAATCTCCTTTACTTTCAATGGTGAATCAATCCGTTGTAGAAAACCAAAAGATTATTTGACTATCTTTGGTGAAACATTTATTGCTCATGAAGATCAGAATTTCTTTATCGGAATCTTTCCGACATCGACTGATGAATATTGTCAGAAATCAATGCTGGACGGTCTAGAGTTTTTCAACGGTGGATCTCATGAAGAATATGTTTCAAGGTCTCTATCAAATGAACTAAAAGTTCTGATTAAGAAAAAACATAAGCTTGAGATGAGTCCTGCTGAAATCAAGCGTGGACTATTCTTGGTCATCAATGGAAAACATTTTCAGAACATGAAATTTGATTCTCAGACTAAAGAGCGTCTGACCAACACGGAATCAGAAGTCAAAAAGTATTTCGGTGAGATTCCATTCGAGAAACTTGCTAAACAGATTCTTGCCACTGATGATATTATTTTGCCGATCATTGAAACAAAATTAGCAAAGCAAGCTGCAATCGATGCTCGTGCTGTTACAATGGCACAAAAGAAATTGTCTGCAAATAAAGTAGACAAACATTTGAAAGCTCTGTCAAGAAATCCAGATGAACGTATTTTGTTTCTTTGTGAAGGTGATTCTGCTGCTGGTGCTTTGAAAGTTGTCCGTGATATTCAGAAACATGGAGGATTCCCTTTACGAGGAGTTCCAATGAATTGTTATGGATCAACTCATAAGCAGATACTAGAGAACAAAGAATTCAAAAACATCATGGCTATTCTAGGATTGCAATTCAATAAATCTAAAATAGAAACACTTGACAATCTAGAATATGGCACTGTTGGAATCATGACTGATGCCGATGTAGACGGCTCTCACATCCTAACTCTCTTAGTAAATTTCTTTTACAATTGGCCGGAGCTCTTTGCTAACGGTATTATCAAATATGTACGTACACCGCGTTGGATATGTACAAAAAATAAAGATGTTCAGTATTTTTATACAGATGAAGATTTTGAACAGAAGAGAAACTCTCTGAAAGGATATGAAATCCGCTATATCAAAGGCCTTGGATCTCTTAGAACACATGAATATACATTTGCTATTAATAATCAATCTATGTGGCAGACTATTACCATAGACGATGTCTCAGCAATCAGAACAATGTTCGCTGGAGATGCTGTTTCAGAAAGAAAAGAAATTCTAAAAAACGGTTGATCTTTCCAGATCTATTCAATATAATAAGAAATCAAGACAAAGAGGAGTACAAATGTCAGATTTGAAAGTTTCTGAGATGATGCATACGAAATGGAAAGAGCATGCCTTATATGTAATTGAAAATCGAGCTATCCCATCCTTTGCTGATGGGTTCAAACCAGTCCAAAGATTTTTATTCTATCAAGGAATGAAACTCTGTAAAAATGAATTTGATAAAGTTGCTGGGGTCGGTAGTTCTGTTGCACGTATTGGATACCATCATGGCGAGAATTCTGCTGTCTCTGCTCTGACTGCGATGGGAGCTGACTGGAACAATAACCTTCAGATTTTTCTTGGTGATGGTAACTTTGGATCTAAACTTGATCACGCAGCGGCTGCTGGTAGATACATCAGAGTCAAGATGAACCCAGTAATGAATCATATTTTCCTTGATACTGAACTGTCTCCCGAACACGAAGACAAAGAACATATTCCGCCGAAACATTATCTTCCGATTATTCCAATGGCCCTAGTCAACGGAGTCAAAGGGATTGCTACAGGATATTCAGTCGACATTCCTCCGATGGATCCCGTTACTATTGTAGATGCAATGATTGATATGTGCAGGGGGAAAAATCCCAGAGAGATTAAACCGAAATATTATGATTTTACTGGATCAGTCAAAAGAGAGTCTGATTCATTTATTATAGAAGGGAAATACGAACAACGATCTCCAACCAAAATCACTATCACTGAACTTCCTAGAGGATTTGAATCTGATTCATATGAGTCTGTTCTAGACAAACTGCAAGAAAAGAATTTTATTGTTGATTACGTAAATGAGTCTAACAAGGATTTCTTCAAGTTTGAAGTCACACTAAAACGAACAGTCAAATGGTCTCATGAAGAAATCATCAAGCATTTTAAATTGCGGACATCTCATACGTGGAATATCAATACGATTTCTCCAGACGGTAAACTCCAAGAATGGGATTCGACAACTGCTTTTACTGATCTGATGATAGCGTTCTATCAGTTTAGACTACCGTTTGTTGCTACTAGAATAAAGAATAAGATCTCTTTTCTGGAACACGATATTGCTGCAAAGGAAGCGTTCCTAAAGTTTTGTGCTGACGTTATTGCTAATAAATTCTCGTTTAAGATTTCTGAGGAAGATTTTATTGACATTCTAAAAAATAAGTATAAAATGCCAGATTCACACATCCAACCAACAATGAATCGACCAATTCGATCGTTTACCCAGAAACATGTTCTAGACATCGAGAATGCCCTGAGAGGACAGAAAGACGAGTTATCATATTATCTATCAACTACCCCTGAAAAAGAGTACGAGAAGGACCTACAGAACCTCAAGAAATATATCAAATAGGAGAATTCATGAAGATTGCTTATATTTGTCATAAATGTGGAACCGCTCATTATATTGTTACAGACGTTGAGGCTGAAGGCGAGCTATATATTTGTATTGATAAGTTTACTTGTAAGGGAAAAGAACTAAGAAAATTCGGAAAGAAAAAAACTTTCAAAAAAACTTTCTAAAATAGTTGACAGTCTATCAAGAATTGAATATTCTAAACTCAATTGAACATAACAACAACCTTGGAGTTGAAAATGAACACGAACGAAATGATCATGAACAAGCTGGAAGAAATCCTGAAGCCCATTGATGAAAAGATCCTTGAAGATTCCAAGAGATGGATTCTGGAACGTCGAGATGCAGTACGAGCTTTCACGGCAACCGACGATGCAAAGGCTCTTCGTAGAAGTAACCTTAACCGCTACTATCAAAACATTTGGGATATTGCTGGTGGAAAGGGTTGGTACAATGTGATCGATGGAAGAAGCGAAGCCGATATTCTCAAGATCATGGAAAAGAATTGTGAAATGACTGCCGAGAAGAGAAACCTTTCCATAGTCAAGAAGCTTCAGAAGGTAGAAGTAAATGAAGTTCTTGAAGAAAAGTGGAGTCAAACTTCTGATGGATTCAACGGATTCTACTCAATCAACACTGACAAGGGAAACAAGATTATCGAAATTGACACAATACTTGCCGGTGGCTACAACATCCAGAGACTTCATGTTCGTGTACTTGTAAAGATTCGCAAGTAACTGAGAGGGCTTACGCCCTCTCATAAAAGGATAAGAAATGATTATCAAATGTTGTTGCTGCGCAAGACAGATCACCCACCATAATACAAGCAATGAATATGAATGTCCTTTGCCAGCTACATATATGGGTCCTACTGTTGGGTATTGTTGTGCTGAATGTTCGAAGGATTTAGATTCAGAAGGAATGTTTCCAGAAGAGAGAGGACTGTACTAGTGTTAACAGAAGGCTCTACTAGATCTAACATAAAATATAATATATTATCTCGAAGACCGACTTCTCCTCCACCAGCACCTAAAGCAAAGAATTCTATTGACATCAAAGATGAATCTGAATATTCTAATCTTAACATAAACAAAATCACAGAGATTAAAGTGCACAAAGGAATTACACAGAAGATCATCGAAGCAGGGTTTGAATGTTATTATGTCGGCGGGTGTGTCCGTGATGAGATCATGGGTATTATTCCCGATGATTATGACATTACAACAAACGCCAAACCAGAAGAGATTTTTGAAATCTTCAAAGATTCTCATAAGGTAGTCTATTGTGGTGAAGCTTTCAAGGTTGTCCGTGTTGGAGACATTGAAGTTGCTACCTACAGAAAAGATCATTACTTTGGCGATTCTGATAAGAACTGCGTAATTGAATACGCCAATTCTATTGAAGAGGATTTGAGCCGCAGAGATTTAACAGTGAATGCCATAGCCAAGTGCGCTAATACTGGAAAGATCGTTGATCCATTTAATGGAATGTTTGATATAAAGATCAGAGTCATTAGATTTGTTGGTGATCCATTTGAACGCATCAAGGAAGATCCAAATAGAATGATTCGTGTTGCGAGATTTGCTGCTAAAATGGATGCTATCCTAGCTTTTGAAACAGAAAGGGCAATTAGAAATTCTAATCACTTGTTTCAATATATTGCTAAGGAGAGAATATCAAAAGAGATTCTTAAGGCGATGAAGGCTAAGAAAGCCTCTTGGTTTTTCACAGTACTTTTGGATTGTGGACTTCTAAAAGATATTTTTCCCACACTTGATAGATGCGTTTATCATGATGGTGGCCCCCATCATAAGGAAGATTTGTTTCAACACCAGATGATTGCTGGGGACTATATGTCGACTCGATGTGCAGTTATGAAACTTGCAGCGTATATCCATGATATTGGTAAAGTAAAAGCATATGATCCAACTGAAAGAACATTTATCGGTCATGAGTTTATCGGTGAAAAAGTTGCAAGAAAAGAACTAAAAGAACTGCGATTTTCCAATGATCTCATTGACCGAATATGTTCACTGATCAAACTTCATATGAGAAACAACTATGGTTCTGAGAAAAGTGTTAGAAAGCTTATCAGAGAGTTCCAAGAACATCATATTGATTACCGATCACATACTCGCTTGAAGCTCTCAGACCGTGCTGGAAACCTTTCTAAGCCAAACTTCGCGTTCTCTGAGATCAAAGCTATTCTATTGAAATACGAAGAACTGTTTACGGCTGATCAGAATTCGGTATTCTCTATTCGAGATCTGGCTGTAAACGGTAAAGATATAATGGATCGGTTTGCTATGAATCCTGGAAAGAAGGTTGGTGAATTTCTATCATGTGCTCTTGAAGCTGTATTAGATAAGAAGGTGAACAATGAAAAAGAACCTCTATTGAGATATCTTTCAGCCACTTTATTTTATTGACATCTCTAAAAAAGATGGATATTTCTGATTTTAACAAACACACTTTAGCAAGGAGAATTTAATGATGATTAAAGGTAAGTGCCCCGTCTGTGGAACTGAAGGAACAACATACGATGGTTTTGGCTTTAGTTGTGGAAACAAGGAATGCCCTATCAGCTTGATTACTCTGTCATATCAGGATTGGCTGACATACTGCGACAGAGCAAAGGAACTTGTGGATGCAGCATTCGCTCGTATGGATAAAACCGTATCAGGTGTAGAAGAAGTTCGAGAGGATCTTGATCCGCGGATGAGCTCAATCCTTTATCCTGTTGCCGATTATTTCAAGAATGATCAATATATGTATTCCAGGAACTATTATTGGAATCGTGATCATGAAGAGATGATGCTTGATCCTTTCGGCGGGGCTGTGGTGTTGTATAACATTGATCCAGATACTTTGACAGTTTCTTACACTTATTACAAGAACACTCCAGCAGCGCGGTTTGTTAAAAGTATTCTTCGTGATACGGTGAAAAAACGCAACGAGCAGTGGAATGTTTATTCTGAAGTTTCTTTGATTGAAATTGAAAATCTAATGGATGAAGTAGATTATGATTATCTTGCTGAAGCTGCAGAAAACGGAGACAGCTATAAAGAACACCTTGGCGAAATGTTCTTGATCTTTCGAATTGCGTTTGCTCGGTATATCAAGAAGAAGCACGGAATTAAGTCTTCCTACCGAGTCTAAATTTTAGGAAGTAGGTTTTGTAGGTCTGAGTCTATACGAAGTCTTATGAGATCTACTTCCGGAATTTCTGATGGACATCGGTAAATAAACTGCAGATATGTTTTGACTTCGGAATGAACATCTTCAGAACAGATAAAAAACAACAACCTGGCTAATGAATTTCCTTCAAAGACGTTAGCCAGTTTTATGATTAGGTTTAGAATCGTTTGATGATAGATCGGTGGAGTATTTTCAGATGGGTATTTTTGTATTAGAATACATTTAGATACTAAAGAAAACTTTCGCAGATCAGAAAAGAAATCGTTCCATGTTCCTTTCCCTTTATTATAATGGCGAATTGCATATAACATATATGTAGATTTATTTAAAGGCTCGTTCCAAATCATTTGCACTCCGAGGTTATTATGGATCCTATTGAAGTTATTTATTCAGCGTATCAGATGAAGATGATGGTCTGCTGGATCTTTCTAGCAGCGTTCCTTACATCAGCTATTATCTGTATTAATATTATACATAAATCTGAGCGTTGTACGTCTGATGCAGTTGGATTTGCTTTGATCATTGGTGCTATCGGTTGTTTATTAACAGTAGTAACAATGATGGGTATGAATCCCTCTCAAGATCTTATTCGAGTTATTGCAGTTATGAACGCTACAATTTGTCAATAAGATGGCTGATCTCGTATTACAACAGAAATATATATCGTTGCTTGGAGCTCAATTAGACGGCTTCAAGCAACGCAAACCAAATTGCTGGTGGTTCCGTTGTCCAATCTGTGGAGACTCTGAGACCGACAAAAAGAAGCGCCGAGGCTATATATATTTAAAGAACGGAGAATATTGGTACTATTGCCATAATTGTGGGCAAGGCCAAAAGTTTGAACGATTGCTTTATGCTACAAACGGAGATCTATATTCCGATTATAGAAAAGAGAATCTGATTGCACGGTTGGTATTCTCAGATAAGAAAGCTCCAGAAGAAATCAAAACCAAGCAATGGATCTTCAAACAAAAACCAATCGCGTCTATTGCTGATCTTCCAGAATCTCATCAGGCGTATAAGTATCTTGTTTCTAGATGTATACCTAAAGAGAATTACAGTAAGGTCAAATGGGTTGATGATTATCCGACTCTAGTTCGTACAACTATTCCAGAGAAATATGATGATACCAAGATGCATCGGTCTGGGATCTTGTTTGAACTATTCAATAAGGATTCTGATCTTGTAGGCTATCAACTGCGGTCTATAGATCCGTCTGTTAAAAAACAATATCGTTTTTGTAATGCGTCTATCGGAGAAGAACGCGGATTCTTTGGTAGTCTTGATTTGTCTCAGCCACATTTTGTTGTTGAGGGATGTATGGATGCTTTGAGTATTCCAAATGCTATGGCTGTAATTACGTCAGACCTTTCTGCTGCTAATGTTCCAACAGCTATCTATTTCAATGACCAGGAACCGCGAAACTCTCAGATCGTCAAACAGATTGAAAAGGAAATCTCTTTGGGCTATTCGGTTGTTCTATTGCCTGATGAATATATTGGAATGGACGCAAATGATCTTCTCAAAAGATTTGGAGATTCGACTAAAGAATTCTTGCTGAATCACGTCTATTCTGGTCTAAAAGCAAAAATCAAACTCGCAGGGTGGAGAAAATGAAATTGTTGACAGTTCTTCTATTATTGATTAGTATTTTTTTAAGTATGAATTGTTTTGCTTTTCCGTTTGATTATATCGTAACAGGATCCGGAGACGGCAAAGAAGTCACTGGATATCTTACTGAAAATGAGAATGGAACTATTCGAGGATCAGTTGACAGTTCATATGTTGAATGTTCATGGGTTGGATATGGAATTTTGGAATGTCAATCAGTGGAAAACTTTTATGAAATGGAAGTGACAGAATGAAAGAAAAAATCTTAGAAACCATTCAGAATAATATGCCAGACGGCTATGATCTCCTGTATGCTGCTATTACAGGATCAAGGCTTTACGGAACTCATAACGAAAATTCTGATACTGATGTAAAGTTTATCTTCAAACCTTCGTTAGATGATTGTATCCTCGGTATTGCTTCTAGAAACCTGAATATGAATACATCTAATGATAAAGAAGCAAATTCTAAAGATGACATAGATATTCAAGGATGGTCTATCCAGTTCTTTTTAGATCTTCTGCGTAAAGGTGATACTAACGCTATTGATGTTCTGTATTCAATAAGCAATACTGATTGTGTTGTATATTATCCAGAGAAAAGAGGTGCTACATATCAGTATTCTATGATCATGGAAGATCTGTTTAGTAATCCTCTTGCTTATTTTGATCTGACTAATATGAGAGGATTGCTTGGGTATGTCGTGTCAATGTCAGATAAGTACGGGCTTAAGGGAAGTCGATATTCTAAGTTGCTTGAAGTCTCTAAAGTCACAGATGAAGAAGTCGACAAAATGTTATTCAAGGATTTGGATCCAATTCGTCTAGATGATATCTACGAAAAGATCCTTGAGAAATGCGGAGACAATACTTTCTGCAAATACGAAGTTTGCCAAGATAAAAGAAAAGCTATTCGTCTTGGTGGAAAAGTTCATTTATTAGATATCTCCATTCATGAATTCATGAGAAGGCTTGATTCAGAACTTAGTAGATACGGTGAACGAACTAAGAAAGCCCTTGATGGATCTGATTGGAAGGCTCTTTCCCACGCTTATAGAGGAATCGTCCAGATAGCTGAATTGCTTGATACTTATAATCTGATTTTTCCACTACAGAGAGCCAATGTTCTAAAAGAAATCAAAGAAGGAAAACTGTCTATGGAAAATGTGAATCAGATGATAAGTTCTGGTTTACAAATTGTAGAAGATGAATTAAAAAATACTAAACGGACAAAAAAGGTAGACCACAATTTGATTAACAAAACAATTTTAGACCTGTACGGAGTTTAGAAGATGAGCAATGAAAACTATACGGATCTTTATAAAAGCAAGATATCTCATGAACTTGCCTTGGAAATCCTAGAAGAGATTGCTAAGTCAATCGGAACTTCGTTATATAGTATGACAGGTATGAGCGAATATGATCATCTTGGTGTTGAATTTGGTTTGGGTAATTTGGTGAACAACATCAGAAGAATCAACTCAGATGCAAAAGAATATTATGAACTCCGGAAAATTCTAAAGAAGGCTGTATCATAATGCAAAAGGTATATTGTATGGGATGTGAGTATTTTGATATGAACCGTTCTACATCTCTTACTCCGTGTGATTATATTAAAAAGAAATGTGTTGTGGATACTCCTATAGCTCAAGAATACAGATTTGAAAAGGCTTTTCCATATATTGATAATGCAGACAACAATTGTTTTTATTATACTCCAAGGCAACCAAAGAAGAAAGAACCAACACATATCCTTGGTAAAGTATGCAAATTTTTACAAACATATTTCGGATAGGAGTCTATAAATGAAAATTAGAACCGGCTTTGTTTCCAACAGTTCCTCAAGCAGTTTCATCTGCCAGATCTGTAATGATGAACGAGAAGGGTGGGACTGGAACAACCACTGTGGAGATAAGCTGACATGTGTTAATGGTCATTGTTTCTGTCAGAGCCATATAGATAATGATTCACCGACATATAACACAGTTGAGCGCTATCGGAAAAACGATGAACCGATTCCAGCTATTCTTTGTCCGATTTGTTCTGTCGTAGCAACAGAAGCTCTAAAGTTTAAGAATGTCTTATTTTATCTATTGAAGAAATACGATCTAAAATATGTTGACATTGTGGATGAGATGGGTATATTGTTCAAAACGAACGAAGAACTTGACCGATATCTGAGGAGCTGATATGAATACTGAAATAATAGACAGTATTATTTCTATTACTGAGAAATATATGCAAAAACTAAAAGAAGAAATCGAAACTCTATAGGAGAATAAGAATGAAAATTAGAACGGGATTTGTAAGTAATTCTAGTAGTTCCAGTTTTATTTGTGATTATTGTGGAGACGTTGAGTCTGGTTATGATCTGTCTATGGAAGACGTAGAACACGCTCAATTTACTTGTGGTCATGAAGTTTGTCTGTCTCATATTCCAAATTCGATAAGAGAATCTGATGAATGGGAAGAAGCCTGGAGTGAAGAAGGTGGGTGGGATATGCCAGAAAAATGGTGCCCAATCTGTAACTTTGAAGTCATTGATGATGCAACGGTTCTAGCTTTTATTTGTAAAGTATGTGATTTTGACCGAAACACAATTAAAAATGAAATTCGTGATAGGTTTAATAATATGAAAGAACTTCGTGAATTCCTTGGTGAAAAATGATATCCTGTACAGGATGCAAGTTTCTAATCTGGCGCAATAGAATTCCATATTGTCAGAATCAACTATCTAACTATTATATGGTCCCGCTATTGAAGTACGAAGATCTTGTCGGACCAGGCTGTCGTTACAAGGAATAAGAATGATTACACCATATGCTGATCATAAAGTCATGAGAGATATGCTGAAATATTCTATTGACGATAAATCTCAAAATTGGGATACAATCTCAAACGGCATGTTAGATGTGGTTGCAAATCATGATCTGACTGCTGGTGATGTAGATTGGAAAGAGCTCATGGAAAACACTCTATACAAAAATATAACAAACAATGCGTGGATAACTTCGATTACTCCACCGTTTGATCCACCACTTCAAGACTATCCAATATACACAAATTCAGAATCTTCATACAAAAAAGATTTTGAGATGAAGTTCTTAGTCAAAAAAGGTATTCCGATTCGAGTTCTATCTCTACAGATGAGTTCTGATCCGAAAGAAGAAATAAAGATTGAAGAAGATTCTATCTTCGACAGCAAAACAAATAAAGACAACCTTCTTCACTTAACAGATGCTCTTTATATGTCCCCAGATACAAAGTATGGTCATTTTCGAGCAGTTCTAGACAATAGTCATTCAGAAATTGGATCACTGTTTCTCAGTTCTTTTGTTGCTGGCATCAATCACAAACTGAAGAATATTTGGAAGAGTTCTTTGTCTGTTCCGTTTATGCTGAATTATATAATTAAACGCGGTGAGATCGTTTTTGTTAGAACGTATCTGACAACTAAACACTTTATGTTCGTCAACTGTGCTAATGTAGAAATTGTTTTAGATGTTCCGGCATACTAAAATTCTTGTTGACAGAACTCCAAGGTTTAGTTATTCTAAACTTAATTGATCGGAAACAACTACCTCGGAGTTCCAGATGAGAAAAAATACTTACAAAAACGAGAATGAATTTGCTAAAATTGTTGCTCAGTCGATTGGAACGGTTCTTGCAGCTGGGTCCATTCTATTTTCAATGTGGTTTATCGTTTGTGTATTAGCATCTTTCAATAATCTGTTTTAATTAACTAAAGGAGATCTCTCATGTATTCACGTAGACTGACTAATGAAATTCGAGACATTACTAGAAACAATTGTTATAAGCATCTAGATGATGAGCGAGCAAAGAATCCTCTACAGATTGAACTCAATGAAAAAACTGATATTCTTGTAGAACGGTTCTTGAAACTTGTATATGAGCATTCAATGCCAGAAGAAGATTTTAAAGTCATCATGAAATATAAGAACCAATCAGAAGCATTGAGATTCTGGTTGAGAAAAAACACAGACGACACCAATAACGTCTTCTACGAGTTTTCTGCATGGGGAAAAACTATAATGATAGTAGCAATTCGAGTACCTCGGTTCGTATATTATGATTCTGCTGAAAAGATTATTAATATGACATATAAATCATTTGATAAAAAGTTTATTGCTGATATCTATGAACTCGCTTATATCCTGAAATGCGAGGAAGAGAAAGCAAAAGCCTCTATCAAAACTATTCTGCAGCGATTTAGTACTACTGGAAAACTTGTAGAAGCATATCCTGAAATGGAAAAGTTTATTCCAGCACAATTCAAAACAAAAGAACCTAGATCAGATTCAAAAGGTCCAGCTGACCGTCTAGATCTTGATATTGATCTCCCTTCATTGTTGAACTGATATGTATAATATAACCGAGAAATGTGTGGTTTGTGGATCGCCTAATATAAAGATATTTCAAACAGAATATGGAACATCTATTCTATGTGAACGTTGCCATACAATTCTCGGCTATGATTGGATGATTCAGTTGCGGAACAAACTGGAACAGCTACAAGAATACAAACGACAAGAGCAAGAGACACTTCAAAGATCTTTTATTGAACATCAAAAGAAACAATCTTTACAGCGTCGACTTCCAGATTCTATTGCACCAGACAGGAGAAAATCTGAACGACGAACTCCCGTTTATATCCTTCCATCATGAATGAGTTGACAAGCATATCTTAAATAGTTATTCTAATCATATCTTTTAAAACAAACCACGGAGTTTTGGAATGGCCGATATTTTTAGATTCGAAGTTTTTGATAGAACTATTGGTAGACATAAAGGTGTATATTCTTACGACTATCTTTGGCGATTAGAAGAACATGAGCATTCAACAGGAAGACCCGGGCCAATTTCTGATAAAGGACTAAATAAAAAATGGAATCCGTTCAAGAGAAAGAATTTTGTTGATGACTATGATCTATTCTTTGGATTTGATACTATTGAGAAAATGATCAGATGGTTCTCTAATCGGGACGAACTTCAGATGATCTTTGGTCTTCAAGAAAGAGAAGGATACTTGAGAGGTTGTTTTTGTATCTATGAAGATATTGAGAAATTCTTTTCTTCCAGGTATCAAGCAGCATTCATCAAACCCAATTATGAACCAAAAAGAATCTATACTTTTGAAGAATATAATACTTTTTTAAAAACTGGAGATAGAAATGCCTGTTGTAGAATTCCTTGCTAGATTTTCGGATAAAATGGAAGGTCTTGCAAAACTTGAAGAACTTTATGGAATCAAAGCCCGTGTCTATGATAATTTCTTTCTCTTGAACTATTCTCAAATCGACTCTCCGAAGATGGATCCAATTGTTACTGAATGTCGAGGACTCATTCTTGACTGGGATCTTCATGTTCTACGCAGACCTTTTGATCGATTCTTTAACTATGGAGAAGCTGATACTGATAAGACTTTTGATTTCAATGGATCTATCTGTTATGAAAAAGTTGATGGATCTATTGTTCCAATTTGGTATAATGGATTTGATGGAGAATGGCGAGCAGGAACTCGTGGAACCGCCTTTGCTGAAACAGAATGTGCATCTGGTAGATTATTTTCTGATCTGATCTTAGATACACTTGAATGTACTCCGCATTATTTGTTGGCGCGTGCTGAGAAATCATTACAGACTTCTTTGAATAATTATACTTTCATTTTTGAGTTGTGTACTCCAGAGAACAGAGTAGTTACAAGATATCCGGAATCTTTTATGGCTCTACTTGCTATTAGAAACAATGTGTCTGGAAGTTATAAGTCTCAGGGGTCTGTTGCATTTTTCAATAATCTGTTTGGACATATTCAGATGACCGCTGGTGTTCCTATTTCTATTCGTCTGCCAAAGACATATGATATCTATGATATTGATTCGGCTAGGTTTTCAATGAAAGATCTTGACACTCTTGAAGAAGGATATGTATTCTATAATCCGAAGACTCAAGAACGAGTAAAAGTAAAGAACCCTTCTTATGTTGCTATCCATCATATTCGAGATAACGGCAACGTAAATCCGAGAAGGATCTGTGATCTCGTCTTTCTGAATGAGACTGATGAATATCTTCAGTACTTTCCAGAAGATTTCAAATTCTTTTCTCCTTGGATTGATGCTTACAACAAATTTCATGAGACAGCTATCGAGATCTACGAAAAGAATAAGCATATAGAATCTCAGAAGGAATTTGCTCTACAAGTAAAAGATCTTCCATATTCTGGTCTATTATTTGGTATGAGACAAGGAAAAAGTTTTTCAGAGTGCATAAATCGGTTGCATTCCGATAAGAAAGTAGATATACTAAATTCATTCAAAGGAAATGGAGAATAAATGAATAAAGAAATGATAGAACTTGTAGAAGAATTGAAAAGAGTATTTGAAGAGCAGAACAAAAGAATTCAGGATCTTGAGCAGATAGTTGTTCATCAGCAGGGGCAGTTGGATTTTCTAGAACGTAAATCTCATAAGGATACGGTACATTAGAATGACTGATGACATTATAATTGTAATTATTGCTTTCTTGGCTGGTGTTGCTGTGCACTTTAAAAAATATGATCAAGCTGTTTTTACTATACTTTTGTTTTTTTCTATTTTGGCGAAAATGTCATGAAAATTCAGATCTCTCCTTCTGGCGAGCTTGAGATCTTTCGGTCTCACGGATTCAAAACACAAAAATGTATCTTTACTGAAGCAAAATCCTGTGGAGACAGGTGCCCACATTTCAGTGAACCTGTGGAAGTTTACAATGCTTCTGGAACAAAATCTATGTGTATTACTATATGTAATGGAAAGGACTTATTCTCAAAACTAGATGATTTCCAAGATCTTAGAACTAAACAGATATCTGAATACGATTATAACATTAAACTCCCAATAGAGGAATAGAGCATGCAAGTAAACAAAATCCCCACTGGCTATCTCTGTGTCAACGAATATTCTAAAGGTCAGTTGGAATTTCTTTCGATTGGTGACTATGGAAAGTCAAAGAATATTAAAGCAGATTTTCTCGGATATTCTCGAGATCTCAATGGAGTTCCAAATGGCAGCATTGCTCCTCTCCAAGAGAAATGGGTGATCACACTGTCTACTCAGTATGGATGTTCTATGAAATGCAAATTCTGTGACTGCCCGTCTATTCCATTCAAAGGCAATGCTACTGTTGACGATCTGAAGAATCAACTTGTAGATGCTATTAATTTGTTCCCTGAAGTAAAGTATACAGACCGGCTTAATATCCACCTAGCACGCTGTGGGGAACCGGTTGCCAACTTTCTTAAGGTTTTCAACTTTTGCAACTGGCTTGCTGATAAAAGAGCATTTCAATCTCGGACAAATCTAAGAGTTGAAACGATTCATCCAGTATTTACTACAATGGTTCCAAAGCATAGTTTTTGTTCTGATGTCATCCGTGATTGGGCTGCGGAATATAAGAACGGAAAGTTCAATGGACAAGCTGGACTGCAACTGTCTATCAATAGCACGTCTGATGAACAGCGAAATGAAATGTTTTCAGGGATGTCAAAGTCTCTAGAAGATATCTCAAAAATCTGTGAGAAACTTGAAGATCCGCTTGGACGTAAGTACTGTTTGAACTTTGCATATTCTGATCAGTTTGAAATCGATGCTCGAAAGCTGAGAAATTTGTTTGATCCTCAGAAGTTCATGTGTAAGATTACTCCGATCCATAATAACACAGCATGTCAGAAGAATTCGTATCAGACTACCACAGGTTATGAATCTTATAAGCCGTATAGCAAAGTAGAAGCTGAACTAAAAGCTGAAGGATTTAATGTCCTGGTATTTGTTCCGTCTATGGATGAAGAAGACGGTCTTGTAACATGCGGTAACCTTATCTTGTCTGGAAGGGAACTACAGGTATAACATGACTGCTACTGGAGCGCGTCCGAACTGCGAAGAAAACAAAAATGGAACTATCATTGTAGTTGATAATGCTGATTCTTTTCCATGTTTATTGATAGATGATAGACTAGGATGTACTGTAGAACTTTTACTTCGGGTTGCTGATTCTGCAACGAATATTGAATGTTCTCAAGTATACGATCCAAACCAAGAATCAGAATTCGAGAAATGGAATCGACTGAAATCTCAAAAGAATTTCAGAAAAATGATGAAAAAAGGAAAACTTTAGTATTTCTTGTTGACAGTCCAATAAGTATTGGTTATTCTAAACTCAATTGAACGGAACAACAAAAACCAAGGAGTTTTAAAATGATTACCCTTTTCAAAAATTATGAATCCAAAACTGACGAAAACGGAATCATCACTTACGTAGGAACGATCCTTGATGATAACACCTTTGTTTATTCGGTTGTTTTTAAATTTCAAATGTTCACCTTAGATATGGAACGCGGGACGGTGCGTGGAAAGGTGACCTATAGCGATTCTGAAACTACCAATTCATACGCTGGTGAATTTGAGTATTGTCTTCTTCATAACAACCCGAATAGATTTGCAGAACATATGTTGTTTGAATCTGACAAAGATTTCTAAATAACCAAAACCGTGGAGTTTAAAATGAAAAAGTATTCGTTGCTCAACAAAAAGACCCAGAAGCTCGTTGAATTTGATAGTACATCAAACACTGGAATTGGTCCATGTGTAGATGTTATGTATACACTCTGTGAAAACGGTGAACAAGTTTGGCTGGTTGATTCATATGAAAAAGCAAAGAAAGTGCATTCTAATCCTTCAACACCGTGGTATAATGCAGGATATGAAACTCCGAATTATAATCTTGATATGAATGACTATGAAGTTGTTGAGGTTCATTTTTTTGTTGCTAAAGTTTAACCATAAGGAATACTAAAATGAAAATCAAATCAATCGTTTCCCAGTCCCGTAGAGATTTCACAGCTATCTATGAATGTGAACATTGTGGAGCAACTGAAAAGTCATATGGATATGATGATTCGTATTTCCATCAGAACGTTATTCCGAACATGGAATGCAAAGAATGTCATAAGAAAGCTTCTGCTGAATATAGGCCGTTGACAACAAAATATCCCGATGGAAAGGTTGTATAAATTTCAATGAAATCTAATAGCAAAAGGAGTTCTATGGAACTTGGCATTTCTATCAAAGACTGATTTACTAAAAAGAAACAATATAGAATTGTTCTGTGACAGATGTATCACCGGAGAATTTCAACTTGGTTTTTTTGGTACGGATGGATCTATAAAGGTAGATAACTGTACGATACAAGAAAAGGAAAGAGTTGAAATTCTCCGTATTGATTTAGACAACAAATTCGAATGCGGATCTCTACTGAGAGAAGCATGTCTATGTTCTGGCTATTACCCTCGCATTTTTCTAAAAGATTCGTTTCATAAAGTCTATTTACTTACTGACATATACAAAGATCATGAATTTGCTGGAAAGAATTCTCCACCAATTTCTGATTCTTTTAAACTAGATGCAGAACGACAAGAAAGAGCTCTTGTCGATGCTATTAACTTTTACTGTAAGGAGGCGCCTATAGCAATTCATGGATTGTCATATCACACATGCTGAAAAGGTTGAAGGGGTTTCATTATTGGGGAACGAACCGTACATTGACATATTATTACATACAACAGACAATCGAAAGATCGGAGTGTCTTGTAAAGGGACTTGCTGTCCGTCATTAGCAGGAGGTGGACTAAAAGGATTGAAAACAATTGATCCAAATCTTGTATATCGTCTATTTGGCTCTATAGAGGATGTTTACAGTGGTCTGGGTTTCAAACAAAACTTTGAGTTCTTTCATATAGATATTCCTGACTTGTTTTTTCAGATTCCAAAGGATTCGGTCAAACGGATTCTCTCTGGAACAGAAGAGATGGGTGGGCCGATAGACTATATGTATATCGGTCCTATGGAGATAGAACATTCTCTTATAGATAACGTGCTCTATCTGAATGGGAAATTTAAAAGTATTGATGAATACGCTGAGAAGGAATTGTTCTTTCGGATTCGTCAACGTGACTCTAAAGACAAAATTTTAACAATGGATTTTCAGACATATGATCGAGAAGGCTATCCGTTTATCCATAGACATGGTAAAAAGAAGACATCTCGGATCGTGATCACCGATTTTGCAACTGGAAATTTATTTTACAAAATTTTGTGAAATTATGAAAAAGTAGTTGACAGCTTTTCTTATCGGTTATATCTATTAATTGAAATTGCTTATAAACATCAACAATCAACCACAGAGTTTATCATGATCACGACACTTTCTATCAGTTCCATCGAGATCGCAAACAGAGCTCGAAACCTTTACAAGCACAACGGACTATACTTCAGACTGTTTGCTAAAGGTATTACTCCTAATGGCTGCTGGTTGGTCGCTCCTTACATGCTGCAGCTGATTGATATTGATGCTGCAACTGGCGAAGACGTATATGGACAGAACAGGATTGAGTTCATAGGAATGGTTGAGTCCAATAGAGAATATGTAAAATATTTTGACTGAAAGCGTAAAATTGATTGACATATACTAACCATTTAGTTATTCTAAACTCAATTGAACGGAACAATAACAAAAAACCAAGGAGTTTATCATGAAGACCGAACTTACCACCATGATCACGGAATTTGCCAAAGCTAACAAAGTTTCCAAAATCAAGACCACCGAATTCATCGAGACTGTTCTCGCTCAGCATGCAGTGAAGAAGGAAAAAGTTGTTCGAGAAAAGGTCAAAAAAGAACGTGTGATTGATCGGATCTACAATCTTGCTGCTAATTTTCAGACCTTCAACGTTGGTCAGGCTGCTGAGTTGACCAACTCTTCTTGGATCAGTTCTTATCATGCAATTAAACATCTTGCCAAGGAAGGTAAGATCAAGGAAGTTTCCAAACAGGAAACTGGTAAGCGTGGAAAGAAGTCTGCTATCTGGTCGATTGCCTAACTCAACCCATCTATAAGGAGATATTCAATGACTTCCTATGAACTTGCTGAGTCCATCATGTGTGAGCCGATCCGTTTTGATGACGCAGATGAACTGACAATATCCGCAGAGGATCGAGCAGCATTGCGCATTGCAAAGATTCTTGGTATCTCTGCGGAGGAGGAATAAGATGTTGGAAGAAAAAGTTGTTCATCTGTTGAATCAGTTGGAAAATCTGTCAAAGCAATATACACCAGAAGTATTTGATGCTGCTGTGGCAGTTATTCAGATGAATGGTATTACAGAGATTCTAGGAGGACTTATTGTTATTGTTCTTGCGGTTGCTGTAGGATATATTTCTTTACGGCTTTACAAATATGCAGGTCAAAAATATGAAGAAGATTATATGAGTGATTGGAACGAAGTTCAAGGAGTTGTTCAATGGATCGGTCCAATAATTACAATAACGCTTTTAGTCATTGCTTCTTGTTTTCTATTTGATATCTGGAATTGGATTGCTATTTTCAATCCGAAGTTGGCTCTTGCAAAAACTGTTCTAAAGTTTTAGGAGATCTCATGGGAATCTGTCCGTATTGTGAAAAAGAAATTCCAAGACAAGAATCTGCTATTCACCATGTTCTTGATTGTGCTAGACTGTTGATCGAGAAGTATGAGAATGCTCTACATAAAATTGTCAAATATTGTCCGTATGAAAATACTGATCCGAAACTTCTATCTGAGCAAAAGCGTATTCTAAATGAAATCATGGTGTGTCCAAACTGTGCTAAGAAAGCTGCAAATCAATACGCGTTTTCTAATAGATGTGACAAGCATTATTCTGAAGAACGAAAAATAGATCTACGGATCAATTCACATCGAGAATATCTAGCTGAGTATGGACCGAAAGAAATTGCTAAAGAGGCATTGAAGAAAGAATGACAGAAGAAAGAATTATAGCATCAGCGATTAGACATAAGGAAACATGTGAAATATGGACTCTACCCGCACCAGCAAGACACCACAATCTTTTTAGAATACTTCCTGATGAGTTATCTAGTTCAGATATTGCTAAGTATATAGAACAGGGATTTGAAACCAATCTTAGACCGTTTGTTGATCGAAAAGAAGCAAAGAAGATTGCTCGTGAAGCAGATCAACTGTTAGATCGAGCTTCTCCACTAAATATTCTTTTTTCTGAAGATGTTTGGTAGAATTCTATTGACAGTCTAATAAGAATTGAATATTCTAAACTCAATTGAACAACATAAACCAAGGAGTTTGAAATGGAAACCAACAGAATCGAAATCGACACCAACTTTTCATATGAAATTGACTATCAGAATTTGCATAGAACCGGTACTTGGACTCTGATTACAATTTACAAGAACGGACAATTGTTCGGTGGAACTTCTCATAAGGGTCGTCTGTCTGAGGAAGAGTGTTTGAAGAACGCCAAGAATTTCATTGCAATATACAACTCTTAAGGAACCAAAATGAATAAAACACTTTATATTGTTCGTGGACTTCCTGGATCTGGCAAGTCAACGCTTGCAAAAAATCTTGTCAGTGAGCCTCTTCTTCATCATCATGAAGCGGATCAGTATTATGTTGGATCTGATGGCGTGTATCGTTTTGATCCAGATAAGATCGGGGCGGCCCATTCATATTGTCGGAGATGTGTTGAAAACGATATGGAAAACGATATCCCAAGGATTTCTGTCTCTAATACGTTTACTACTCTGAAAGAGATTCAACCGTATTTGGAACTATGCAAGCTTCATGGATATACTCCGGTTGTCATTCATTGCGAAAATAACTTTGGGAATATTCATGGCGTACCAGAAGAAACTCTTGCAAAGATGAAAGCCCGGTGGCAGAAATATGAAATTGCAGTATAATGTATGCCCAGATTGTATCTTTAAATCTATTTACTATCGCGAGATCTGTGAACAACCAAATCATATGAAAGTAAATTATATTACTGGAAAGAAGAAGGGTGTTAATTGTGTAGAGGTCCGTGGTGGATTTATCAGCTGTATATTTTTCAAACCTAACATGGAGAAGACGCATAATGGAATTACCAGTTAACTATGATGCTCTTGATCCCTCTTTTAGACACCTTGTGAGGGAAGAGTATGTACATCTTCAAAAGGGAGACTGTTATTATTGCGGCAGAAAACTTGATGAAGAGCCACCTATTGATGTTTTATGTAAACGAATACATCGTCATCTTTATCCAGATGGGTTCTTTAATAGTCCTATTCATCTTCATCATGATCATGAAACGGGGTTGACTTTAGGGGTTGTTCATGCTTATTGTAACGCCGTATTATGGGAATATGAGGGAGAATAAGATGATAGTTTATAGAATTTATAAACAGATGAATGCGGCAGATACATGGAGAGATCCAGATGATATTCATGTTGTTGAACTTGGATACAAACAATCATTAGAAGATTCTCTTGTGTTTGTTCAAAAACAAATTTTAGAAACATTTCATAGAAAACATACTGAAATTTTTAAAAGAAAAGACGGAACTTATAGTGCTCAGGATTTTTGTTCTTATGCGTGGGAAATAATCATTCAACCAATTGAGGTAGATTAAATGATGAGATGTCCTAAGTGTAAGGAACAGATGAAAAGAACTTATACACATCATAGAGCATATGATAAGCCCAATATGCATATTGAATCATGTGCAGATTGTTCAATTCAAATTTGTTGGTTCGAAATGAAAGATGGTTACACATATAAAATTGATCAGATTAAAGATGATGAAACATTAGAAGGATAGAAAATGGAAAAAGCTAATAGATTTTGCGTTCAAACTCTAATCAAAGCAGATGAACCAACTTTTAATGGGAGAATCTATTCGAAAGATCTATTGAAAGAAATTTGTAAAATGGATTTCCCAGAATACGGGTCGTGCTTTCATGGTTATGATAGAAATTTTGATATTGGAACAATTTCTCACATTAACCACGGGTTGTTTATTGAAGATGGTATCCTTACTGGTGATATTGAAGTTTTAGAAACACCTCCCGGTAAAATTTTAAAAAATGTAATACAAGAATGTGGAGCAGAATCTTTGTTTTTAAACATTTGTTTTGATGCAACTAATATAGACGATAAAGAAAATTTTAAGATTATTAGCATTGTTAGTCTTCCTATATCTCCAAGGAGCGATATTCATGAATAAGTTTATTGTGTGTATTTTGCTTTTGTTTTGTTGTGCATGTTCAGATGTTGATCTTACTATTCCAAATGAAGTCAAAAAAGTGCAATCCTATAATAAAGGAGAGGTGTGTACTTATTCTTTATATGATGGAACAGGACAAGGATATGATACAATTGATGGACCTTGTGGTTGGGCTAATGTGAATGATATAGCTGTTATGGAAAATAATCAAATTGTAGTAAAGAGGAGGAACTGATGACTGTAGTAAAAATTAACGACTATACAGATAATGAAGTAATTAATCTCATAGATTGTGTTACTGGGTGGGCATATAAGATTTTCTTTGAGGGTGGAAATAGTTCTATATGGTTGTGTCTAGATGTTGAAGGTGAAACAGTTTTTGTTGATTGTAACCATCTTTCTGTTGAAACCGCAGAATCTTTAACAGTATCATATGATCCGATCATCAAGATTATTCCAATTGAAAATATAACTATTATTGCAGAGTAAGCAATGAATTCTGATCTCATAAGATGCACATACTGTGGAAGATTCATCGCATATAAAGATCTTGAAGAAGAAACTGCTTCTTTCATAATGACTCTTCCTGAGTCTGCTTATTCAGTTGAGACATGGGTTGGAACATGTAAAGCATGCAACCAAAAAATGATTGACAGCCCATCATGTTTCAGTTATTCTAAACTCAATTGAACAACAAACCAAGGAGATTGAAATGGAATTCGTCAAAACCAATTGCTTCGACAAAGAAACTTCTGACTTTAAAATAGCTGTTCACGGTAATCTCAAAAACCTTTTCGTTGTTGGTGTCTATTCATTTGATATTGATTGCTTCTATTGGCACAAGTTATTTGTTTATGAAAACGGAAAGAAGCGTAGACCAACACTTGTTGAATTAGATAAGATTGAAAAAAAAGTTCTTTCTTATTATGATGAGGATGGTGATTTAGATGTATAGTATGAGAAACAAAGATGGATTTTTGATTGCAAAATTTTCAGATTATATTGGGAAGCTTATTATCATGAGGTCTGATGGGCACTTTGACTGTAAGACCTTTTTATCTGGTGGCTATCATAAATGTTACGTTCTTGATGTGGATGCTACTTTTTTCCTTGGGGAAGAAGGAAAAGAAGAATTTATGAAGGTGTATCTTTGGAAAGGATCTTATCTATATGAGGTTGAGTAATGAAAGTATATTGTAAGAATTGTAAATTTTTTCCAACTCGCCATTTTCATGCTTTTAATTATAGTTCATGTAATGCTATTACTAGGGTGTGGGCAAGAAAAACAGAAGAATCCCCATATGTCCCACAGTATGAAGAAAAGATTAATGAATATGCTATACCAGCCGCCCACAACAAATACAACACATGTAAGTATTATGAAGAAGGATTCTTTTACAAACTTTTCAAAAGGTGGATGTAATGGCTACTTTCTTTACTTCAGATTTACATATTGGACATGAACGATGTGCTATTGATTTTAGGCCGCATTCTTCATTGGGTGATATGCATGATTTCATCATAACGGCGTGGAATGGAACAATTACAAATAACGATGATGTTTATGTCCTTGGAGATGTTTTCATGGGAGAATGGAAGACGCTTGAAAAAGCAAATGAATTTCTCAATAGTTTGAATTTCAAATCTTTCAATGTTATTCCAGGAAATCATGACAAACCAAATTTTCTAAGAGAAATTTCCATACATAGATCAAAGATGGAACTGAATGATTTTGACGTATCCACAACTCATATTGTTGAGAAAAAATTCCCTGTTGAAACAAAGAACACAAAAATGTATCCACTGGTATGTTCTCATTATCCTCTTGCTTCATGGTCAACAGTTGCTAAAGGTATTGGTCATGTTCATGGACACTGCCATATGGCATATAAGGGAAAAGGTAGAATTCTTGATGTTGGTTGGGATGGATTCTATACAGAACGAAAGAAAGGAATTTGGTCTGTTGATGATATCAAAGAATATATGAACAAACAAGAAATTTTTAGCGTAGACTATCACTAAAGGAGAATGTATGAATATCGGAACATGTTCTATTTGTGGAGGAGCCGTTACTACACCAGACGTTTGGCATGGTGTTATTCCGCCAACCCCGCGATGTTCTAGCTGTGGTGCAGTTCCTGCTGCTACTTATGGACCAATCATTCAAATGAGACCACAAGTGATTACTGAGATCATTACGACTGGTCCTACAACACTTAATCTATAAACACCATTATGAACCTTATAACTTTTCTAACTATCTGGTCATGGATCTTGATGATTGCTGGAGGGATTCTTTCTATTGCCAATGCTGCAATGTTTTGGTATTATGAATTCACGAACGACGGGCAGTATACTGTTCTTGTCTATGGTCCTAGACATTATTGGTCTGTTAAGTGGGCTGTTCTTTTTCTTGTAGTTGGTGTATCAATATTCTTTTCATTGGAGTAAGCAATGCAAACTTTCATGCCGTATTGGGAAAATCTATTTAGGGGGAAGTTATGAAAATTCGAGCGGGGTTTGTTTCTAATTCGAGCAGCAGTTCATTTGTGGTTCATAAGTCTGAACTCGGCGAGCACTATAATGATATTGTAAATGATCTTGAATTGCTTAGTATCAATACTGATGGATATTGGGGAGATTCCGGAGAAACTTATACTGAGCAGCGTGGATATCTATTTGTAGAAACTCATCGTGTCTATAGTGAAGTAAAAGAGATCTTTGCTCGTCGTGGAATCGATTGCAACAATATTGGACTACGGATGGTTGGCTAATGAATTTTATTAAGTATACTGATATAGAACACCATTATCAGAGCAAATACGTTAACTACATGTTGGAGACGCATCCTGAACTGAGAACATGTAAGTATATTGCTCAGGAGAAAATCGACGGATCTAATTTTCAGATTGCAGCTGATTCTACTTCTTTTCGGTTTGGATCTCGGAATCATCTGTTAGATTCATATGGTAATTTTCAGGGAATGAGTCTAGTACAATTTGCTGATGAACATTTTAGATTCATATTTGATCTACAGAAATTTGCTATTCAGCAGAAACAAACAGTTAGAGTCTTTGGTGAGTTATTCGGCAAAGGTATTCAGAACCGAGTATACTATGGAGACCATAAGTATTTTAGAATCTTTGATATGATGATCGGAGACGAATATCTTACACAAAAAGAATTTTATAATTCTAATCTATTCTATGGGTATGATCTAATTGCATATGGAGCACCAGAAATACTTTCACTTGAAGAAGCTCTTTCACTTGATCCAACGGCTAATTCTCTCTATACTGGTGCCTTTTACAATAAACCAAATCCAATGGAAGGTTATGTTATTAAACCGTGGGATGTCAAATCTTCTTTTAGAATCAAATTGAAGAACCCTTCTTTTGCTGAAAAGTCTGTTGCTAGAGAAATTAAGAATAAAGAATATTCTGATAGAGTAAATGGGCTAAAAGCAAATTTTGAATCTTATATCAATGATTCTCGGATCTTGTCATGTTTCTCTAAGGTTGGTCCAATTGAAACTCAGTCTCAACTAGGTCATTATATTCCTTTAATTCTTGAAGATGCTAAAGTAGACTTTTTCAAGGAGAACGAGACAAATGAATTGACAAAGGAAGAAGTCAAATATATATTCAATTCTGGAAAACAAATTGCGCGAATGCTGCAAAATCATCTTTAACCTTTAACCCGTTTGGAGTATCTAATGGCAACTATTATTGCAATTTCTGGTTTTAAGCGTTCTGGCAAGGATACATTCGCAGAAGAAGTACGTGATGCGCTATATGGTTATTCTGCTATTGGAAGTGTCTATATTGAACCAATGGCTGCAGCGATCAAAAATGTTGTTGGACAGATCTACAATGTCAGCGAGAATTCTTATCTTGATGCTGGTCTAACAAAGGAATCTCCTCTTCCGGAATTGACCAAATACTATCTACCAAAAGTAAAGTCTGCTGTTCCATTTGGTAGCTATCGTTATGCGTTGGATCTCGTTGGTGAGACAATGAAAACTCTTTTTGGACCAGACGTTTGGGTTGATGCCATTAAGAGATTTGTAAATGATACAACTTTCTTTTCTACTGGAGACGGTCTGATCATTCCTGATATTCGATTTGCTCAGGAACAGAAGATGTTGGCAGATCTGGAAAAGGAAGGACATCGTGTGATCCGAGTTTTGGTACTTCGCAAAGACGCTATTCCTGAATGGGCAAAGCATGGTCTGGTTCCTTCTAATCCGGAAGAACTGAAGATCATCAAGAAAGACTTCCGTGCCTCTAATCCTGAAATTGATTGGTGTATTTCTAATCCGAAATTTGATTTTATTGTAAAAAATGATGGACCGATTGAAGAAGTCGCTGAAATTGCTAAAGAATTTGTTAAAAAGTTTTTCAAAGACGCGTAATAATCTAAAAGAAAAGTGATAAAAGAGGGTCTTTCCTATTGACAGGGGAGACCCTTTTGATTATTCTGAATCCAACAAGGAGCAATTATATGAGATACTGCTACATTCATGGATTCAACTCTGGACCGAAAACGTCTACGCTAGATGCCTTAAGATCTGATCTCGGTGTGGAAGTCTTTGGGTTGTCTTACAAATCTCAGTTCACATACTACCAGAACATTGAAAAGCTCTCCAGACAAATCAATGATCTTAGAGAACCGTGCATCTTGATCGGAACATCTCTTGGTGGATTTTATGCCAGTCGACTTCTTATCAACTACAATGTTTCTGGTGCTGTCATGTTCAACCCATGCAACTGTCCAGCCGAAGAACTCCAACAATTCATCGGACTGAATACCAACTTTTCAACTGGAGAACAGTACGAGCTGACTGATTATATTGTAGACACATATTCCATGGCTACAGAATTAGATCTTCGTAATGTCATGAAACCAAAGTTGGTTTATCTCGCCAACAATGATGAATTGATAAATAATACTGAATCAGAATCGTACTGGAATGGATGTGCTCAGATAGAATGGTTTGAAGGAAACCATCGAGTCACAGATTTCAGTCCGTTCAAAGATGAAATTCTTTCAATGGAGCATCTTATATATCTATGATAACTTTTTCAGAATTTTTAAATGAGTCTTATGTAAATTTGTTCAAGCCAGATGAAAAGAAAGTATATGCTGATGAAGTGTTTGCTCTACTACAAAATTCATATAAGAAAGTTGGTGGTCTGAAAGGATCTGGTTTCAATTCACCAGATGATATGGTTGCGCGTATTCCGTTCTGGAAGCTTGTACGCAAAAATGATAAGATAGTAGCGGCGGTATTCTATAAGGATTCTGGTGGTAGAAAGTTGGTTGCCCTTGGAACTGATGGCTCTCCAGAAGGTAAAGCTGCTATAGTTGATTTGATGAAAGCTGAAATTACTAGACAGAGATCTTATTCTGAAGTCTCAGAACCAGTTGTTTCGTTCATCAAGAAATATGTATTGTCTAATCTAGAACAATATATGATCCCAGCCGATCAAGTTGCAGAGATCCTTGGAAAGGAGATTCGTATTACTGGAAAGTATACTTATACTCGTGAGATCGGTGGAAACCATCATGAAAAGTTAATGTTTGGAAAACCCGGAGTCAAGTTCTACTAAAATGTTAACATTTATTATACTTATATGGATTGGATTTTTTACTTGGGCTTTATGGTATCTTGGTGATTTTTAGTTGACATTCTATCATCTCCTTGTTATTTGTTATTCTCAATGGCGACAATAACAAGGAGATTCTAAATGAAATCCGTCTCTCAAATCCTCGAACAACTCTCTTCTACCAATTCTTCTAACGACAAGTTGAATATTCTCTCAGCAAATATTGATAACAAAGATCTTCAGCGATTCTTTTTCTATGCTTTGAATCCTCACTATGTTTATGGACTCAAAAAGATTCCTGGATATGTAAAGCGATCTGAAACAGTAATAGAAGCAACGGTTTTTCACTTTCTCGATGCTCTCAGAGGACGTAAAGTTACTGGTAATAAGGCAATAGAAGAATTGAAAGGGATCCTTGAGAATACATCTGATGACTTAGAATGCCAGATTCTCAAAATTATCAAGAAGGATCCTGATGTTGGAGTTTCTTCCGGGTTGATTGAAAGAGTCTGGCCGTTGCTTTTACCTATTGGAGTAAAGCTCTGCAAGGCACAACCGTATTCTCCTAAAGCAATTTCCAAAATCTCTTTTCCTGCTATCTCTGACCTGAAAGCTGATGGAGCAAGGGTTAATGCTTTTATCTATAAAGATCGTGTTGAACTGTTCTCCTCTGGTAGTCTGAAACTTCATGGAGTCAAAATCCTCGAAGATGATATTCTATTGAGTGGAGCAACTGAACACGTTCTTGACGGCGAGTGTGTTGTTCTTGAAGAAGATATGAAAACCGTTATGCCTCGGAAGAAAGGAAACGGAATCATCACCAAAGCAATCAAGGGAACTATCTCTCCCGAAGAAGCAAACCGAATTCGTTTTCATGTTTGGGATCTCATTGGATTCAGATCTTATAATGACTCAACCAAATATCCTACTGCTGGATATAGAGCTCGTCGAGAATCTCTCATTCACAGGATCACTCCATGTTCTCGAGTTGAAATGATTGAGTCCAAGATTGTCAACAATATTACAGAAGCAATTGCTCATTTCAAAGAGATGCTTGCGCTTGGACAAGAAGGAACCATCCTGAAGAATCTCGATTTCATTTGGGATGGCAAGAGGGTTCAAGATTGCGTCAAGTTCAAACTGATCATTGAGAATACTCTGAAATGTATTGATGTCAAGATCTCTATTGAGACCAAATACGAAGGGCAAATTGGAGCTCTGATATGTGAATCAGCTGATAAGAAGGTTGTTGTTTCTGTTGGATCTGGATTGTCTGATGATGATCGTATTAAATATAGCATGGAATCGCCGATCGGAAAGTTCTTCGAAGTACGTTCTAATGGTTTGATCTCAGATGAATCAGGATGGTCATTGTATTTGCCGCGCTTGGTAGAAGAACGCTTTGACAAGTCAGAAGCAGATGATTTTGAGACCATTGAAGCCCTGTCTAATGGATCACAAATGCTGCTGAATGAATAACAGATTACTAAATTCTCTTTGTATAAATAAATCCCCGCTTAAAAATATGGAGGCATATGAAAGTTACTTTGATAGGTATTTCCGTCCCAAACATTCAACAGACTTATCAGGAGGATTGTGATCCAGACAAAGTTGTTTATACAGCATTAGCACAATGCTACAACGATTCTTTCAATCCGTTATCAGACAAATATCCTTCTGTAGAAGAGATGAAAAAGGTCATTAATCATGTAATAAAATCTGGCCATCATTCAGTAGCAGAACATGTCTATTTTAGTTTTCTAATTGAAGATGTTAGTAGAGCATTGACGCATCAGTTGGTACGTCATAGAATTGCGAGTTATTCACAGAAATCTCAACGATATACTGATGGATCATTCTTTTCTTATGTAGTTCCACCGACAATTGCGAAGAATGATGATGATCGTAAAGCATATGTAGATCATATGGAATCTACTCAGAAGCTCTATGCTAAACTTGTAGATTCTGGTGTTCCTCATGAAGATGCTCGGTTTATTCTACCAAATGCGTGCACGTCCAATATAGTAATGACAATGAATATTCGTTCATTGGGTGAGTTCTTTGCTAAGAGACTTTGTAAGAGAGCTCAATGGGAAATTCGTGATCTAGCATCTGTAATGGCTGTTAAACTACAAGATGTTGCTCCGACGTTTTTCAAAGATAATAAACTTGGATATGCTGCATGTATTCAGAACGGTTTTTGTAAAGAAGGAAAGTCTTGTGGTATGATGCCGAAACTAGACGATCTAAAGAATGCTTATAAAATTCTACAGGTACAAAAAGATGAAGTATATAACAGGCGATGAAGCAACAGAATATATTTCTAAGTTTGAAGATGAACTGAAAGCTCTATTAGAAAAGTATAAAGCTGAAGCCAATATAGAAGATAACTGGAACGGATATTCTGAATGTGGTAGAGATCTTCATATTGTATTTGAACTAAAAGATTGTTTAAAAGAATTAGAATTCGGTTCTTGGATAGATAAAGATACCAAAGGTAAAATTGAATAAAGGAGATATATCGAAAGAATGGCTAAAAAGTTAAAACCAATGGTCCGGTTGAATAAGGATCAGATCGAGCAGAAACAATTATTTATTGATAGCTACAAAGGAGCGAAGAACGCTGCTATTGGATCTTCAGTAGATGCTAACTCAAATGTGGTATCTAAAACTGTTGCAACTCTTGGTGCTGAATTATTTAAGGATTTTCATATTCAGATTAATAGAAAAACGGTCTATGATAAAATTGCTGAGATGTTCGATCAAGAAACAGCTGACAAATACGTAGAATGGTTAGAAGACCATCGAATCTATAGACATGATGAGACTGCTCAAACTCCTGGGACTCCATATTGTGTTGCTATCAATATGTATCCCTTTCTTGAACATGGCATGACTAGACTCGGTGGAGAATCAAAAGCTCCTAAACATTTAGAATCTTATTGTGGATCCTTTATCAATTTGGTCTTTGCTATTAGTTCTCAGTTTGCTGGTGCTGTTGCTACTGTAGAATTCTTATTGTACTTTCACTATTTTGCTAAGAAGGACTATGGTGTCGATTATCTCCATACAGAAACCGAGAGAGTCAAATCAAAACTTCAACATGTAGTATATTCTTTAAATCAACCCGCTGCAGCAAGGGGCTGGCAATCTGTATTTTGGAATGTTTCTGTATTTGATAGATACTTCTATGAATCTATGTTTGGTAACTTTATGTTTCCAGACTTTACAAAAGTAGACTATGATGAATTCAACGAAATGCAGAAGTTCTTTCTTGAATGGCTATTAGATGAAAGATCTAAGTCTTTGCTAACCTTTCCAGTACTAACGGAAGCTTCTTTGAATGCAGAAGATGATGCAAAGGATTTAGAATGGGCTGACTTTATTGCAGAAATACGCGCAAAAGGTTTATCTATGTTTTCTTTTAATGATAAAACAGCATCAAGTTTGTCCAGCTGCTGCAGATTAGCCTCAAAGCTAGATGATACCATAAACGATTTCTCATTCTCACTTGGGGCAGGCGGTGTTAGTACAGGAAGTACTAGTGTCATTACAATCAATATAAACAATGTAATACAGAAAGGTTATGAATTAGAAGAAACAATCAAAGAAGTACAGAAGTTCCAGGTTGCAAATAGAAAACTTGTAGAAGAATATGTTTCTGATGGATTGCTTCCCGCTTATAACGCAGGATTTATTAGTCTAGATAAACAGTTCGTCACACTTGGCGTTCTTGGACTAAACGAAGCAGCTGAGTATCTCGGTTATACAGTTGGCAACAATGACGCGTATAAAGATTGGGCTGCTGGGATTTTCAAATTGTTCTCGGATCTTAATTCTGAAGCTCGTCAAAAATACGGCATCAAATTCAATACTGAGTGTGTTCCTGGAGAATCTCTAGGTGTCAAGTTTGCTAATTGGGATAAAGAAGCTGGTCTAAAAGTAAATCGTGATTGTTATAATTCATATATGTATCTACCAGAATCAACTGATACTTCTATTCCAGACAAGTTTCAGCTTCATGGTGGAAATATTGCAGAAATGCAAGATGGCGGTTCTGCTCTACATTGTAATCTATCTCAGCTACCAGACAAAGAACTCTTCAGATGGCTTCGTAAACTTGCTGCTGTCTATGGAACAAAATATTGGACAACCAATGTTCTGACATCAGTCTGTGAAGAATGCGGTCATATTGATATGAGAACAGTTGATGTGTGTTCTGTTTGTGGATCAACAAATATCAACTGGGCTACACGTGTTATCGGATATCTTCGTAAAATTGCCAACTATTCTGAAGGTAGACAGAAAGAAGCAGCTATCAGATATTACCACTAAAATAAATAAAAGTTGTTGACATCTAGACTCCGAATGGTTATTCTAATCTTAATTGAACGGAAACATATAACCATTCGGAGTTATCATGCTTTACCACCCCACTTACACTGCCGCAATTTCTACTGCTCTTGATTCCGCTGAAGAACTCGGTTATTCCTATGATGAAAATGAATACTTTGATACAATAGCAATCGGAACATCTCGTCCAAAAGTTGGCGAGACTTCGAGATTCTCCCTTAGACTTCGTCACAATAGCATGAAAGCCACTGATGCTGATGTATATATTCATGTACAGGTTTATGGAATGGAATCTGGAATGTACGAACTTAACTTTTATATTCTGTAAAACAATTATTGACATTCTATAAGCTATTAGTTATTCTAAACTCAATTGAACAACAAATCCCTGGAGGATTAAGATGAACACACGATTTCATTATACTGATTTTTCAGTTTATTCCGACCTCTACAAAGACGTTTATGGATTTCGTCCTCGCAGTATTCCTTTCACAACAGTTGCAGAGTATCGAGCCGAGATGACACAACTCAGTGAGATGCTCAAAGATGACATTTCTGTAGAAAAACAAGAAATAAAATTTGCAGTTGATAGATTCAATCAAATTGTGTCTGATACCATGAATACTTGTAATTGTTCATGGAAAAAGGCTATTGATTTTTTAATGGATGCAGAAGACAATGTATATGTTTCTGATGATATGGAATTCTTTCTGTATCATTATGGAATCTATGGGAATCTAGCGTATGAGATTATCAGAAAGTACAAGGAGGAAAACTAAAATGTTCGCAGATATTTATGTCAGAGACGGATACGGAGATACAATTATCAGACGCAAGCAGGTGAAGCATTGTCCTCATAAAGGTGAACGAGTCGAGTTGGATGGTGTATACTATAATATTGTCGATATAGTTCATCGTCTTGATTATGATTGTTTTAACCTTATTTTGGAGAGGAGCTACAAATGAAACTCGCTATTGTCGGATCCAGAACGTTTACCGATTATCTGTTTTTAGAATCTACTATAATGACTAGGATAAATAAAACTGTAACTGAGATCGTTTCTGGTGGAGCTCCTGGTGCTGATAGTCTTGCTGAAGATTTCGCAAAGAAGTTCCGACTGAAAATGAAAGTATTCCCTGCAGATTGGAAAGGGCTTGGAAAGAAAGCTGGATATCTTCGGAATATTTCTATTATAGAATATTCTGATATTGTAATTGCTTTTTGGGATTTTGTTTCTCCTGGAACAAAATCATCTATTAACCTTGCTTATAAGATGCACAAGGAATTGCATATCATCGACGTACGAACCAATAAAAATGGAGTTTATAATGAAAACATTTAAGGAATTCATAGAAGAAGCAACTAAGGAAATGACCCTCAAACAGGTCATGAAGAAAATCAATGACGGCTACTGGGAAGCCGAACAAGATATGAAAGTTGGTCGTCACGCTATCCTTAGAGATATCAGGACCAAGAAACGGATCACTGTCTATATCAAGGAAGATCTAAACGAAGAATTTAAGACGGGTGATTACGTAAAACACACAAAAAGTGGCGTTGTTGGCAAGATTGTGAATGTTGCCAGCGATAAGGCCGCCGTCGATGTCAAATGGAATAGTGGAAAAACCACTACAACTGATCCAAAGAAATTGACTAAATTCAATCTAAAGGAAGATCTAATCGAAGCTGCTCAAGAAAAAGATCTTGATCCTAAGAAGAAGATCGTTGTCAAAGGTGTCAAGGGAGCAAAGTCCAAGCCTTTCGTAAAGAAATTCAGAAATATGGACGCATACGAAAAGTGGACTGATTCTGATGAGTTTGGTGATTTCGAAGTTCATCAGATTATGAATGAGTCTGATGAAGATAATTATATCAATGAAGCTGAGGACGTACACAACTTTATTAGTGACATGATCATGGACTTCGAAAAGAAACTTGAAAGTGTCATTTCAAAGGGTGCTAAGTCGATTGATCCAACTGTTCTTAAAGAACTCAAGAAACTTGAAGCTGAATGTGGCAAAGTTCGCAAAGGTAAATTACACGACGTTAGACCTGGGCGTTAATATGAAAACGTTCACAGAATATATCAATGAGAGCTTTACAGTTAAAGCTGGCCTTCAGGGAGCTCTCAATGTCAATGGTAAAGACATTGCTAAAGTTGTAAAGCATGGAAACAATGTCTTTATTATGATTGACAAAAAAGACGGTGACAAAAATCGTCTTCTGGTTCCAGGTGGAAAAGATATGCTATCATCTGAGATAGTTGATTGGTTTACATCTTATCTCAAAAAGAATCCAAAGGTTCTGTCTGAAGATTTAGAAGAAGCGTATACTCTTTCTGGAACTCCCGAAGAAGCAAAGAAAGCGATAGATCAATACATGAAAGCTATCCAGGGTCTTGGAATTTCAAAAGAAATTGTCAAGGCTGGTGTAGATGCTATCATGGCAAACTTCAAAAAGGATTGTAAAAAATGAAAACATTTAGCGAATATTTGAATGAGTCTATTGATTATACAAAGAAAAAACATCCAGATGGCGGAGAGCTCGCAATTCTCATAAATCCTTTGAAAAATGATGGCGAAGATGGAAAGTATACAGTAGTGCTTCGTCCGAATAGAAAAAAAGGATCAATAAAAACTCGAAAATCTATAAACATACAATCTTTTAATAATCTTCATGATGCTGAAAAGGCAAAAAAAGAATATGCTATAAAATTTGGTTATGGTATAGTAGGATCGAAATAAATGATCAATTATTCACTCTTTGTAGAACTCTGTGATCTAGTAGAAAAGTATAAAGACCGTTATGAGGAATCTAAACGGTCTCATATTGAAAAGGTCATAACAAACGGAAAGAAACTGTTCTATTCTGGAATGTTTCCGACACTACCAGATCTGTTTTTGTCTGAACTAGAATCTCATGACAATACAAAGTTCTACTCTGATGAATATTTTGGAGCAGTCCTTCGGCACGCTGTTAATTTCTGTGGTGCTAAATATCCCTCTAAAGATATAGAAGACTTTGCTAATAGTTCAATTGATACCCATAAGAAATTGAATTCTCATCATCCAGAGAGCTTTCTAAACCCAAATGATATGACTCTAATGCATCTTGCTTTAATGATATCTGACTGGGAAGCTGTTGCGTCAGAGGAAAAGAATTCTACTAGAGAATGGTGGAACAAGGTCAAGGGCAACTATAACTTTGATGATGAACATGTATATATGATTGAACGACTGATTTGGTTTTTTGAGAACTATTCATGATAACCTTTACTACCTTTCTAAATGAGTCTGTTCTAAAAGTAAAGAACAAGTCTCTATCAGTTGTCTCTGCTGACAGGAACAAACTTGTCAGCATCAATATTAAAAAATTTGATGAAGCTTTCAAGAAGTCTAATATGTATATCGGTCCTGGTGGATCTGGATCTATTCATGGTAGATATAAACGGTTTGGAATATTTGTCTTTGGTGGAGTAGAAGATATTGGAGGAGGGATCAAGATTCCCTCCAAAGGTGTTGATTCAATTGAAGCTCCACAGGTTTCAGTCAATGACATCGGAGAGATCAGCTTTACCAATGGCCGGCATAGATATGCATGGCTTCGAGACAACAAAGCTGATAAGATTTTTGTTTCAATGGATCCGACATCGATCAAGAACGCCAAGGACTTTGGATACATTTAAAGACTTTCAAGCGCCGCAACGAAACAGTCAATAATATCGGGACCTTACGGTCCCTTTTTTAATTTTCTGCTAATTTTGTTGGTAAATATACAGCAATTTTCGTCAATTTCGGGAATAGTCAATTAATTCAACAGGTTAGATGAAATATAGACACACTCTAAGTGGTTGATTTAATTCAACAAAAAAAGATACCGTTATTTTCCACAACATTTTTCGTAAATCACAAAAGTGAACCGTTTAAAGTAGACAGCTGAAGGTTTTCTATATGTATTTCGCTGAATATTCTACTAGAGAAGAGCGAAGCTAAATCTTTCCACTGAGGGAACCGAAGTGGATGTCCGCAAGGACAAAACTCTGATGAGATTTTATTAGATCACCGGAGTGAATACTTAAAGTAGACAGCTGAAAGTATTTTTAGACTAAAACTTTAGAGTCTCTAAGGTGGGCGGTAAAAAGTATATCTAAATCGTTCTATGAAATTCTATTTCAATTAATGATCAACCAATTTCTTCTATTGCCTCTAATTGTTCCCTAGCGGGAAATGGCCTCGGTTCCCTTCGGCCAAAGTTTTAATGGTTTCTATAAATATTTCTATGGAAACCTTCTATCAAATTTTCAACTAAGTTTCTATTAATTTTTATTCATTATTTCTATGTTATATCCATGTTTTATAGCTCCAAACTATATTTGCTTGTGACTAAGTATTCAAGATTATTGAAAATGATGAATTCGGCAACAATTTCAGCTATTCTATTGACAACTGAAGAATTTTGGAGTATATTAATCTTTTAACGGAGGATATCTATGACTGAACAACTATCTCTATTGGCTTATCACAAACATCAATTCGTTCCGGTTGATAGAACACTTGAAATTTATTTTTCAGGATGTACTCATCAGTGTCCAGGATGTCATAACTCAGAACTATGGGAACGGACGTCTGAGAATACTACTTGGATCTCTCCTATGAATCTTGTTGAAGGCCTGTTAGACTACAAGGACATTGCTACATCGGTCCATATTCTTGGTGGGGAACCTTTGGACCAAGATCATCAAGCTCTTTATGTGTTTATTCATTTCCTTGACAGCGTTGGTTTCAAAAATATCATTTTCTTTACTGCAAATGATATATCAGAAAGCGATGTATCTAAAAGTATTATGTTTGACTATTGTTCATTTGTCAAGGTTGGAGCTTATGATGAGTCCTTGACAGACGGTGCTTATGTTGATATTGAAACTGGAATCAAGTTAGCTTCATCTAACCAGAAAATCTACAAAGGACGAAAACATGAGTAAAGAATACAAGAAGCATATGACCTTTTTGAGAATCGCAAAAGAATTTGCAAATCTGTCTCATTGTGTTTCTCATAAGGTTGCTGCTATTGCTGTAAAGGATGGAAGGATCGTTTGTTCTGGTATCAATGGGACTCCTCCCGGAGATGCTAACTGTGATGATATCTTTGATGCTGATAATTTTGATAGAGAAGAACACAAAATCTTCTCAGACAAGAAAGAACTTCATGCTGAAATGAATTTGATTCTCTCAGCAGCTCGTGAAGGCATTTCGTTGAAAGGATCTACTCTATATTGTACGTTGTTTCCTTGCGGACAGTGCATCAAGAATCTTATGCTGTCTGGTATCTCTACTATCTATTACGCAAAGGTCTATGACAGATATTCAGAAAAAGAATACAATGACACGTTGTGGTGGTGTCGGGATCGTGGAATTACTATTGAACATATCCAAGTATAAATAATTCAAAATAGACCCAAGGAGATTTATATGGCACGGAAAAAGAAAGATGTAGAAGTAGTTAAAGAAACATTTGATACTCCAGAAGAAGTGGTAGAACCAGTTGTAGAAACGTTTGCTGATATCACTGTAGATGAAATGCTTCCAGTATCAGATGCAGATGAAGAAGTTAAACCAGTAGTTGAAGAAATAGTTGAAGAAGTAAAGGATCCTGCTGTTAGTGAAGTATTATTCCCTCTAGTAGTTGGACTTGTTGCTGATGGATATCAGGCTAGTGATATCAAGGCTCGTGTAAAAGCTATTGTAGAAAAGCGAGAAATTCATGGAGATCTAACCAAATTCTATGAGCAACGTTTTACTAAGGATATGATTCTTGTTCTGTCGGAGCTTAAGTAAGATGGTACTGACATTCAGAGAGTTTCATAATACTGTCAAGAAGGTTGAAGAAGCCTTTAACGAGAATACTGATGAGACTATCGAGGGCTTCTTCGAGAAACTAGAAGAAAAACAAGTCTGTCTTGAAACCGTTATGACTGGTGATATTGCTCAGATGACTCTTCCTCTCGGAGTTATGCGTAGACGTAAACCTATTCCGGAGACTGTTCCTGACAATTCAGAAATGGAAAAATGGATAGCTGCAAACAAAGCTGCTTTCAAGAAACGCTATGGTGATGACTGGGAAAAGGTCCTTTATTCTACAGCAGAAGCCCTCTACAAGAAATGATAGTTGCTGGTGTAGATTACAGCATGTCGTCACCAAGCATTTGTGTGTACGATACTGAATCTGGTGATTTGTCTCATCAGAACTGTTTCTATTTCTATAAACAGGTTGTTCCGTCTATAAAGGAAATGAGTAGGATCTGTCAGTTAGATCTGATAAATATCTTTCCTGGATATCAGAGCAAGTTTGAAGATGAATTCACTAAAGTATTCTGTCTAGCTGATTGGGGATATTCTATCATACGAGAAATGAAAGTAGAACTTGTAGCTCTCGAAAGTTATGCTTTTGGTGCGTCTGGCAGAGTATTCAATATTGCTGAAGCTACTGGATTATTCAAGATGTTTCTTCGGTTGAACAAAATTCCTTTATTGACTTTTGCTCCATCTCAGATTAAAAAGGTTTTTTCAGGAAAAGGAAATAGTAATAAGAACGCAATGATCAAATTCTACAATGATAAATATAGCGTTAATATGTGGGATATTTTTGGAGTTGAAGAAAAAGTTGAAGCTCCGATTGCTGATCTTGTTGATTCGCATGCTATTCTTTATACATATCTAGAACTAAAATCTTAGGAGGCCTTAATGATTTACACCAAAGTTGGGGATGTAAAGTCCCCTTGTCGCGCTAATGATACTGATGCGGGTATCGACTTCTACGTTCCAAATGACTTTTCTCCAATTACACTTGATCCACAAAAAGACATTCTCATTCCTCTCGGAATCAAAGTACAAGTTCCAAATGGATATGCTTTAATTGCATTCAATAAATCTGGTGTGGCCACTAAAAAGAAATTTGTTGTCGGTGCGTGTTGTGTAGACGTAGGCTATGAAGGTGTTGTGCATTGTCATATTCTCAACGCTGGAACAGAACCACAAGAAATTATTCCAGGAATGAAGATTGTTCAGTTTGTTCTTCTTCCTATTAGCTCAGCACATCCTAAAGAGGTATCTAACGATGAATATACAGCATGTTGTGGATCAAACCGCGGAGCAGGCGGATTCGGATCAACTGGCGTCTAACTATACTGTCAATCTATATGTAATGGATCCTTCTGGGATCCGCGAAATACTTATTGAGACCCAGTTAGATTTGATCTCTGCTTATTATCTACAGAAGAATCTAAATGCTTCTATTGAACTATTGAGAAAAACAAAAGATTCTGTTGCTGTTTCATTTACTTATATTAAAGACGGCGAACTTTGTTCTTGTGGGTTTATCAATGTTGTTGGGATCGTTCATAACATTCCAGTATTGAAAGCACAAGAAATTCCAGATGAGGTGATTGATGAATAAGCATAAAGGATATTCTCGTATTCTAATGGACATCGACAACACTATCTCGTTTACTACTGATAGGGACTATGCTAATGCGGTTCCTAATATGCCAGTAATAAAAAAGATGAGAGAGCTTGCTTCTCAAGGTGTAAACTTTGTTTTGTTTACTGCTCGGGGAATGGTGACATTTGAAGACAATGTAGATGCAGCTGAGAGGCGTCATAGACCACAGCTAGAAGAATGGATGAAAAGGTACAATGTTCCTTATTCTGATATTGTATTTGGAAAACCATTTGCTTTAGCTATTGTAGATGATACTGCTATCAGACCAAATGAATTCTTGGAGTTATCTCTTGATAAAACAACACACACCGATAGTAATTGATAGCAACAAAAAGGAATCAGTGGTTTTCATGGTTCCTTTTTGTCCGTCCAAGACTATCAAGTATTCACCTATTTTTGGATTCAAGTATACAATTTTAAAGGAATTGCAGAACCAATTCAATGTGATCATTATCGGTGGAGACACTGAACTGTCTACAGAATTCAATTATTTTCGTCCAGACCAGAAAAGATTTGATGAAATAAAAGAATCAGAATTCAAGAAAAAGACTGAGACTGATAATCATTTTTTATATAACTATAATATCATCAAAGGCCATCTACGAGACGTTCTAAAAGTTATTTCTGGATTGAACGTCAAGTATATACTAAACAATGATGAAGGTATGTGGCTTCCGTTGATGAAGTATAAGCTCAAAGAATTTAAACACGAGTTCAACGAGTTCTTTGACTATACTGGAGATGATCTTAGTATAATTCAAAAGAAAAATGAATATAGTGAAGAAGTCTCAAACAATATACATCGGCATGTCAATATTCTTGCATATTCTCAGGTCCGCCAAGCATTTCAGTATTGTCTGATTGATGTTCTAGTTGAGATGTTTCAGAATACTCTAAAATCTTTTGACAATTTTGTTATAGATCCGGTGAACTTTGCTCCGTACTATAATAACCTTCCGGTTCCAAATAGGAATCTTTATTTTGTTGATGACAATAGAGGAACACGTAACTTTCAGAAATTTCCAATTGGACAATTACAACACGCCTATCATGATGAAGCCGTTAAGACCATAAACCCGTTAGACGATGAAGATCCGATTGTAAAAGATAAAATCTTTATTCATTATAGCTCATTGTTCCATGAGAAAGGTTCTAGATTGGACCTGTGGAATTTATATTTCAAAGATCTAAGAATCGAAAATTCTTCTCTGTTTATTCCAATGAAGTCTAATGGATTCTTTTTCAAATCAGAAAAGGAATTGAACGGATCACAGCGTTTGATTTCTGAAATGGATAAACTATATAAGATTTTTGGAGAAGATCTTGTTGATGAAGTTAATTCGCATCCAATGTATTGTAAATGGTTTAAACCCGAGCAATGCAATGATATTCTAAAGCAGTATCGTTATTCTACGATCATTCGTTGTATGTCTCATTATGATTCGTTGAACTATCGTCCGGTTCTATATACTTACAATAAAGTATTACCGTTGTTAGATCCAATGTATGATCCGGCATACTTACATATTCCGAAAGAGATTCAGGAATTGCTTTTAGTACGAGATCATAAAGACATTGAAGACAAAGTAAAGTATTACGAACAACGCCCACAAGAACGTGAAGATATATTGGAATTTCTATGGAACCATTTCGAGATTGACAAATGGAAGAATCCAGAATATATTGACTCATTAATCAAATCATATTGGAGTTAAAAATTTATGGCTAATGTAATCTATGCCAAATTCGGTAAAAGTATTCTTTTTGACGAATCCAAATGGTCACCAGCCGGAGGAGATAATGAAGCATCTTATCTCCTTTTTGCAATGGCTCGGTTCTATCCTGAACATACCTTTTGGATCGTTGGTAAATCTGATTGGGATAGAGTCTTTCCAGAAGGTCATGAAAAATTTCCAAATATCAAGTATATCTGGTCTAAGGAATATTGGGAAGATGCGACCAATCCGAACAAATATTCTGATGATGAAGATAAAAATGTCGTTATAGAAAAGTATTGTAACTATACATATAAGACATTTCAGCGTCTAGGAATTACTATTGATTACGGTATCCTTCTGATGGGAATTATGTACAATGCTCATATTCCGAACTGCGTCCCAAAGACTCGCGGAGTAAAGGATACTGATCCAATTGAATTTTGTAAGCCGTTAGAATGCCCGCTGAAGTATTCTTCTCATATCAATGTTCTATTGAATGAGACAGATGTTCCATGGATGATTATCTGTACTGATCCTCGCCAAACAAGAAACAAACCCAAGGATCTGATCAACCAAGCATATATTGTAGCATCTCAAATTGATGACGTCTATTCTAAAGCTGGAACAAAACATTGGTATAACGGAAAGCACGTTCCTACTCTGAATGACAGACATCATGAGAGTTCTTATGCTGAATTCATCAATCTGTTATCTAGAGACCCTTATATGGAACTAAAGAATCTTGATCGAGATTGGTTTGCTAAAAAATCTGGATTCAATATGATAGTAAATGAGGGCATACCTTCAACAGATCCAAATAAGAAACCTCCACGCTGGCATCCGTTGAATGAATATATTCTATCAGATCCATTGTTTGAATGTTCTATCTATGGCAAATGGACAGACGAAGTACTTGATTCTGATAGTAGATTTAAAGGACCGATCCACCCGAATAGTCTTGGAACTGTTCTAGAGACTACTAAATATACATTCTGTATTCCGATCGATGCTGGATGGATGACTTCTAAATTTGTCGAGATGGCCCACTTCGGAGTAATTCCGTTTCTACATAAGGACTATGCATCTAAATCACTGTCAAAGAATTTCATTGATGACTATTTCTTTGTTTCTTCTAAAGAAGATCTGTTCAATAAAATAACAGACTTGGAATCATCCTTTGATAAATACATGGCAGTCATTGAAAAGCTGAAAAAAATTATCTTTATCAGTAATAGCATGGCTATGTATACTGGGGCCTTTGTTTCTGCTTCTATGGTCAATTTGATACACAAGCATGAACAACATACTGATATTTGGCCGTTGAAAACAAAAGAATCATTAAAAGAAACAATTACATTGAAAGATTATATGAAAGTATCAAATCCCATGGATGCTTTTTTCTAAGGAGTGCAAATGAATTTTACTTGGTCAGTTATTGTCCCTCTCATCGGCGGACTTCCACTTGCTATGAAAAATGTTTTTGAGAAAGATCCTGAATACATAATGAGTTATTCTCCATTTCAAAATAATGATAAACATTTTGTTTCTTATCTTCGTCAACATGGATGGAACGGAAAATATCATGTTCTTGATTCTGTAGAAGATTCTTGTATTGCTGATATTTGTACTGATGAACCCGAAACAAATGTAGATGTGGTTGGAGCTGTTTGTCCATGTGCTGGACTATCTTCTTTATCCGTTACAAGTAATGCTGATTCAGCTGTCAATCAATGGCTCTATACTTCAGCAGAATATGTATTGAAAAATCGGAAACCAAAGATCTTTTGGGGCGAGAATGCTCCGAGGCTTGCCACTGCGTCTGGAAAGAAGGTTGCTGATGAACTCTATGAGATCGGCAAAAAGTATGGATATCATTTTCTAATCTATTCAACCGAATCGCGTCTCCACGGCAATCCACAGATCAGACCAAGAACTTTCTATTTCTTTTTCAATAAAACGCATTTTGCTTCTATGCCAGTTCTTTATGATATTCCCAAAGAAACCCTTTCTTATGAAGTAGTCCTTGCTAAACCTCTAATAGAAAATGATCCGATGAACATTCTAATGAATCCGAATGTTCCGTCAAAGGATCCATATTACTCTTTCTTATATGAGCATCTGCAGGCTGAGTCTCATCGTGATCTAATAGAAAAGCTTTGTCCGTCTACTAACGGAGATAACAAATCTGCTAATCTATTGGTTTATTCTATCGATTATGTCGATAAGAATCATGGTGGTCTTGACTATCTAATTGATTGGTTTAAAGATAATGGCTTTGAGCGTGCATCTAAACGTATGTCTGATGTAAAAGCAAAAAGAGAATGCAATAAAGGAGCATGGTTGCATGGAACAACTGTTGCTAGAGATATAATCCCATCATTTGTTGCACATATGCCATCTTCTCTGATTCATCCATACGAAGACCGTTACTTGTATATTCGAGAAGGTCTCCGTCTAATGAAGATGCCTGATGATTTTATGCTTGCTAATGAGAATCCACTACGAGATCTAAATCATATCTGTCAGAACGTTATTGTTACTACTGCAGAACTAATGTGTAAAGAAATTATTCTTATGCTTACAGGGAATTCTCCAGTAACAGATGGGTCTTATGCTATACAGACTAACAAAGGTGGAACAACTGCTATTTGTGATCGGACACCAGTTGATGATTTATCTATCTCTTCTTTAGATGATTTTTGTTGACAGTAACTCAAAGAATGATTATTGTTTATCCATTAAATCAACCTAAACCTGGGGTTTTGAGATGAAGATTTCAAAGGAAGAAATCAACAAGATGAATCGGGCTGATGAGTTTTACCACATGTCGGTTGGCGAAAACAAGCGTCGGTGTAAAACTCATGAGTCTCAGAAACAGTATAAGAGAAAAGATAAGTATAAAAAAGATTTTTCGGAGGCTGAATGATTCTTTATGATTTTTCTGGTACTTTGTTCGCTGCAATCCACGTATCCCTTGCTCAGAACGGCTCTATTGTTACAGAAGAAAAGTTTCTTAGACATCTGATCATTAACTCTCTACGTCATTGTAATAACAAGTACAAAGACAAATATGGAGAGATGGTTGTCTGTCTAGATTCTCGTGATGGATATTGGAGAAAGAAGGATGTATTTCCATACTACAAATATGGAAGAAAAGAAGGACGCGAAGCTTCTGCTATTGATTGGAATACTATCTTTGTATCAATCAACAAGATCGTTGAAGAAGTAAAGACATACTTTCCGTATAAGATCCTCCAAGTTCCACTCTGTGAAGCTGATGATCTAATTGCTGTTCTTGCTAAGAATGCTGAAGAACTAACAGAAAAGAATATTCTTGATGAAATGACTCATCCTGTTTTGATTGTTTCTAATGATAAAGACATGAAACAATTGCATAAATATAAATGGGTTCGGCAGTATTTTCCACAGAAGGATACTATTCTACGAGAAGCCGACCCAAAAATGTTTCTGATTGAACAGGTTCTGAAAGGCGATAAAGGAGACGGTATTCCAAATGTCAGGTCAGCAGCCGATTCATTTGTCGTTGGAAAAAGACAACTTCCAGTCACAGCGAAGTTCATTCGAGAATTCTTAGAGATGGGGACAGCTGCTTTTACTACTGCAGAATATAACCGATACCGCGACAACAAGAAGCTGATTGACCTTTCAGAGATCCCGGATAAATATGAACAACAGATAGTTGAAGCATACAAATCGGCCAAACCAAATACAAACAAAATGGATCTCATGAAGTATTTTTGTGCAACAGATTTGAAACAGTGCTTAGAGAAGATATCTGAATTTTACTAAAAGGAACAAACTATGGCTTACACATTACTAGAAGTGATTGAGAATCCGAGGCGGATCAACAATATCGGAAGAGATTCTCTCTTCGATTATCTAGAAGAGGCGTCTAAAGATCAGGAAAGGTTTAATGCATATATGCAGATGTTGGACAACTTTGTTCCATGGGCTTATTCTGGTATTATGTTGGCTGCCTCTGATATCTATAGCCTAAAAGCATTGTTTGGTGATGAAATTGAAAATGCTGGAACAGTCAAATATGATCATGGATCTGTCGGACTACTTCCAGCAATCAAAATGATCTATACATATTATGAGATTGGGAATATTGTAGACGAAGTTCGTCGAGCGCAGATCATGACATATGCTGAATCGACTCTAGCATCAGACGATCATCGATTCTTTATCCGGATGCTTAAACAAGATGTTTCTAAAAAGGTTATGAAAGCGCTGAAACAGTATAAAGAAGATGGATTAATGCAGCCGAGATATGCCGAATACTTCAAGTTCTCTTATGAGAAACCTGTTTTGTGTGAACCCGCATCAGATTTTTCATATTTCATTCCAGTATCTAATCTATCAACAAAAGTAAAGTGTGAGAATGTACTATATGAGATGGACGGATCTATCTCTTCTTATAATTTGAATACGATCTATTCTGAACTTCGTAAAAATGGAATCAATACTTTTGCTTTACCACTTCGATGCTATATCTATTTTGATGGTGATGAAGCTGTTGCTTTTCAGACTCCCCAAAAAATGTACTATCTCAAAAAATGTATCTCATCTGCAGCAGTCTCATTAGCAGACGTAATTTCAAAGAATCCTACTCATATTCTTGACTGTGATATTGTTACTGGAGAAATCAAAGGATGCGCGTCAAAGGAAAACACAGAACTTGTAGAACGGTCTTTAGAAGTGAAATCTTCGTCTGTGTTAGCAATCCCAGTTCAGAATAACATCTACAGGATGCTACAGTGCGTTCTAAAGGATGATAACTTGATTACTATATCAACATACACCGGATTCGAGAAAGCTCCCGGAAAGAAAATTAAAGTCATTGAACATAATCAGGTATTCTATCTGTTAGAATAGAATCTTCAAAAACTTTTTCTTCTGAAAAGCGTTTTTCTGATTGACAGATTAACGCTTTTTTTATATTCTGTTTCTACCAATTGAAACGGGGGACAAATGATCTGGATAAAATCTTTTTGGCTGGTTCTCACCGGATATGACTATTTTATTGTTGACGGCGAGGTCTTTGGGTATTATCATAAGGCTAAACCATACTACGATAGTCTAAACGATTCTCATGTTGTTATGCTTGGTTACAATATTATTATTGGCAGGACTTCAAAGGTTCACGAAAAATATAACCGGAACGGCACGTCTGTTCAATTCTAGGAGATTCACATGTTAGCTTACACCAAAGATCTAAAGGTTTTTCGTTCCAAGGATTTCAACTACAACTTTGATATGAAGACGGGATTCACTCAGCTCTGGGGCAGAACAGCTGATGAAGATCCTGAAGTTGCACCGTTTCCTGTAATAGCCGACATAGAGATTACAGAGGTTTGTGCTGGACCCGGGGGAGTAATTTGTCCATTCTGTTATAAATCAAACGTTCCTCATAAAGGTTCTGTAATGTCATTGGAACTTGCAAAGAACATCATCGACAAGCTTCCAAAAGAACTCACCCAGATTGCATTTGGTGTTGATGCTCAATGTGAATCCAATCCAGAATGGTATGAAATTTTTGCATATGCTCGTAGATCTGGATTCATTCCAAACGTAACTGTTGCAGATATTACAGAAGAGACTGCAGTAAAACTTGCAAACATGTGCGGGGCCGTTGCAGTTTCCAGGTATGCTGATAAGAACTGGTGTTATGACTCAATTGAAAAGCTTACACGGAATGGTCTAAAGCAGGTAAATATCCATATTCTACTCAGCGCAGAAACGCTTCCATGGGTCTATGAAACAATTGAAGACGCAAAAACAGATCCTCGTCTTGCTGGTCTGAATGCAATTGTATTCCTTTCGTTGAAACAGAAAGGCCGAGGTGTACACTTCAACAGAGTTTCTCAGGAGCAATACAAAGAAGTTGTAGGTAAGTGCTTTTCTACTGGTATAAGTTTTGGCTTTGACAGCTGTCAAGGCGCAGCATTTCTGAAGACTATCAAAGACCGTCCTGATTATAAAAAGATTGAGCAAAGTGTGGATCCTTGTGAGTCGACAAGATTCTCCATGTACGCCAACGCTCGTGGAGATTTCTTCCCCTGTTCGTTTATGGAAGGAGTTCCTGGATGGGAAGATGGATTATCCATTGCTGAAGCAAAAACATTTGAAGAGATCTGGACACACCCACGAACCGAAGAGTTTAGGAAGAAATGTGTCGAATGTCTGAATAATAAAATCGGCTGCCAATATTACGATATTATGTAGAGGGATATATGACAGAAGAGAGTCTTGTATATAGACTACAAAAACGAGCAGAGATTCGTCGGCAAATTCCAGGTAGAAAATCTGTGCAGGAAAACAAACCTGACCGAATTGCTGATTTATTAGAGGAAGCTGCAGCTGAAATTCTATATCTGAAGAAGATTGTTGAAGCACCTTGGAAATGCGATGTCTGTGGTAATTATGTATCTAATGAATGCGCAGAAACGGAGTAGATCATGAAAATTAGAAACGGATTTGTTTCCAATAGTTCAAGCAGTAGCTTTATTGTCATCAATGATTCTGGTAATAAAGTTCATCCTTCATTTGGAGATGTTCTTGAAATTCGAATGACTGATGGAGAATATGAGTTTGGGTGGCAGGTGGAAGAATATTACGACTTCAATTCAAAGTTCAACTGGTGCTATATCATTGCTTCGTATCAAGCAGAAGAAGAAAAAGAACGTCTTCACCAGATGTTAATTGAAACAATTGAAGAAGAACTTTGTGTTCCAGTAGAAGTCAATTGGAATGCTCAATCAGAATATGACTATTATATCGATCATGGATCTGTTGAAGATCATAATATGGCTATGTTTGATAGTAAAGAAGATCTAAAGGCATTTCTCTTTGATCCAGCAAGTTATATTCACAATACTAATGATAATATGTAGGAGACTATGGAACTATCAGATCTAACATATGAAGCAGGATTTCCAGCAGACATGGATAAAACCCAGCCTATATATCTGTTCAATCCAGAATTTGGAATTATTTCTGTTCAACCATGTGTAATGTATAAGCAGGTTGTAACTGGAAAGTGGACAAGATCATATCTCGGTAGAACAAAAGCACCAAAAGGTATGACAGTATTCAATACAGGAGATAAAAAGTGATATGCCCATATTGTAATAAATCTGTAAAGGATATGGTTGCTCATCTAGAGAAATCTGAAAAGTGTGCTGAGAAACATACACGAAACCTAACAGACCAAATAAAAGTAATACTAGGAGATAAGAAATGAAAATTCGAGCAGGGTTTGTGTCTAATTCAAGTAGTTCAAGTTTTTGTATTTTGGGTGTTGTTGCTTCTGACGTAATCAACTCAGACATCAAATGGGATCTTCCAAAGGGGTTTGTTTCTGAATATGGTATCAGTGACTACGACGGCGAGCTGATTGGAATGAATCCAGAGAGTCTTGATGAGAATATGACAATCAAACAGACAAAGGAATATATTGCGAAAACATTGTCAGAATCTTACGGCGTAGAAGTAAAGCCAGAAGAAATTCATTGGCACATGGACGGAGGATATGACGGATGAAGATTAGAACAGGATTTGTAAGTAATAGTTCAAGCAGCAGTTTTATTCTTCCATATAATAAAGATCTAACCGTTTCTATTACTATGGATGATCTTATTGATATTATAGATAACGCAGATGAATCCAGTGTAGAAGAACCGTTACATACTGTTGATGATGTCAATAAATATTTTATTGCGCAATATGGATTTAGAGATCAGACTATTGAAGATCTATTGAAAGATGATTATTATCAAGAAAAATATGATGAACTGATTGAAATTATCAATAGAGGCCAGTCAGTACTTGTCGGTAGTATTTCATATCATGAACTGCTTGCTACGGCGTTGTTGACAAGAATGGGCGCTGAAATTGACTAAAGGGAGTATTTATGATTTTGGATAAGTTAGAAAAGTTACAAGCAGAAGCGGTAAAGATCTGTGGAAGTACAGCAAACGCAAAGTATACTCTACCAGAAGATATACTAGAGCAGATTCCTCAACAGTTCCGAGAGATGTATTCTAAGATGGATCCTTTCACTTGTTGTATTACATTGAATATGCTCAACTTTTACTTCAGATCAATGTATGAAATGCTTAGTTCTGATGTAGATGTTGAACTATCAAGAGAAAAATTGAATTCTCTTATGGAAGAAGATCTTAAACTAATCTTCAAACAAAAAGATTGACATTTAGAAAATAATAGATAGAATCAATTTATGAACGACCGACAAAGACAGATTATCCATGAAATCGAATGGATAAAGAATAAGATTGAAGAACTTAGACCATTGCTATTTAAAAGGCCTTCAGTTATAAAACAAATTCGAGATCTAGAACGTCAGATTGCTGAACGAAGGTATTCATTAATTTTTACTATCTATGACAATGTAATTGACAAGGAGCGAGACGATGTCTGATGAAGTTCAAATGGTGTCGAATTTGAAAACGAAAGAGGCGGTAAAGGTCAGTTACGAACAGTTTGAGAAGCTCCTAGCCGATGCCCTCTGGAAACACGCCGGGAAGCTCCGGGAGAGTCCGAGGACCTGTGCCGTGGACTACCGGCGCATGTTTGAGCGAATGCCCCTCCTCGAAGGCTGGAGCCTTCTGGCCCTGGCTCGAGAGCATGAGGAATTCCACCCGGAACGGGTAGCCCAAATCGAGGGGCTCCTGAAAAGGCGGACAGGAGCAGCGGAAATTTGTCGATCAGGGCGTGGCCTTTAGTTATAAAACAAATTCGAGATCTGGAACGTCAGATTGCTGAACGAAGACGTTCTTTAATTTCTATCTATGACAAGGAGCGAGACGATGTCCGATGAAGTTCAAGTGGTGCTGAATCTGAAAACGAAAGAGAAGTTCAAGATTACTTCTGAAACAATTGAAAAGCTTTGGCCGAAAACAGAAGATGATTTTCAGAAACTCTTTCCTGGCCTAGGTTCCATCAGTAAACCATACAAGGATCCAATCGGTGATCGTCTCGCTGAATATCTTGTTACTGAAAAGAGATCTCTTATCATTACAATGTATATGCTTCAGAAGTTTACTGGAACTGTTTTTCCAATTTCTATCAAGGACAACGTTTACTATCCAATGATCTTTAAGTATAGATCAGAGTTGCTTGAGATTCTTGAAGCTCTCGAAATCAATAATGCTGATACAGAATATCTCGAGCGGATCATCAATTTGATTTTCATTAAGCTCACCGGTGGAATGTATACTTCTGCTGGAACAGATTAGAAGGAGATAGTATGGAACTAACGATTCGGATCAATGGAAAAGTTATTCGTCAAAAAGCAATTAGGTTTTCTACTGGATATAAATGGGATCTACCTGGATATGTTATTGACCGTGAGCTGCAGGAGAAGGAACGTGACATCGATCGGAATACTAAGAAAGGTTCTTGATGAAGCAGAGAAAAGCACTGTCTATCCTCACCGAGTTGGAGCAATTGTCTTTCGTGGAAAAAGGATACTGGGTTTCGGTCATAATTCCAATTCATTGTGCAGCCTTCATCCAAAGTATGTACGCTACAATGAATCAGTTCACGCTGAGCAAGCTGCAATATCTTCGCTTGATTGGTCGAAACTTCGAGGAGCTTCTATTCTTGTCATACGTCTCACTCGTAGAGGTAAACTTGCTATGAGTAAACCCTGTGCAATGTGTCAGGCTCTGATTGAACATGTAAAAATCAAGAAAGTATATTATTCTAATTCTTATGGTGAAATTGTTATGGAGAAACTATGAAATTTGTTGCTTTAGCATTTGATTTTCTATTGTATATTGTTCTTGGTTTGTTTATGATAGTGATATGTCCATTGATAGGATTGTTTGCGGGAGCATTGTTAGGCTTCAAACAATCCTTCAAATATTTTACTAATGGATATTTTATAATTCAAGATAAGGTAGTAAATAAAAATGAAGTTGAATGATATTTTAGGATCTTGTACGAAAAGAGAGTTCATGGACTGTTATCGGAAATGCTATCCGTATACTAATGATCTTGTTCTGCAGAAAATAGCTAAAGTCTTTGAAGAACTTGAATTCTTAGAAGAATCTGATTCAGAATTCAAATTGAAGATTGCAACAGTTTCATCAGATACAAGAACTGAATATATGGTCTATGGATATATTGATGAAGATGTCTATGGAGACATGAATGTTGAATGTGAAGATTGGAACAACTGGCTTGGATCTGAATGTATCGTAGACCCATCAGTTTGTTCTGAACTTGAATTTGCTGTACATTGTGTCAAAGAAATGACTTTCTTTGGATTTACTCCTGAAGAAGTCCAAAGGAAAGTCGCTGAAATGAAAGCGGATCCTGAATTCTAACCTTTAACCACTGGAGTCTATCATGCGAATTTTTGGAAACATCATCTGGCATCTGTTTTGTTTTGGGTGGCTGACATCTTTGATTTCTGTTCTATTTGGCGCTCTATTTTCTATTACTGGATTTCTAACACCGATTGGACTAGGATTGATTCAGTACGCAAAATTTACTCTAGCTCCTTTTAGTTATTCTATGATCTCAAAGAAAGAACTTCGTCCAGTAACTCATCAGACTGGAATTCTATGGAAGTTGCTATCAGTTATTGGATTTATTTTCTATGCTCCGTTTGGAATTGCTTTGGTGATTCTAGGAGTCTTTCAAGCAATCGTATTGATTTGTACTATTATTGGAATTCCTATGGCTATTCCATATATCAAGAGTCTCGGTACTCTATTCAATCCGATCGGAAAGGTTTGTGTTCCAAGAGTTGTCGCGACTGCGGTTAAAGCTCGGAACGATGCAATGGTAGTAGAAAAATATATTGGTAATGTGTAAAATACTTGTTGACAGTACTCCTTGGTTGAGTTATTCTAAACTCAATTGAACGGAACAACAAAAACCAAGGAGTTTACAAAATGTCTAATACAATCAAGTTCAAGAAAGGTGATGAAGTAAAGTTCTTTGAACATGGTAGTTTAATTCCAGTCTATGGAAAGATACTCTCTGTTGGAAAAGTAAACTGTAAAATCATCAGTTCTGATGGGTTGATATATTTCATCCCTCCAAGACTACTAAATTTTGATTGATAAATAATGTATCAGGAACAATGAGCTAGCAGCCATCCCGGACCTTGAAACCGGTGTCAAGAAGTAACTTGATGTTCCAATTGTTCTTTGAAATCTCCCTCTCGCCTAACTTGGTTATGGCTCTCGGTTTGGAGCCGAGTATAATGCTTGTTCGAATCAAGCGGGGGAGACCATATTCCGAAATAGCTCAATGGCAGAGCACGTGCCTGTTAAGCACAAGGTTTCTGGTTCGAGTCCAGATTTCGGAGCACACGTCCTCGTAGTCCAACTGGTAGGAGACAAGAGATTCAAGATCTCTACAGTGTCTGTTCGAATCAGACCGGGGATACCAGTAAAAATTATGCCGGTATAGTTCAGTGGTAGAACGCTTGTTTTGTAATCAAGATGTCGGGAGTTCAAATCTCTCTATCGGCTCCAATAAATTTCGGCCCTTTATCCCAACTGGTAGAGGAAGCTGCTTTAGAAGCAGTAAATGTCTCAGTTCGAATCTGAGAGGGGCTACCATTTCGTGTCTGAACCCAAATAGCGAGGGCACTGGCTGTGACCCAGTTGGCTAGTGGGAGCGTTACCCACCGGACACTCCAAATTTTGACCACTCTTAGCAGAGGAGCGTAGATACGGCGGATTGTCTTGCGGCACTTATCGATTACGTCACATCATCCAAGAGTAAGCAGACATGAGGGATGATTGGTCAAAATATCTATTGACATTTTATCTTAACTTAGATATTCTATTCTCATCTGAAACAATATTGCCGTATAGTTCAATTGGTAGAATCCCCGGCTCATAACCGGACAGTTACATGTTCAAGTCATGTTGCGGCAACCAAACCATCGGAGTTTCAAATGAATCCGTCTTATTACAAAACAGCTCGCCAGATTTCTTCAACTCTTTTTGTCAAGATCGTTTTCTATTCTAAAGAGACCAATATGTTCTTTTGTGAAGTTCCTACCGATAAATCATATAAAACAAATAACGAACAATGGTTGCGGGCGGATGAACTGTCTGACTTTTGTTTATAGGGGCAAAAATGAATATTCTAAAAGCATCTTTTGAGTTTGTGTTTCTGCTTTGTAAAAATCTATTTGTATTTTTATTATTAGCTACAGCCTTTATAAGTTCTCTTATAGCTGTCGTTGTATTAGTACATATGATCATGTATTACTTTTTGCCGTACGATGTTATCAAGCTTTTTGCTTCTATTGTCGGAGTGTTTGTTTATCTGGTTATATTTTGTACTGTCATTCAGTTCAAACAAAGGAGAGGCTAATGTCATATTCTATCAAAATTGAATATACTACTGGTGATTCTTTCAGTTCAGCTGAAAGAGATTCTATTCTTGAAGGAACGTGGACTGATCTGAAAATTCTTAAAAGAAATCTTCTACGTATTCAGAATCATTACAAGAAGTTTAATGAATTCTCTCGCCGGAATACCAAAGAATGGCTGAAAGATATGCCAGAAGGATGCGTCTATAAAGGAGATGAGAAATATCCAGACGCATACAATTTGTCTTTAGAATTGCTGACAGACAAAGGTGATCCGTGGGTTTTCTTTCCGTTCTGGTGTGGATATTTTGAGCACTTGCATTCTGCTGAAATTATATATGTTGGAACTGAAACGAGGATAGAATTCTGATGAAGGACTCTTACTATAAACATTTACATTTCTTTTTCTTGGTTTTGCGCGTTTTTATTATGAATACTATAAAGATCTCGTTCTTTGTAATTGCAGTTATATCATGTGTGATGATTATTTTGCTGGGAATACAAATGATTTTATTATATGCCGCTGAATATGCGACATTAATATTTGTTGGCCTGTTTATTTTATTCATTATAATTCTAAAGACGTGTTATGAAGTTCAATATATAAAGGAAAAATATGAAAGCTGAAAGATGCTCTGAGTATTGGATCTGCAACTGGTGTAGAGAAGAAATGCAAGAGGCTCCAGATTTCGCTATCTATTTCAACAAACAAAATATAATGGTCCATGGAATAGATGTAAACTTCTGTGATGACTTTCATTTCTGTTCAGATGAGTGCATGATTGAATTTTTTAAGACTTTTCTACAGCGTGGTCAGACAATTGCAAAGTTCGGTGATGCATTGAACCTTCAAGGATATGTATAGGAGATCTATATGCCTCTAATAGAAAACTGTCCAATGGGATTTGTTGTTAGTGGAACTCACAGACTCCAACCAAGGAATTCTGTTCTCATCCAAATAACTGATCCTGGATATCTAAGGCCTGTTCCATACTACAAGGATCAATTTGTCAAAGTATTCCATTATGAATTCCATGATATAGATGAATCTTATACTGGTGATCTAGAACTAATTCCATTTAACTCAGAAATTGCACACGAAATACTTTCTATCATGGAATTCTGTTTATACCACAAGTATGACTTAATTGTTCATTGTCACGCTGGCCTCTGTAGATCCGGAGCAATTGCAGAAATTGGAATCATGATGGGCTTTGAAGAAGTTCATGATAATAGATTACCAAATGTTCTAGTCAAAACACTATTACTAAAAGAATTGGGATGGTCTTATGAATAAGAATGTTGAGAAGTATGTAAACGGACTTTCTCCAAATTTAGCCTGTAAATATATTATAGAAAATTGAAAAGAAATCTAAAAGGAGTTTCTAGTGGCTTATCTGTATATTTTATTGATGTTCATTCTATTACCGTTTCGAATGGTTCTGAGTTTTATTACTCAGTTTTTCTGGTTTCCAAAATTCAAATACAACAAACAACTGAAATCTTTTTCTGTTTCTGATGCTGACTATGCTAGAATTATAGAAAAAGCTCAATCAGATCTAGAAGAAATCGGGGATGGTGGAGACGGCGCAAAGTTTCTGTCTATGTATCATTTTGCTTCTCGTATTGATCCAGAGAATGTTTCCCCAACAGATCACATGTATCGGTTCTATCATGGTAAAAGTACATTCAAACGAAAGTTTAAGATAGAAGATAACGTTGGATATTCTACTTTCTCTGGCGATATGATGGCTGGCTCTGTTTTAGCTAGAGCAATAGACTGTGTATACGGCTACAAATATAAAGCAGACGATTTTATTTGTATCATCAAGAATATAGTCAATAACAAAATTCCATTCGCAGTTCCGCATCCTCATGGTGAACTTTATGGTAGAGGATTCATCTGGCCCATTTGGGGAGATGGTGCAGATGTATTGAAATGCGTTGCTATGATAGATACAGCTATTGCTTCTGGTGATCAGATTGGAAAACCACAATATCATTTAAATATTGTCAAGTATCTTATTCTTATTACTAATTTTCCGTTGTGGATCTGGTCATATGATTCTGCTTTTATGGTTGGTAACACCTATCTGACAAAATGGTTTGGCCCACACTCTAGATTCTTGTATATGTCTAGTGCTTACATGTTAACAGGATCATGGTACTATAAGTTATTTTTGAAGCGATCATTCAAGAAATATGGTAGAATCGTCCCCGACATTGCGTATCTTTATAAGTATATGTTTCCAAAAGAAGATGCAGATCTATCATTTGCTAACTATCTTGTAGATGATTATGTCAGAAACGGAAAAGGAACATCTGTTTATACAGGTCCCAAAGCACCCTTCATTAATCTTGAAAAGTTTTTGCTATATCCTTTCAAGAAAGAAGATTATAAAGTAGAACTAGCAACAATGGTAGCAGAAGCAAGTAAACGTTATGAAACACATATCTGGGAACGAGACCCATTTAAAGTAAAGACCGGTGATCAATCTAAATCTAGAGCAAACTGTATAGATCTTGTTTTGACTGCTGCTTTATCTAGACGTTTTTATGTTGACAAATAGGAGATATTATGACAATTAAAAAATTTATTAAATCTATGACTGAAACTGATAAGGTTTTATGTCATGAAGAGTTTTTAGAATATGAGAGATCTGGATTGGTAAAAGATGATGCCATTCTACGCAAGTATGTAGAAGAATATATCCAAAAGCATATGGGTGGGGAAGGATCATTCGCAATAGTTTGCACGTTTATTATGTTTGAGATCTATAAAGAAAGCTATAGCAACCCATTCTAGGAGTAATATGAGTTATTCTATCATTGATTTAAGGTACAATTCTATAACTGAAATCTTCAGCTATGACAGACTATTGCTTTGGATCAATGATAGTTGTTGTCATTGGCAGACTTGGAGAGGAGACAGAAAACAACTTCTCAAATATACAATTGCTAATAATCCAAACGAATTCAGCTGGACCTATGAACGTCAAGTCAGACAGTATTTGATTCTTGATGAATATGACAGAATTATATCTCGTGAGATTTTGACTGATGAAATTCTTTCCAAGACTAAAGAATGGTTTGGTACTATTAGAAAAGAACGAAATCGGGAACAGCTTGCAGCCTGGAAAGCAAAAAGAGAAATCATAGACGAACAATGGGAATTCTGGTCTTCTAGAAGAGATCGTTACAAATATTATGATTATCATCGTCATCCTCGGACTACACAAGAAAGATCTTTTGCTGTAGACGTGGATCACAAACCATATGTTAGAGGCAAAAGATCTCTTCCAAATCTCCCAGACTGGTATCAAGATATTCCGATTTATATTCACAGAAAGAAATCGTGGAAAGCACTGACAAAAAGAAAAAGACAGTGGAATCCTATTGACAAATCTATAGAATCAGAATATTCTAAACTCAATTGAACGGAACAATAAACCAAGGAGTTTCAAATGGGAAAGTATGATCATCAGGGTTCGTTTACATTTTGGGGAAATCGTATCTATCCTTTACCAGATGGTCTCGGAATCAACGTCAATTACAGCATGTACAGCTCAAGCATAGACGATATTTCTATTGATGAACTTGGAATCGTGTTTGATAATCTTTCTGAAGTAGATGCAAAAGATTTTTCCGATGTAGATTCTGTTATCAAGGCTAAAGATAATCCGCCCCATAAAGATGAAAGCCATATTATGATCAAATTGTTTTCATTGATCTCTGAACTTCAGATCGAAGCATGGGAAGATTTTCAATCAAAAGGAAGGTTATCTAAATGACTACTTTTACTTATGCAGATATGGTCAATACTGCTACAATGTTGGAACTCTTTACTTTGTTAGAAGCTGATCCAAATGTTTCTAGTAGAATTGATGATTTTTTCTTTATCTATATCGATGGGCATTATGATATTGCTCCGATGCACTATCCTATGCAATCTCTTTGCAAGTTTCTTGAAAATCCCGGCACCGTTGACGAAATTGTCGAGTTGTATGGATTAGAAATGATTGATCTTATTCGGTTCATGTGTGGAGATTGTCTATTTTGATAAATAGATATCAGAGGTATATACATGGAAACAAAAGTTTTAGAAAAATTACAGATCTGTGACATTAATTCAAAAGAACATACAGAACTGATGATTCGAATTGTTGAGTTGTTAAGTTCTATTGATAAACAAATCAAATCCCTCGAAGAATCTGTAAAGTCTGCTCATAGGAGGACAGAAAATGGAAATCAGATGCACGGAATGTAATGCACATCTTGGAGATATTACCGGGAAGATTCGACTGTCTATGACCAACTATATCTGTACAAAATGTCTCAAGAAACTAAAAGCAATGGAATCGTTGAAGAACTCTGGATATCCTAAGAATGATTTTGGAGATATCTTCGGCGATCTGTTCGGCGACACATTTAGACGTTGACAGATCCGAATCGTTTGGGTATATTGATCCCAACAAAGGAGCTTATATGAAAAAGATCAAGACTATTATCATCTCGTGTCTGTTGGTTGTTTGTCTGCAGACATCAGCGTTTGCGTGGGGTGCTTTGGAACAGGGTATTCTCTGGGGTGTTGGCGGGACTATTGTAACACAGCAGCTGCTTCGTCCTCAGGTTGTTCATGTTCATCCTGCATATCAACCAACATATTTTCCGTATACTCGGAGATACGTGGAACCATATCATGCCCCTCGTCCTGTAGAACCAATTTACAGAGAGACTGAAGCATACGATCCTGCTTGTGGTTGTTATAAGCGGGTCTTCATAAGAATTAATTAAGAACAATACTATCTGGAGGCATTTAGTGGATATTCTTTGTCCTTATTGTAATGCAGACGCTGATCAGATTTTGATTACTGCATTAGATAAAGAAGCGTGTTGGTGCGATGAATATGGTGTTTACTACAAGAAAGTTTTGAATGCTACACCAGAAGAAATGGATACTGCTATTTACTCAAGTAACTATTGCTTCAAGTGTTGCGTCTGTGGATCCCTTCTACAACATTCTTATATCAACCATTATTATATCCGGGAACTCGAACGGAATAAAGGTAAAGCAGCATGATCAAGAAATACTGGTATGAAATCATTACTCCTCTTGGAACATTTAAATCTGATGGAGCAATGTGTACAGAAGAAACCTTAGAAAGAGCAAAAAAGTATATAGCTTGTGTATGTCAAGATGTTGCAAATCCAAATATAGCTTCTTCACATTGGTTTATTGTAAATAAAGAATTCGTTTACTTTCCAGATACTATTCTTGCTAATAGCATAATCAAAATCAAAACCGGATACAAATGGTGGTAATAATGGAAACATATATTAACTGCATGGATTGTCCTAACCATATTGTAGAAGCTGATCCAGATCCGCATGATTGGTTTTGTGATGACGATCAGGCTGTTCTATGTACTTTAGCAAAAAATATTAATAATCAACATCGTTGGTGTGATAATCGTGTTTGGGTTCATAGACCCATTACATGGAGTTGTAGACCACATCATAAACGAGCAGATTGTGTTACTCCAGAATGGCGCCCGTTGCTTCACAAAGAAGAACCCGCCACGTGTATCTGTGAAGGCAACTTTAGAAATATTATAAAAGAGACTGGAGGGCTGATCGGAAAAGATTTTAAAGATGCTAACAATAGAACATGGGAGTTTGCTGGAGTTCTCTGGGCATCTGACGATTTTTATTATGTCTTTGAACTTGAATCATATGATGCTGATATAACTCGGTATTGCTCTTGTATTGTTTCAATCGAACAGCACGGATTTAAACTTGTAGAATAGTAAAAGAATTAGTTGACAGAACTCCTTGGTTCAGTTATTCTAAACTCAATTGAACGGAACAACAACAAAACCAAGGAGTTTAAAACGAACGTCAAGATCCACGATATTATCAAGTCCTACGATTTCCCTCACAATACTTCTTGCTACGCTATTGGAATTGTTACTGCTCTTGAAGGTGACTATATCAACTTTACTTGTATTAAGCAGGTTTGGGAGGGTGAAGCAGTTGATCCCAGTGAATATGAAAATAAAAAAGAAATGAGAACAGTCAAGCAAGGCTGCATGTGTTGTGACGAGGGGTTTCCCAATCGCGTAACAGTAATCGGATAATGGAGTTAAAATGTACACTACACATAAACCGAAGAACCGATACAGACGCCCGAAACTGAATAAGACTTTTCTATTTTTGTTTGTTTTCGTTGTATTGTCATTAGGATACTTCCATGTTCTGACCGATGATCTAGTAAAGAAACACAGGGTTGGAGTAGAACTAGCATATGAATCGGGATATGAACAAGCTGTAGAAGAGTATAAGAATGATTATAGAATGGCGCATGAGATTATGACAGCGTTCTATGAGCATACTGATAATTCTTTCAATCAATATGTCCTATCTGAAAACAGAATACGAAAGATCATTGCTTTTTCTAATCCATCTCTAGACGAGAAAGTCATACAAGAATATATTGTTGCTATCAATAAATGGTCTAGACACTATGAACTTTCTCCGATCTTTGTTGCTGCAGTGATTCATAAAGAATCCAATTTCAAAAAGAATGCTGTATCAAAGATTGGATGCCGAGGACCTCTACAAGTATATCCAAAATTTCATAAAGAAAAACTGGAAGAGATCGGAATCAAAACAAAAGATCTCCATGTCATCGATCATGGTATTCATATAGGAATAATGATCCTCAAAGAATATTTGATGCAATGCGACTACGACTATCGAGCAGCTCTTACAAAATTTGGTGGGTTCGTCAATTCTGATTCTACTGAATATGTAAATGGAATCTTTGAGGTTGCTATCTCTGCCTATAAATAATTATATAGGAGAATAGCGCATGGCACAATATGAAAAAATTATTCCTTTTGTACTGAAATATGAAGGGATCGACACCGTAACAGATGACAAGCATGACAGAGGCGGAAAAACCAAGTACGGAATATCTCTGAAGTATGCTCAGCGTTCCAAACATAAACGGATCTTAGACAAAGATCAGAACGGTATTATCAATGGCAAAGACATCGAGCTTTTAGAACTTGATGATGCTCTTGATCTATATAAGTTAGATTTCTGGGATGTTGCTCGACTTGATCAGGTATCATCTAATAGAAAAGCGTTTGTCTTTTTTGATATGATAGTCAATTCTGGTCTACGAAATGCTACTGGAGTTTTACAGAGAGCTCTACAAAATCTTGGACATACAATCAAGGTTGATATGTCTTTTGGACCGAAGACTTTTGCTCATCTAGAAGAAGCTGATGAAAACCAGTTGGTTGCAAAATTCCTAGAACTTCGAGAACGATTCTTTAGACGTATTGTTGAAATGGATCCTTCTCAGAAAAGATTCATCAACGGATGGCTAAATAGACTAGATTGGATTCGTCGAGATATCAACAAAGTTTAGGAGACATTATGAATTTTCTAAACTTTGAGATGATGTATCAGATCATCATTATCAATCTCTCTGTTGGATTTGTTTTTGTTATATTGTTTTCTCTATATAGGAATAGATCTAATGTGAATTTCTCTCAGATTCTAATGAGGGAAAATCGAATCTCCAAGGTTGGTGTTGGGTTCATCTTTGTGATGATGCTTGTTGTCTATCAGACACTTACTGATAAGGAAATTGACGGATCTTTGGTTCAATTACTTATGGTTATATTCGGAGCCGAGATCACGGGCAAGTGGGTTGATACGAGATCATCTAATGACTTCTTTGATTCAGGATATGATAATAATCGTAAAAGAAGTCGACGTCCTTTAGATGACACTAGAAAGCATTCTGAAATGGATGTAGACGATATAAACAACTTATAAGGAACAGATATGTCTTTTAGAACAATAATCAATTCTTATATCAGTCAGATCAATGCAGGTAAAAGTAGATATGATTCAATGTCGCATGCATCTCCAAGCTCTACTATTACAGCTGTAAACAATGTATTGAATACTGCTGCTAATGCTATTGAATCTGGAATAGATTCAATGTTCGATGATCCAGACATTACATCAGGGTCTAGATTAAACTTCTTGATTCTCAATGGATATTCTGAAGCGTTCAAAGAAGCTGAAAGTTGGCATGTCGGTCCTGATGATTTTACTCTAGAACCAAAATACTATCAGTGTAGAGGATTGTTCTATAAGTTAGCAGATATCGGAACTGCTGGCAAATATCTTTCTAACTATTCATATGCTGTATCAAATGTAATACAAATTATGGCTAATTTCCAAGATATGTATCAAATATTTGTCATGCCTCCAGAAGGCGTTTCCAAATTGGATGAATTCTGGTTGGTTTATGCTATGGATTTTAGTACACAAATGTTATCTGCTATAGATGTATTTGATACTGTAAGCAATGACTTTTTGTCTATTCCGGGAATGGTCAATTCATATAAAGACCTGGCGGAGACAGTCAATATGTCTATTGCTGTTGGAAATACATTTATTGAAAGTATCAATAAAGAAGCTTCTGTTGGCACTATCTTGTCTCAGTCATTTGCAAATATGGGATCATCTTTCGGTCTGTATAACAATTCTATCCAACAGATTTACAATATTCATATTGAATCTGTCACAGAAAATCAAAATTCAAAAAACTATCCACCTGATACTTATAATACCAATCTAAAACGAATTCAGAAAGCAAAGATTCTTAACTTTGAGTTATTCTTCAATATCTCTACGACTATACATAATAACATTACAAACCTGCTGACTAAATATAGTTGACAGATGATTAGATCTGTTGTAGTCTAAACAAATCAAATAAACGGAGGCATAATGTTTATATTTTTAGACTGTGAAACTCTCGGTAAAAAAGAAGCTTCTATTATTCTTTCTATCGGACTGATTGCTTGTCCAGATGATTATACTATGAAATCTTTCAAAGATGCAGTATACGATGGTCTCTATATTACTCTATCGAAAAAAGAGCAGTATGATCTTGGGCGGACTGTTGATCAGAGTACTCTGGATTGGTGGGATAAACAAGGTGCAGAAGCAAAAGCCGTGCTAAACCCTTCTAAGACTCTTCCGTTGAAGAATTTTAATCAAACGGTTTGGAGCTATCTCAATTCAAAAGGATTTAACAAAAAGACAGCGAAGATCTGGTCACGAGGATTGATTGACGCTAAATGGTGGCACCATCTCTATGACTATACTCTCCCACAAGTAGATCCAAAAGCAATGAATCCTTTCGACTTTTGGATGTGGCGAGATACACGAACAGCTCTAGAACTTGTACATGGTGATCCAAACGGACAGCCTATGAATGTTCTAGTCAAAAAAGACGAATTCATCAAACACAATGCGCTACATGATGCTGCTCTAGATTGCTGGAGAATGTATCTTGGTGACGCTCCTTTCTAGGAGGCCTTTATATGATTCATGTGATTATTCCTGCGGCTGGCCTTGGCACTCGGATGGCTCCTTTGTCATCTGGGTTATCCAAAGCTCTAATTCCAGTAAACGGTAAACCCATCATATCTTGGATAGTAAATGAACTGTCTAAATATGATGATCAGATTGGTTCTATTAATATAATTGAATCTAAACTTGAAGACATTAGTCAATACTTTGACAATATTCAGACTAACGGAATTGCTTCTAAGATTGCCTGTATTCAGCAGGATCCTGCTTTCGGTGGACCTCTTGGAGCTATCTATTCTGCTATTACAGAAATTCATCTTGGTGTTGAAGATTCAGTACTTGTCTGGCTTGGTGATACTATCTTTGTTGATAGTGAATTTATTTTTGATAAAGAATCCTTTGTTGTAGTAGATAAACCAGTAAAGGATACTGAAAGGTGGTGTGTTGCTTCTATCAACTATAAAGATCCTCGACTTATCAACGAACTGTTTGATAAAGTCAATTTTGAAGATCTGTATGATCAGAACGAACTTTACTACCCACTGATCGGAATTTACTATTTCAAAAATGCTCTGAACTTTGTTGATGCATGCAATTTTACTATTGAAAACAAGAATGGAAAAATAGGAAATGAATATCAGATTGCTCCATGTATCAATAGATATGCACATGAAAAACATGTAGAAGTCTGTCATGCTGAAGATCGTTGGTATGATTGCGGAGAATTAGATACTTATTATAAATCTTGTGCTAGGTTGTTGAATCTTTCAGCAAGGGAACAGACACTAATCTCAATTGATATTGATAAGCAGTGTATTGAAAAAGAATCTAATCCGATGTCCAATAACTATATTACAAATTGCCACAAGCTTGATGCTGAAGTATCTTGGTTCAATGCTGCATCTGGTTATCAGCAAGCATTTGTTCCAACAGTATTAGATCATTGTGTTGATAAAAGTATGCATAGTCCAAAGATATGTTCCTATATCATGACATATGAACCAGGTAAAACTATGTCAGATATGTGGGTCTATGAAAAGATATCTACATCCGCGTGGAAATCTATTCTAACAAAACTGATCAATACTATTCAGACGGTATTCCATCAGAATGACAATGAATCCGATGAGATCTATAAGAATATTGTAAAAGAATCCGATCGAAAGAGATACTTACAAGACTTAGAAAGAAGACTGCATCAAAGAGTACTTGACATTAATGAAAATCATGTTGTAATTTCTGATGATGAACTAGAACTGATCGGAAGATGGATTGCTAAGACTATAGAAAGATTGCAGCTAACAAACAGTGTAAAAAATATTATTGTTCAAGGATCTTGTAATCGTCTCGTTCATGGAGATATGCACCTTGGCAATATTCTGTATGATGGTTTGTCTGGGAAGATTACACTAATTGATCCAAGAGATCCTGCTGGGGTATTTGTTGACAAAAGATATGATTACGCAAAACTAATGCAAAGTCTATTTACTGGCTACCATTCTATTATGGATAATATGTATAAAGTTGTAGATGATACTATTATATTTGATTCACGTACACAAGCAATAATGTCTGAAAGCATGTGGGTACTGAAACAGAAATTGTCTAATGATGAATTCTATGCATGTCAAATGCTTTCTGTCTTATTGCTATTAACTTGTATACCGTTTCATACGGATAACCCACAGCGACAGAAAGCATTTTATATGCGGTCAATTAACTTGATGCAATCTAATGCATATATGTTTCTTTAAACTCCATCATTAATATAAGCAATTGTGAGATCTCGAACGATTCCTGATCTCACAATATCATCAACATCGAATTCCGTAATACCAATGTTATCAATTTCATAACGGTCAACAATGTCAATGAATTGCTCTAAACCGGATACTTTAATGTCTCTTTGTTTTAGATCTCCACAAAAGATCATTTTTGTATTTTTTCCGATACGAGTAGACAAACATTTGATTTCAGAAAACTCTAATTGCTGTGCCTCATCAACAATGACAATGGTATTTTCAAAGTTTCTGCCACGCATTGTTTCCATAGGTTCTAGAATGATTTTGGGATGTTCTCCGTGCATCCATGTATTGACAACGTTAGATCCGGCGAATTGTTTAGCGTATGTTAGCATCTGTTGAATCCACGGAAGCATTTTTTCATATATGTCTCCAGGGAAGAAGCCCATTGTTTTACCAGTTGGAACAGCAGCACGACAGAGGACGAGACGTTCATAATTACCTAGCGCAAGTTGTTGAATTGCATAGCCAATGGCAAGAAAAGTTTTACCAGTGCCCGGGCACCCATGACCGACAATAATAGTATCTTTACGTAATGATTTTAGAAATAGGATTTGATTTTCAGTCTGTGGAGCAATAGATATTTGAAAGCGAGGTTCTGATGATAGAAATTTTTCATGAGATTTGCGTTTCTTTGATTTGTCGGATTCACGCACACATTCTAGAGATTCAGCCTTTTTTCTACCCATTTGATTTCCTTAATGATATTTTAGTTGACATTGTATGTCAACTTGATTATATTTATTAATCATCAAAACAAAAGGAGCCTTTAATGAATCAAGTAGTATTAATGAAAATGACCAATGGTGAAGAAGTTCTTGCAACTGTTGTAGCTGCTAATGACGATACCGTAACTGTGACTCATCCAATGTGTATCATGCCGAATCCTGATCAGCCTGGTGCTCTGATGATCTTTCCTTGGTCCGTTGTAACTGTTGATCGGAACAAAACTATTGAAGTTGTAGTGAATCGGACAGCAATGGTTTTTATTGTTGACGAAATTCCATCCAACATTGAAAAGTTCTACCGTGAACAGACATCTGGAATTATTGTGGATTCCAGCTCTATGAATAACACCAAACTAATTCTCTAGGAGTATATCAATGGCAAAGCAGAAAAAAGTTAAAGTAGAATGGGGTGGAATGCCTACTTCTGATGGTGATCTGAAGGTCATCAAGGCATCTATCGATGGTACCTTTGATATTGTAAAAGATATTGAGAATGCAAAGGATGATTTGACCGACTATTTCAAAGAACTACATGAAAAGTTTGGTATGCCTCGTCGTGTATTCAACTTTCTTGTGCGGACCAATTACAAGGGCAATGCTTCTGAAGTAATTGACAAGAACTCTGAACTTGAAGAAGCATATGATGCACTTCAGAAGGTAGTTCTTTAATGAATATGACACTATCTGAGATCCAGAAGAACTCTGCGCAGCTAGATAGTGAAGATTTACAACTTTATGTTATGAATGCTGTGCGATCTGGAGAGTGTGAATCTTATTTCGAAGCTCTCCAGAACTATATGGAAGAAAATGATATTGAAGATACTAATATCAAAAAATATCTTTCTCCTGCTCTATATGATATTCTATTCAAGGAATGCGCTAACAAAGGCGTTCTGACAGAGAAGTTGAATGATATTAGTATAGATGAGTTTATGGATGACTGATCAATGTCTACAAGATCCGTTTTCATTGTTTAAGAAATATGTTGCTGTAAAAGCGCATTTTACATCTGAGTTTCTTTATCATAATTATGGTGGAAATATTCGTATCACAACCAAAGCATTTTATAAAAGGAAGGATCGAGTTCTTTTTGAGTATCTTGCGAAGACTCTAGCTAAAAATGAAACTGTTCCTTACTTTGTTGCTCAGATAGTATATTCTAATAACATGTATATAGCGGATCTTTTAGAATCGGTTGAAAAGTCCAATCGGATATATGATGAATGGGTTGATCGGATGATGAATATTCGGACAAACTTTAAACGTGACTTGCAGGTGATCAAATCAGAATCATCTAAACGAGAAATGTTTAAAGTCGAAGATACTGATGATCATCCATTCATGTTTAAACTATACATACGGAGGATTATTACACCAGAAAGTTATTGCTTGCTGAATGATGCTATTGGACAATTGGATATGGATCATCATGATGGACTTGTGACTACTAACAATTTCAAAATGAAAAAATACCGATACTTTTTGAAAATAGACTCAACAGAAGTAAAAGAAATGATGAGATTGACTTGATTTAGAATACCGTATAAATAGATCTATCAATGGGCAAAACATTAAACCGAAGAGCGAAATGCCAAGGTACCTACGTATAGCCCGGGAGTGATAATATGTCATTTGCAGCGTTTAAAAAGAAAAGAAATGCGACCGAGATCCTTGAGAAGATGCAGAAGCCAGTTAAATCTTATGAGAAATCTGAGTTTTACTATCCTGTCATCGACAAAGAAAAGGGTACTGCCTCCGCTGTTATTCGTTTCCTTCCTGGAAAGAATACTGACCTTCCCTATGTAACAGTTTATTCTCATCGTTTTAAGGGTGATGACGGGCGATGGATGTTCGTTGATCTTTGTGGTACTACTATCGGTAAAGAATGCGGCGTTTGTGGCGCTAACAAGATTCTATGGGAATCTGAACAGGAAGCAAAGCGCAAGATTGCTTCTGCGCGGAAACGTGATCGTAAGTATATCTTCAACGTTTTGATTGTACAGGATTCTATGCAGCCTGAGCTTGAAGGCACCGTTCAACCATATGCCTGTGGTCAGACAATCTTTGATCTGATTACTTCTGCTATGAAACCCGAGTTCGAAGGCGAAGAACTGAAGGATCCTTTTGATATTGATGAAGGAAACAACTTCATGCTTCGTATTCGTCGTGATCCTGCTAAGAACAACCAGGTAACATACGACAAGTCTAAGTTCGACGATACCAAAACTGCTATCTGTGACGGTAACGAAACAAAACAGAAGGCGGTCTATGAAGCAATGATCGATCTGAATAAGTATATTGATCCTTCTCGTTTGATGGATGATAAAATGATGCAGGATAAAGTAGCTGCAGCTTATGCCACTTGTATTGGTGGAAGAGTTGTTGCTCCGGCTGCAAGTATTCCTACTCCGGAGCCCCGTGCATCTAAGGCTGCAGAAATGGATTCTCCACCTTGGGGTGATGATGAAGAAGGAACTGGATCAGAAGATGAAGATTTGGATTTCTTTCGAAAGCTTGCTAACGAATAGATCTATATAGAATCAAATGAAAAGGGAGCGAGGCTCCCTTTTTCTATCTCAAAGCGCCAGCAGCAAGTCCACCGAAAGGATCTGTCATATTGATAACTCTGTTCTGGTGGGTAGTTGAATTCACCGTGTTATTTACTATTGGTTGAACGTTAACATTATTCACATTTGTTTTAGACAATTTTGTTTCATTTGCTTGTTGCGTTTTCAATCCAGCAACCATGTCTTTGTATGTATACGGCTTCAATGATTCTACAAGTTTCTTTTTACTATCCTGGTCTAACAATTCAAAAGGTTTTGCTTGAACTTGCGGCGTGGTTCCTGGAATATCAAGTGGATCATAAATAGTCTGTTTCTTTGTTGGTAAAGGCTCTAATTTAGTTGGATCTTCTTTAGGTGTTATAACCTTCTTTACCCAATCTGGAAGAATATCATACAGTTTATCAAATACCTTCTTAAACAAATCGGTCACAGGCTTGATAAAGAATTCTTGTATAGTATCTGTGATAGTTGTAAACGCATTCTTGAATGGTGAAATAATATTATCAAATGTTAGATTTGAAAGAGATTCAAATCCTGAACGAATTGGAGCAATTACAGATTCATTAAAAAGATCTTTCAAAAATGTATATGCTTCAACAGCAGGGTCTGATACATATTGCTTGAATAATCCTTGAAGATACGAATATCCTTCTATTACTGGATTCACAATATACTTCATAGCCAAACCGGATACATATTCATATCCTTCTTGGGTTTTCGTAATAAACCATTCATACCCGTCAGATATCTTCTGAATAGAATATTCATATCCATCAGCCATCATCATCTTAAACCCTTCATATCCTTCAACGGCCCAGTCCTTCATAGAATTCCAAGCTTCTGCTGTTTTCTCGGTTAGATAATTGAATCCTTCTACTGCTTTTAGTTTTATGTTGTCAAAAGCTTCAAAAACAAAATCCTTTACTGCAATAATCTGGTCTTCGAATTTCTTATAGACATAACTAAGACCAGATAAAATAAGCATTCCTAGAGGAACAAGAAGCATTCCTTTCAAGAGCATTAGAACACCCTTGGAGAACACACCCATAAATCCCTTGGTGAATTTCCCGAAGAAGCTTGTAGAACCAGCTAAACCTGCTGCAGCATCAGCGCCTGCACGAACACGTTCTATTCTGTTTCCAGTAGTTGTGATATCACCGTCTCGAACAATTGGAGATTCTCTTTCTTCTATTTGAGATTGTCCTTCTTCTTGAGCGTCTCGAATAGCAGAGAAAACTGATTCAGCAACTTCTGTCTGTAACTTCTCAGCTCTTTCCTTTTTAGTCTTTCGATTATCCATAAAGTTAGAAGCAAAGTCTCCGATACGAGTTGACAAATAACTGAAGATCGGCGGCATGTCTGTAAATATAGTAGATAATACACCAGTCACATCACCAATCCTTTTAACAAACTGATTACCCATCCGATCAAAAATAGACGTAGCAGATTTCATTGAATCTATAGCAGAGTTGTATGCAGCAAGAGCAACTTCTTTTTCTTTATCTGTTGCAAATACCGAATCTTTAATAGCTGTCTTAATATACTCAAATGATTTGATCTGATCAGCTCGTTCTGACATAGAACTTCTAGAAGCTTCTTGTAACTGATCAGCAATGTTTGTCATAATAACATTGAAAGCAGCAGAGTTCCGTTTTAGATCTCCTGCAACTAACTTCTGTGACTCACGAATCCGGAGCTCAACAGACTTCATTGAGTTACCAGCTTTCTCTCGTTCTATAGCTTCCTGAATGGTTGTTTCACCATTGTTGTTTTCTGGTCTTGGTAGCGCCATTTTAATATCCTTTTATCTGGTACACTAAGTGTCATCTTTATCAGATTGTATCAAGCCAACTAACAGTTCTAATTCAAAGGGAATTAGATCATATAAATCTGAATATGAAATTCCCCTATATTTGTTTATAGAATATAGCAGCTTGTACTGATCTAATAGACTTACCCCAGCGTACCTACTTCGAAAAAACTTTCTACACCCCTGTAATCTAGTTCTTCTTCCACATGACACTTCGGACATTTGATCTTAACTTTTAGAACAGCATCTGGCATCTGTGAGAAAAAGTCTTTGAAACGTTTCAGAGCATCTTCTGGTAGAGCAAGAACCCATTCATAGATCTCATCATCAGAGAAATCGGTAAATACTTCATCTTCCTGATAAACAGAGTCGATGCTATAAGCGTAGAGTCTCATATTGTATTCTATTTCATCTGTAGAATGTTTCTTGGCTTTACGAATAGTTGCAATCGATGGATATACCAATTTCATTTTGATTGATTCATCTACATCAACCAGAGTATTCTGAGTGACACCTTCAATCTTGACGTCGTTTAGATCAATTGGTACTGTGAATTTTGTTCCACATTTTGATCCGTCTTCTAATAGATTATTGCAAAGCAAAGCAGCATTAGTAATAGATCCTTTTGAGATTCCAATAATAGCAATAAATGCAATTACAAGATCCGGCATTGCGAGTTGATCTATACGAATAGAATCATCATCGATGCAATTGCTAATCATCTGTATAATAGAATCTTCAATATCTTCTGTGTTGCCCGCTTCTTTTGCAAGCAATAGGGTCTTCTCTTCTTTCAAAGTGATTGCTCTAATTCTAACAGTCTTTCCCAATATAGGAAGATCACATTTGGTCGTTGGTAACGTAACTTTAGGTAACACTTATGCCTCCAATTTTCTTGTATAAAGTAACTTGTATTGTCTATAGTTGACTGATGCTGAAAACGTCTGAACTTCTACAGCTTCATTATGAGACAATTGTAATCCGCCATATGAAATCAAATTGCAGTAGTTGAATTCATGCATAAGAACTTGATTGTTTGCCTTGTCATACTCAGACACATTGATATCTACTACGGTATCATTGGGGTACGCGTATGCGCGAGTCTGTTGATTATAGATTGCAGCACCCCAGTTATGAAATGAATCATATTCTTGTCCAGTGTTATATACAGTCAAATCAAGCTGTCCAAAATCAGCTGAGATCGTTGCATGAGTCTGAGTGCTTGGAATCTGTTTGGTATTAAAATTCACAGTCGGCAGAGCAACTGTATTGATCAGCATTCCAATATTAGAATCAAAGATATTCCGCGTTTTGACTCCTACTGGAACGATTCTGATGATATACTTATTACCAAACAAGAATCCGCGTTTCAGTTCATTGTTTATTGATTCCATCCGGAAGATTTGAATTACTTCCGGACTGAATCTTGAATTGCTTAAATATGACGTATTATAATACATAGACTAACCTCTGTTTCTATCTTTCCATACTGAAGTAGCAGTTGCCTTGTGAAAGTGAGCTAATGGAAGTTCAATTATATTAATCCATTCGTTCATCGGTACTTCAATCAATTTTGTTCTCATATGCGAAAAAAGATATCTTTTAAAGCAGTGCTTCCATCTTGAATGAGATAACCCAAGAAGCTTCTTATAAGATATAGTAATATTATTTATACTACGACCGGATACAAGTTTTTGAAAAGGAACTAATTGTTCTAATAGATATTGACGTTCTTTAATCGGAAGATAGTGAAAGTTCAGACCATAGAATCCTCCGGGAGCAGCATCAACCAAAATGATACATGGGTTAGAATCCCAGTACGGCAATTTGTCTTTAGTCTTTGCGTCATAAACCATTAGATACATTCTACCAACTTTTGGTCTAGAGACCTGTTTGACGTTTGGCATTTCATTCTTAATCTTATTGAATAACCAGTTCATAGATCTACGAGCATTTCTTGATACCGTAGATTTAGTAATCCCACCAAGGACTTCTTTTGCAAATTGATTTATCATTTCTTTTTACCTTTAGCTTTAAATAAATGTCTTTCAGTAACTACACAGAATTCAAATCCTCTCATCTGACAATACTTTTTGGCTGCTTCCCATTTTGCTTGGTTGACCATGTAAGTTTTCATCTGTTCTTTGAATTGTGCTTTTGCTTTTTCTGTTAGCAATCGTTTGACGACCGGAGTAATAGTCTGAGCAAACGGTTTGATCTCGACTAAGAATTTCTTTATAGTTCCATCCTTCTGTCTAACAGCAATAAAGAAGTCGATGAAATACCGATGTTGTTTGTTATCTATAGGAGATATGTACGGAATGACAACTTCTTCTGATGCGTATTGAACAATAGCAGGATTCTCATCACACCACTGAATGAATTTTCGCTCCCATGAAGATCTATAGACGATGGATGTAGGATTACCCATATATTTAGACGGATTCTTCGGACGATAGTATCCCTGATGATATCGGCTCTTCCGGGATATCGTTGGTTTTTTTGTAGTACTGTTGATATGACTCATGTATATATTTATTGACGGCAAAAACCGCGGCAAAAGCACCTTTAAAGCAATGACCTATAACCTGCTTATATAATTAATGTTTTTGAATTTTCATCAATTTTGTTGGTAAATATACAGCAATTTTCGTCAATTTCGGGAATAGTCAATTAATTCAACAGGTTAGATGAAATATAGACACACTCTAAGTGGTTGATTTAATTCAACATTTGTAGATACCGTTATTTTCCACAACATTTTTCGTAATTGCGGAGCAAATGACTATAAAGTGGCTATAGCTGAAGTTTTATTCTGTAGATTTTTATGGAAACTAACTGAAAGGAGCGAAGCTAAATCTTTCCACTGAGGGAACCGAAGTGGATGTCCGCAAGGACAAAACTCTGATGAGATTTTATTAGATCACCGGAGTGAATACCTAAAGTAGACAGCTGAAAGTATTTTTAGACTAAAACTTTAGAGTCTTCATGGAATGATAGAAATAATTTAAAAGTATATCTATCAGCTTATAGTTATATTGACGAGCTTCTAATTGATAGATGAATTTCAATATCAACTAATTGATCATTCTCCGGTTCCCTCCGAATGATACCGTCACTAGTTCCTAGTGACAATGGTTTTAATGGTTCCTTTAAAATTCTATTCTAAATACCTTTATTGTTCGTTATTTCTAGATCCAAAACCAATAGGTTTTTAATCTAAGCAATTAAATTTATTCTAATCTCATTCTCCGGTTCCCTCCGAATGACCGTCGCCAGTTCCTGGCTCCGATATTTTGTTGGTCCTTATTTACTATTCTTGAAGTTTATAAATATCAATTAACGATTCTTTTAAATTTATTCTATTATTTTATATTATGTCCCTCCAAAACCAATTTAAACTGAATGTAAAGTATTGAAATTGGAAGGCCAGGCCAAAACTGATTGACAATTGGATGATGGTTGATATATGAATTGTTATTCAGTCTAATGAAACAAATATCAACCTTGGCTGAATTGCCTATTGACAGATATCTAGAAATGTTATAAATATATCAAATCTTGTGGAATTAGGAGTCATATGTTTGTTTCCAGAAAACATCTAGCCGAACATTTGTCAGCAATAGAAGAGAATGAACTTTCAGCCGAAATCTTTATTGCTGATAAAATTCTCAATCATCCTGTTTTTTGTGACATTATCAACCCAGATCACAATTTTTCAACCGATACCGTCTTTAATAAAGCCATCTATGATAAACTTGTTGCTGCTGCAACGCTAACAACAATATATCATTATCTTCGTGCGTCTAATATATCAATGTATGAGCAGTTTGCTGTAACTCCTTATATATTGAGCAAGTTCTATAGATTTGATAGAGATGTATTTCTCGGCTATGGTGCCGGAATTACACGCATGACAAAAGAAGATAAGCCGTCATCTTATTTAAGTCCTTTTATAACTCATGTACAGCGCGGATACTATTTCTATAAGAACTGTCCTCAAAATAAGCTTCCAGAATATAGATTCACACAAGAAGCACTTGATCTATTGTTGACTATTGATTCAGATGATACTAAATATATCAAAATAGATCTTAAAAAGCATTATACTGCAGTTGCTGAATATTCTTCAGAAATTTCGCGCCGTGGACAATTTGTAAATAAAGTTGAAGTTCCAGTCTTGGTATATAATGGAAAAGAATATACTAGAGGTAATGTTAGTTCTGCTATTGCTCATTTCTCCAAACAAAAAGGTCATCCATACGTTATTTGGAATAAAGAATATAAAAATGAAATACTTCCGAAGATGATTGAAGAATTTTATTCTCTTTATTCGTTTCCGGAAGTAAAAGTTCCGACCTCTCCAACAGCTAAAGAACTATTTGAATCTTCTACTATTAAAGTATATTCATATGACGAGTTCAAATCTGAGTTTTATGAGATCGCTTTAGGAACTCCATGGTTGACAAAACAGAAAAATACTGTTTTTGAACATACCGCTCAGCTCGATCTATCAAACATTGAAGATTTAATTGCTAACGAATCAAATAACTTACATGTAATCGCAACACTTGAACTAATTAAGTATGAGGCGTTCAAGACTAACAATAATATTAAGCTCGAATATCATAGATCTCAGCATGGAAGACTCTACCAATCAGGACCGTCTCTGCAAATGTTACCCAAAGCAATTCGCAAGAAACTGTTGTCCAAATATACTGAAATTGATATTGCTTCATCAGTCTATTCTATTGTTTATAATTATGCAAAGAACAATAACTACACTGGTTCAATGGACCATATCACCAATTATGTAGATGATCCTCATGGATTTCGAAAGAAGCTCCATTCTAATCTATCTGAAATTGATCCAACTGTGACGGAAGATTATGTTAAAACTAATCTGATTGCTGTTGCTTATGGTGCTAATTATAATGCTAACTATATTGGGTTTGATGCTCGTAAGAAATGTCCTCAGACTATAGCTGTCACGACTTCCGGCTATACTATGACAGATGTCCCAGAACGGTTAGCAGACAACAAAGACTTCCAGAATCTCATTGCAGATTTCCGTGGAATTGTCAAATGGTATATAGATAATCATAAAGTAAAGACAGAAACTGGAACATATTTTGAGAACGCTCTTGGTGCTAAGATGAAACTTGAACGTGGAACATCCCTTGGCAAGAAATTGGCTCATATGTATCAGGCTCTAGAAGTCATTATTCTCGAAAAAATGGCATCAGTCCCAGTACCGAAGTATGGAAATCTATCGCTGAAGAGTACTCGAAACGGTATTGGTCTAATGCTTCATGATGGAATCTACGTATTGAAAGAACATTTTGAAGGTATTCCAGATGTTAGTAAGTATTTCAACGAGTTCATCAAGAATGCTTTGGGATATGATCTGAGATTTGATTGACAGTAACGACAAAATATTTTACAAAAACCGATAAACAATGTTCAGGAGGCAAGCTTGAAACGACCAAGTATTCATGTCAGAGGTAGAAATGCGACCGAAGCATTTGAGAACGCAATTGTAACTTTAAAGGACGACCCGGATTTTATTTGTTCCCCTAGAGGACAGAAGATCCACGAATGCATTAATGCCGTAGTAGAAGTTGATGACATTCATGACAATGTTGTATGGACACCAGATCGAAAGATCTCTCTAAAGTACTTAGTTGCTGAATTGTGTTGGTATCTATCTGGAGACCAATCTAGAATCGGCGCCAATGCTATTGCTCATTATGCAAAGTTCTGGGATTCTATTCGTAATCCAGACGGAACGCTTAATTCTAACTATGGACATTATATCTTTAAACGTATGGGATCAGTTCTTCCATATTTTACTGATGCACACACTGATTACTTTGAAAAAAATCAATTTCAATACGTAGTAGAAAAACTAAAAGAAGATAAAGATTCTCGTCAAGCGATTATCAATATTAATTCTATTCATCACAAACGATTTCCAACAAAAGACTTTCCTTGTACTACATCTATTCAGTTTATGATCCGTGAAGATGTACTCTATATGACTGTTCATATGAGATCTTGTGATATTGTTCTTGGGTACTGCAATGATGTCTTTCAGTTCTGTCATATTCAGAAATTAGTATGGCGAGAATTGTCTGAGGTTTATCCAGCCCTAGAATGCGGATCTTATACACTTATGGCAAATTCTTTGCATCTCTATGAACGTCATTTTGATATGGCTGATAAGATTAGTGAAGCAGATGGAACCGAAACTCCTGTTATGAACTCTACTGATTATTATTGTCCTACACTTGAAGAATATGAATCGTTACTTGGATTTGAAGCTGCTTTGCGTCTACATGGAAATGCAGCAAATCTAACATACAAACCAGAACTCATTCAGAAATATACAACTTGGTTAAGGGGTTAAAATGGCTATTATCGTTGAAGGAATTGACAATATTGGTAAGTCTACGTTCATTCAGAAACTTCGGAATGAAGCCTTTCCCTGGCCTGTAGTGCATTCATCTAAACCAGAAAAACTAAAGGTTCTAGGAGATTCCGAATCTCTTTATCAGATGCATTACTTTTCTACATGGTTTAATATGATGTCAGCAAGAAAATCTAATGTTATCTTTGATCGTCTACATCTCGGTGAATGGGTTTATGCTCCTCTGTATCGTGGATATACTCCAACGTTTATTCCTGTTCTGCCTAGAGCTCGTCTTGATACTATTCTTGTTCTACTAAAAGCAAATGATTTCTCCCTGATCGTTGATGATGGAAAATCTATTGATGCTAGTAATATGAAAAAAGAACAAGAATTGTTTCTAGATGCTTTCAAAAAGGATGAGATCTGCTTCAATAAACAGATCATTGAGATTGATTGTGACGGCGTTCGAAAGACTGTAGACGAATTGTATGATGAATTTATGAAGGTCTGGAAACAAATGCTTCAGTCAATGTAAGCATTTCCTTCTATATAAATAACAATGGGCGAGGCAGCAATGTCTTGCCTTTTCTATTTTGGAGGTCTATATGCCTGGAGTTTGCCGTCTTGGAGATACATCAACTGGAGCATGCAAGTGTTGTCCAATTACTAACATCGGGGCTAATAGTAATGTTCTGATCAATGGATTACCACCAGCAAAAGTTGGAGATCTTTGGGGATATCATAAATGTGGTTGCAGTCATTCTAAAGAAAACTGTGTGATAGGTAATTCATCTGTATTAGTAAATGGATCTCCGATAGTAACAGTTGGAACAAAATTGTCTAATGGTGATTCTACAGGATCTGGATCTTCTGATGTAATGGTAGGATAAATAGAATTATGAAAAGAGAAATATATTCTGATTTTGATATACTATTCAGACAAAATGAATTGACTGGTGATATTGTCAAAAAGAAAAATACTGAATCTATCAAACAGTCATTAGCTCTGTTATTTAAGACTCGGTATTATGATCGAAAATGGCATCCAGAGATTGGATCTTATTTTGCTGATTTGTTATTCAAACCAAATGATCCGTTCTTTCTGTCTGTTGTCAAAACAGAAGCAGAGAACCTGATAAAGAACTATGAGCCACGAATTAGATTGCTTGATCTAAAAATCTTTTTTGATTCTGCAGATGCTATAGATCGTGGAGAAGTAAAGATTGAAATGATATACGAAATTTTGGATCTATCTCAGACTGATACATTTGTTTATGTTATCAATCGGGTTAGATAGGAGAACTAATGAATACAACTAACATTACTTTTGAAGGTTTAAAACAGAATATAGTAGAAGTACTTGCTACTAAAAATGAATTTAAAGATATCAATTTTACGGCTCCTGCTATTGTAACTTTGATTGATGCTCTTGCTTATACTTCTCATTATTTACTACGATACGCCAATTTCAGTATCAATGAATGTTTTTTAGATTCCGCGCAACAGAGAGCAAATATTGTTTCTCGCGCAAAGTCTTTGGGGTATATGCCATATCAATACTGCGCTGCTCGTAATAAGATTCGTTTGAAAGTAAAGAATCCTGAAGTAAATGTTACTACATCTGATTTTGTACCGGCTAATACCGTTTTCACTGCAACAGATGGATCTTCTTCATATCGGTTCAGCTCTTTAGACAATGCATATTTCTATCTTGGAACCGATGGATTCTGGTATGCAGACGTATCAGTTGTAGAAGGAACATTTGCTGAAGAATTCTATACACAAGATTTAAACTACACAACAAAATATTTACTGTCCAATGCGCAGGTAGATACAAAGTATATCAGAGTAACTGTAAAGGACACTTCTTCTGCTATTGCATCAACCACTTTTGCTTTTGCTGATGATATTGCTGGTATTGGTCCTGAATCTTTGGTTTATTTTATGCAAGAGTCTTATGACGGCAATATAGAAATTCAGTTTGGTGACGGAGTACTAGGAAAGAAGCTTGAACCAAACAATTATGTTTCTATTAAGTATCTTGTAACTTCTGGAGCAGAAGCAAACAATATTATTAAGTATGGACTATCTTATAATATTGGAGCGATATCATATTCTGATATTTCTATTACACAGGTAGAACGTGAACTAATCGGATCTGACAAAGAACCAGATGAATCAGTAAAGTTCCTAGCTCCAAAGATGTATCAGCGACAGAATCGAAACGTAACTGCACAAGACTATGCTGTTGCTATCAAATCCGTGTATGGTGATTGGATTCAGTCTGTTGCTGTTTGGGGTGGTGAAGAAAACGTTCCACCACAATATGGAAGAGTCTTTATTTCAATCAAACCAAAAGACATTGATATTCTAACAGATTTTCAAAAAGAAGACATCCTCGCTTCTATAGCAAAAAAGAATATTCCGTGTATCGGACTGGATATTGTAGATCCGTCTATCATCCAGATCGATATTGTTCTAAATATCAACTGGCATCCATATAAAACGAATCTTCTACGGTCTGAATTAACAAACAAGATCTCTGATGCAGTTATTAGATATTTTAACAATGAAGTTGAGAACTTTGGAACAGGATATAAGAACTCTCAGCTGCTTTCTATTGTAACCAATGTAGATCCTTCTATTGCTTCGGTTGCAACTGAAACGTCTATTAAGCAATTTGTGACTCCACTGTTTAATACTACTGCATCTCATGTGTTCTTTTTCAATAACAAATTGAAACCTGGATCAGTTGTGATTGGAACATGGGTTGCTGTTGGATCTTCTACCCCACATTACATATATGATCTAAATGGTAAACTGATTTATAACAATGGTCTTACTACTTCAGAAGTTGGAACGGTCAACTATACAACTGGAAGAATCAGCTTAGAGAGTTTCGATTTCGGCGCTCCAGCAAATACAAAAATCAAAGTATCGGCTGTTCCAGATTCGTTAGATATCAATTCAAGTAAAAATATTATATTAGGATTGGATTCTCATAACGTATTTCTTACTGATATAAAATAGGAACTAACATGAGTGATATGTTTAATTTAATGCATGAACGAGCTTTTCCATCGTTCTATAAAGAATATGCACCAAAGCTTTTGGAGTTTTTCAAAGCTTTTGTAGAACATTTAGAACAAGATGAACACGCCGGCCATATTATAGATAAGCTTGTTGAAAATCAGGATATTGATGCTGCAGAAGAAGATTATTTGTTAATGCTGAAATCTGAATTGATGCAGGGTTTCCCAGAAGTACTGACTGCAGAGCTCAGAATATTGTTAAAGAATATTTCTATGATGTATCGTGCAAAAGGATCAATTGCATCATATGAATATTTTTTCAATGTTTTTTACGATGCAAGAGTCCGAATTTCATATCCTAAAGACCAGATGCTAAAGACTTCTGACGGAAGATGGATCCAACCTACATATATTATTCCAGTTGAATATTCAGAATACGGTGATTTGTCTAAATATATTAGATATAGATTGATTGGTTCTGAATCTGGTGCATCTGGAACAGTAAAAGACGTTCAGCCGTTTATGTTTACTGGAGATCTTCTACCAAAATTAGCAATGGTAATCACTAATGTAGTAGGACAGTTTGTTGCGGATGAAGAAATTATTCTGACTTTTACTGAGTTCGGTGTAGAACCAGACGAAGACACTCTGACAATTTCTGTTGTAGAAGTTAGTCCTGGATATTATGACGGTACTTCTGGATTGCTTGATTCTGATATGGTAATTCAGGATTCATATTATTATCAGGATTTTTCGTATGTTCTATCATCTGAGATTCCAATTTCTGAATATATTGATCCAGTGACTCGGTTGATTCATCCAGCGGGTTTAAAGATTTTTGGAACTGTTACTGAAGATATTTCTAAGTTTATCATGGACGTTCCAGCGGTTGATTACTTCAGAATGTGGTATTTGAAATTTCTTCAGACGATGGAACTGAATACATCTTTTATTGCTGATACGAATATCAATCTTGAGATGCAAGTTCAGGGCAAACTTAGAGAAACGATAGATGTAGCATTAGCAAACGAATCTTATTTACTATCTGATAAATTTGAAGATCTACAAGTTCAACATTTTGCTAGATCTTCTAATATGTCATCTTTCATGATCTTCGATTCATCTGGTAATTATATTCATGACATTGATTGGAACACATTAGATCTGCCATCTACAGTTAATAGCAATGAAATGTTGACAGTCTGGAGAACAGATGCTGAAAAGGAATACTTTGAACGCATTATCCAACCTAGCAATATTATTCCGATTATAGCTGAAGAATATAATTCAGTAGTTCCAGGAATCTTTATTAATGGAATGAAAATTGCTGCTAAAGATATGACAAGAACAACATCCCAATATACTTTAGTAGGTGGATCATATATCGGGGAAATTGCTACCATTATAAATCCTTTATCTGTAGTCAATACAAGATACGAATTCATCACTAATACAGCTCATCTAACAACAAATTATTTTACTATTGCAGAACAACATTTAAAAAGCTATCATGCTATTCCGTTTGTAAATGGATATTGTTGGTGGAATAAAATGGTTCTTGTTGGAAATAAATTATATTTTACTTCTGTAATTCCATCAGGATCTTTTATTGAATTTTTATCGTTAAAACGTAGATCCTATAATCAGGTACAATCATATAGAGTACCTCTCAACAAAAAACTTTATATAAATAATATTAAACTTAACAAGTATATGCCGTAGGAGAACAACATGGCTGCTATTCTTAAATCCGATATTTCTGTTCTAAATACAGAACACTTTATAAATGCCGTTCTAAATGGATCATCCAACGTATATGTTGCATTATCCAAAACAGCTGAATGGGAAAATGAAAATCTTCCTCCAACTCCAACAGATTCAATGAACGATGAAAATGCATTTCGATCAGATATCATCGGTATCAAACGTATTACTCCGTCTAATCTAGCTGTAATGGTTCCACGTATCAACTGGACCGTTGGAACAACTTTTGCTCCGTTAGATCTAACTGTTGAAGCAGCTGAACGTGCTACTAACTATTTTTGTTTAACTTCTAGCAACATGGTATTTCAGTGTATCGGGGCCGGACTTGGATTAACTTCTCAGGAACCTGCCACTCGAGGAGCTTCTGTTGTTACTGCTGATGGATATACTTGGAAATATCTTTATGATCTTCCAATTGCAATGATCAATGCTGGCCTATTACTAGATGCATGGATGCCAGTTCCATATAGTACCCGCGGTGAATATCCAGGCGGTACACTGACATCAGAACAGTTTAACTTTGGTGATGTTTTTGCTAATAGAGTATTGGGAGCTCACAGAATTCTTGTTGCTCTAACCTTTGCAGATGAAACCCCTGAAATCCCGTATGATATTGCATTCCGCCAGGTTGGACTTCTATATGATCCGAAAGACAATTCTGACGCTTTTATTGCTGGTGATAAATATTCCGCTGCAGACTTCAATGTAACTTCTGGCGAACTGGTTTATCTTGATAACAAAAGACGTGTATATAGAGAAGTTGGGCAGTCTGAAACAGTTAATTTGATTTTGGTATTCTAGGAGAGTTTAATGACTAATCCATATAAGCATGTAGGGAGTGAATCTCCCTACTACGATGATTTTGATGTTTCTAAAAATTATGTGAGAATTATGTACAACCCTTCTAAGGGTGTGCAGGCTCGTGAACTTACTCAATCTCAGACTTTACTACAGAATCAGCTTGCATCTTTGGGTGGGTATGTATTTAAAGATGGATCTGTAGTTAAAGGAGCTCGGATTTCTACATCTTATAATCAGCCAGCTCTACAGATTAAACTGATTAATGCTGATGGGGCTACTATTACGCCAGCTAATCTTGTTGGTAAAGTATATATTGGCTCTACATCAAATCAGCCTATTATTGTTACTGGACTTTCCAACGAATCTCGGTATATTCTGTTTTCATATATGGGATCAGAAATTACAGACGGCGAAACCTTTGTAGACCAAGCAGATCCTTCTATGAATTTTATCATGGAATCTGGTACATTGTCCAATGCGTTTGTTGCTGCGTCTGGTGAAGGAATTCTTTTCATCGATGGATATTTTTGTTTTGTTGAACCACAAAATATCTCTATTGGTGTAAATGTACTCGATACTGATACATATCATATCGGCTATATGATCGAACGTAAATATGTAACATCTGAAACCGATTCATCTCTAAATGACCCTGCTGCTGGATCTTATAACTATAATGCTCCAGGTGCAGACAGATATCAGATAAACGTAGAATTGTTTGGATATAAGGATGGTGATGCTGAGATCACCCCTGAGATGCTTAGTAATTATTTGCCGCAAATTATTATTACCGGTGACAAACTGTCCCTAGAACAAACATCTGATCCCAATTCTGATCTAATGGACACACTTGCTCAGAGAACATTTGAAGAATCTGGCTCATATGCTGTTAATCCTTGGAAGATCTATCTTCGTGAACATGATTCTGATCTGTCTAAGTTTGTAGCAGAAATTCAGCCGGGGCTTGGTTATATTCAAGGGTACAGAGTTAACAATATTGCGTCTAAAGAAATTGAGATCAACAAGCCTCGGACCTTTTTGAATAAAGCTCATATCTCTTCTTATATTCCAGATGCTGCATATACTCTAGCACTGATTGATGATGTCACTGGTGGAATATCTGGTAAAGGAATACCAGACTATCAGAAGCAGGAAATAGTAGAAGTCATGACCGGTGTTGATGGAACCGGCTCTGTTCTTGGTGAATGCCGAATCATTAATATCTATAAATCTGGCAATAGTGTATTCGTATATCTACGAAATACATCTGCTATTCAGAATGCATTTTCTGGTGCTAAATCCATCAGATCTAAAGCAAATCCCGGCCTACTGTATATTAATCTATTCCTAGGAACTGTTGGATCTGCTACGTTCGTTGCTGGATCTTCTGTTCCGATTATCAACTCAACATATTCTAAAGTCAAAGAAATTGTTTCTGGTGAAATTGAATATGAATCTACTCGTTCTTATGTAGCTACTTCAGAGGTTTCTGGTAATACTATCAATTTGACTGAGTCTGATACTACTATTGATTTTCCAACATTTGTAGGATTGGTTTCTGTTTACAATACTTCTACTGGTGTTCATCTGAATATTAATAATCTGTCTTTGACTCCGAACAACTCTGGATCGGTTTCAGTTGCAACTATTGCGGGCGCATCTATTGAAAATGCTACTTCTTATACAGTAGTTCTTCGAATTCAGAGAGATCTGATGGGTATTCGTACAAAGGTTGCTGCTAATGGTACTACATCTGCTACAATCGGGAGTACTGATGATTTTATTACATTGAATCAAGAAGATATTATTGATATCATTTCAGTAGTTCAGACATCTAATACTACCGTAAATACTCCAGCCGATCTCAAAGATGAGCTCGTTTTCTTTAATGGGCAGTCTGATTTTACTTATGGAGCGGGTGTTGTTTCTGGCTTTAGTGCACTCCCAAGCACATACAAAAATACTCCTCTTGGAAATACTGCTTATACTATCACCTTTAGATATTATAACCACGTCGGCCAAGGACCATTTGTTGCTAATTCATATGTGACTGTCGGCAATGCTACGTTCTTATCAGATATTCCTGATATCTATTCTATTATTCCAATCTATAAGTCTGCATCTGGATTGTCATATGTGCTGCGGGATTGTCTTGACTTCAGAGTAAAAAGTACAACCTTGAATTCGACTGGGATGCTATATCCTGCTCATAGAACAGAACTTGAATTCACTGCAAACATTTATCTTCCTCGTACTGACTATATTTGGGTTGATAAAAACGGTGTGTTTGGTGTATCTCCTGGGATTCCATCTGAGAATCCACAATTACCAAACATTCCATCCAATGCTCTTTCTATCGGAATGATCGCATCTAAAGCATATGTGAACTCTCTCAAAGATGAATCTATAGTGACTCTTATTGAGAATCCTCGATATACTATGTCTGATATCGATAGAATCAATACACGTCTTAAGAACGTTGAAGAAGTTGTTTCATTGAACCTCTTAGAACAATCAGCTGTTAACATGATGATTCTTGATGAAAATGGAATGAACAGATATAAGTCCGGGATCTTCACAGATAATTTTGAGACTTTTGATAATTCAGATTTTACTAATGATGAGTATGACTGTACTATCGATTCTGCGGAACAGTCTATTAGGTGCCAGTTTGATGCTGAAAATTATGATTTGCTATATAATGAATCCTCAAGTTTAAACACAAAGAAGAATGATATTACTATTACTCTTCCATATACAACTATAGCTTTTGCAGAAAACAAATACGCATCAGAGTATATGAATATTCAGAAGCTATTGTTCTATACATGGAAGGGATCTTTAAAGCTTTCTCCGTCTATTGATACTTGGGTAAACAACCTTGGAAATATTATAGTAAAACAGACATTTGTTGAAGTACCAAAACCACCTACACAATTTAGATCATGGTCAACAAGCTATACTGTAACTAATCACCAGCGTGGTGTAAACTGGGGATTTGGGGATCGTATTGGAAAAAGAGTTGTTACAACTAATACTATAACAACCTCTTTTACCGACGCAGGATTCGCACTATCTGGTTCTTCATCTGTAGCAAAAGAATCTGTTGATGAGTACATGAGATCTAGAACTGTAAATTATACAGCAACAGGACTTCGTCCCGGCGTTGCATTAAAAGCTACTCTTGATGGCAAACCATTGGTATTGTCAAACGCGACTCCAGCCTCTGATGGCACCTTATCTGGGACATTTGTAATTCCAGCTGGTGTTCCTGTTGGCACCAAGCTTGTTTTGCTTGAAGATACAAGCAAAACATCTGTTGGATCTGCTTATTACACCGCTAGAGGCAAAACTATTTGGAATGAAGTTTCTCAAACTTATATTAGGCAGTGGAAAGCTTCAACCGCCACTTCTTCTGTTGTTGCAGAATATGCATGGGATCCTCTTGCGCAATCGTTTTTTGTTGAAGAAGAAAACGGGGTGTATCTTGATTCTATTGATATATTCTTTCAGAGTAAAGATGATAATATTCCAGTAGATATTTTTGTTGTTGAGTGTGTAAATGGATATCCTTCTGACAATATGTTGGAATTTTCTCAAGTACAGAAACAGTCTTCTGAAGTTAATATTGGAGCAAACGTACCAACCAACTTTAAATTCAGTGAACCGCTGTTTCTTGAAGGAAATAAAGAATATGCGTTTGTTGTAATTACACCTTCATATAAGTATAACATTTATACTTCTACACTCGGAAAAACTGATCTTATTACTGGAATTGGTATTGCTGAACAACCTGTTCTCGGTTCGTTGTTTTCTTCACAGAATGCAAGAACGTGGACCGCAGAACAACTATCAGACATCAAATTCAAAATTAATAAATGTGTATTTTCTACATCTGTTAGTTCTGAAACTGTTTTTGATCTACCTTTGCAGGCCGAAGAATATGAAGTTGCCATGCAAACTCTTGTAGCAAATATCTTCACTCCAACAAAAACTTCAGCAAAGTTTTATTACAAATGGAGCTCTGACGCCACCTGGACAGAGTATGACAACAGATCTGATATTTTCAATACAACATTGAAAACTATCTTTGCTGCTGGATCTGGTAATCCTGTTCCGTTCTCTATTAAAATTGTAATGTCAACTGAAGACATCAATGTATCTCCTCAGATTGATACTGAACAGGTATATGGGATCTTTGTAAAGAATCTTGTAAAGGACTCTTCTGATCCAGTTTATATCTATAACGCTGGAACATATGTATCTAATAATCTTGTGCTAGCAAATCCTGCTAATGATATCAGAGTAATTCTTGATATGGTTGCTCCCGGATTCTCTGATGCTGATATCTTCTTTAGAACCACAGACTATCAGCCGATCTATGTTACTCATGCTACTGTTGGTCTTGGTATAGATATCTCGGCCGGTCCAAAGCTTGATGGACAAACTTGTCAAGTATTTTACTACAACAATGTATCTAAGAATCTTGAACCAAAGTCTCAGGTAATTGTAACAGGGTATGACGCAGATACAAGAAAGATCTTTTTGAGATCTGTTGGAAATCCAGATGAATTTGCCATGATTCAAAATGGTGATCTCACTCAGACACTGTATGATGGCATATCCACTGATTATACTGCGATTCTAATTCTTCCGATAAGTTCAAGTGTGAATATCAATTGCCCTGCTTGGACCGCAACAAACTATGCATCTGGGGCATATGTTACATATCTTGGATACATTTGGAGAGCAAGAACTGCTGCTATATCTTTGAATACTCCGTCTGACTTGTCTATTGTATGGGAAAAAATTCATTCATTGAAAACTGTTTCTTCTCTTCTATTGGACGATACTGTTATTTGGCGAAAGATGAAACGTAATAGTATAAATAACAATATTGATACTCAGAATTCATTTGTTGAATATTCATACTATCCTGAGATTGATGTTGATACAGAATTCAAGTCTTTCGCAATAAAAATTGATTTGAAATCTCGGAACAAAGTAGACGTTCCAAGAGTAAAGAATCTTAGAGCAATTGCTACAGTTTAATTGGAGGGTCTTAAGACCCTCCACAAGGATATAAGATGAAGATAGAAAGATCTGGTCCAGGCATTATAAATACTGATAATGCTGCATATGAAGAAGCAAAAGCCCGTCTTGCAGCATTATTGAAAACAAAAGAAGAAAGAAGTAAATTCGAATCATTAATTCAGAGGGTGTGTGCATTAGAACATAATGTAAACCTTCAACAAAAAGAAATAGAGGAGTTGAAGAATGCCTTCGAATCCAACAGTCGCTCTAGGTGATACCCTAGGTCTTTGGCGCGATAAAATAAATTTAACTATAGCAGAAGTCAACTCCCATATTGGATCTTCTGGTGGTGCTCATGCTGATGTAACTACTACTGTTGCTGGCTTTATGAGTGCAGCTGATAAAACAAAATTAAACGGCGTTGCTAATAACGCCAACAACTATACACACCCTGCCACACACCCTGCTTCTATCATTGTAGAATCTACTACTAAGAGATTTGTCACTGACGCAGAAAAAGGAGTCTGGAACCGAGCTGTTCTAAAAGATTCTGAAACGGGTGCGGCTCTTTTACCAGTAGGAACAGAAGCACAGCGTCCTGGCTCGCCATCTAATGGTCTTATTCGATATAATACCGAGCTGAATTCGTTTGAAGGATATTCAAATGGGGTCTGGGGAGCAATCGGTGGTGGAGGTGGAGCAATCGGTGGTGGAGGTGGAGCAACTGGCGGTGGTGTAGAACCCAATAAAGACGATATTTTCTATGAGAATTCATCTATTGTAAATAACAACTATACTATTACAGCCGGAAAAAATGCAATGACCACAGGACCAGTTTTAATTGATGATGGTGTAAATGTAGCTATTCCTGATGGTTCACGTTGGGTTATTCTATAAAATTTTAGGAGATAATTAAATGCCTATTGTATTAAATGGTAGTACAGGAATAACTACTGAAGGGATAAATGTAGATACTATAGTAGATTCTATTGGTACTGGATCACCTTCTGTTCCTAATGGATTTGAGCAGATGTTTGTTCTACCAGTAGGAACGTTGATGTGGTTTACTGGTAATATTGCTCCCGCAGGATATCTTGTTGCAGATGGTACATTACATAGTAGAGCCGCTTATCCAGATTTATGGAGTTGGATTGTTACGAGTGGTAATCTTGCAGTAAATGATTCTGTATGGGATGAAGGGCAATATAGTCCCGGTGATGGTGCTACTACCTTCCGTGTTCCTAAAGTAGACGATAGGTTCATTCGTGGTAAGTCTGGTACAAGGGCTGTTGGTTTGGTGGAAGAGGATGCGTTTCAGGGACACGCAATTGGCAATCCAGCTAATGCCACCAAACCCCTAAGACAGCAAATAAATGATTTCTACGCGAACCCAACAACAAGCCAACCTAACGCTGCGGCCTTTTTGGGGTCGAGCAACACCGCACTTCCCTTGGCCGTCCCTATCTCTGACGGCATCAACGGCACTCCCCGCACAGCCGACGAAACCCGCCCCAAAGCACTCACAATGCTCCCATGTATTAAAGCGTTTGATTCTGTTGTAGAACCATCTGTTTTAAATGCTGCTGAAATGGTTAGTACTATTAACGGCAAATTAGATAAGGATCAAAATATTGTTTTGGGAACTTCTGTTCCTGCCTCTGGTACTGCTGTGGACTTCGTTGGGATACCTGAAGGAGTCAAGCGAATTACAGTGATGTTTGATGGGTTTAGTACTAATGGAATTAGCCTCCCACTACTTCGGATTGGTAGTGGGGAAGTAGACACCTCTGGATACGTCAGTAACGCAAACTATTCATCGTTCATTGCCTCCTCAACGGTTGGCTTTTTGTTCATGCAAGGTTGGTCAGCCCCAGTTTCGCTATCAGGGGCACTGGTATTAAATTTACTGGAAGGTAATATGTGGCTTTACAATGGACTCACAACAGATATTCCACCGGTTGGAAACCGTGTTGATACTTCATGCGGGAGAAAGCTCCTTTCAGGCGTAATAGACCGCATCCGCATCACCACAGTAAACGGAACAGACCAATTCGACGCTGGCACAATCAACATTAGTTGGGAATTCTAATTTCTATAAGGAGAAATATATGCATATTACACAAGTAGATATCAAAACAGGTAAAGTTATTCAAAGAGAACTTACAGAACAAGAACAAGCAGCTCTTCCTAAAATTACACAAGAAGATATTGACAAGCAAGCAAGAGAAGCTTTTAAAGCCAATCGTGAGGAAGCAGTAAAAAACATTAAAGTAGAAGTAGATGGTATGATTTTTGACGGTGATGAAACCTCTCAAACTCGCATGTCGAGAGCCATTCAATTAATGAATGATACAGAAACTACTCTTTGGGTTCTTGCTAATAATGAACCAATTCAAGTAACCAAAGCCCAATTATCAGAAGCATTAAGACTTTCTGCTGAAGAGCAAACAAGACTTTGGGATATGGAGTAAGTAATGGCTAAATTAGCATTACAGGGAAATGATGCAGGGACTGGAACATTTACGTTACAGGCTCCCGCAACTAACCTAAATAGAAATTTGGTGTTACCTGACGTAGACGGCACATTAAGTACTATGGAGCAAGTTAAATTACCTATTGGTTCTTTTATGTGGTTTACTGGTACTGTTGCTCCAGAAGCTTTTGTTGTTGCAGATGGACAATTGAGAAGTAGAGCAGCCTTCCCTGACTTGTGGGCATTTGCACAGGCCAGTGGGAACATCTCTGCTGATGATGCAAGTTGGGATGAAGGTAAGTACTCTCCAGGTGATGGAAGCACTACCTTTAGAGTACCTAAAGTAGACGATAGGTTCATCCGTGGTAAGTCTGCTACGAGGGCTGTTGGTTTGGTGGAAGAGGATGCGTTTCAAGGTCACAATCACGCGCTGTATGGTCAAGCAGATGCGCTCACTGGACCCGGTGGCCCACCAAGAAGTGATCTTGGTGGGGCTTTATTGGCAAATAATCAAGTAAGAGAGGCCACCAGTGACGGGACTAACGGCACTCCCCGCACAGCCGACGAAACCCGTCCCAAAGCACTCACAATGCTCCCCTGCATCAAGGCTTATGATGTCATTAGTGATCCTAATGTGTTGAATGCTGTTGCAGTGGTGAATGAGATTAGTAGGCTTGAGAGTGAGAAGCTGCGTAAAGATGAGAACATCAACCTTGGTGTAAGTGTCGCTGCCTCTGGCACTGCTGTTGATTTCGTTGGGATTCCAGAAGGTGTCAAGCGCATTACAGTGATGTTTGATGGGGTTAGTACGAATGGTGCTAGCAATCTTCAAATGCAAATTGGGTCTGATACCTTTGAGACTTCTGGGTATTCTTCGATTGTGCAATTCTCAGGTACACCAACAGCGTTTGGGGGTGGTTTCGGGGTTGCTAGTTCTGTTGCTGCTACATCGTCCATGCACGGAATTGCTTCGATATTATATATATCCAACAATAAATACGCCGAGACCTCCAACATTAGTTCTGTTAATGGTGTGGTATTTGTAAGTGCTGGATCAAAAACACTCTCAGGACCGCTCACAAAACTCCGAATCACCACAGTAAACGGCACAGACACATTTGACGCTGGTACCATCAACATCTCATGGGAGTTCTAATTATATGATTACAACTATTGACATAAAGACTCTCGTTAAAGGAGAAATATAAATGGCTGGTATATTAAACGTAGACGAAATTGCAGATAGCACAGGAACACGCCCCGTTCTGTTTGCAAGAGGTGTTCAAAGTTCATTTTACGAAACTAAAGCAGTTATCGATTATAGTCATGCAATTACTGCTGGTCATAATGCAATGACTGTTGGACCAATTACTGTTGCTGATGGAATCACTATAGATATCCCAGATGGTAGTACTTGGACGGTGATATAATGGCTACACAAGTTACACAAGGAGAAATATAAATGCCTACTAAAATACAAGGTGGACTTGGAATAGATAAAGTACAAGATGGTACTGTTGGTCTGTCTGATGTTGATACAGAATTATATGGAAAAATTACTGCTTTGACTACTATTAATTTAGGTGAAGCAAAGACTGCAAGTGGAACGGTGGTTGATTTCGTTGGGATTCCTGAAGGGGTCAAGCGGATTACTGCGATGTTTGATGGTGTTAGTACGAACGGGGCTAGTCTTCCTGTTGTAAGACTAGGGGCAGGGACAGTGGATGCGTCAGGGTACAATTCTAGTGTCTTCGGTCAAATTTCTGGAGCATCAGGGGCGGCTGCTATTTCTACTGGATTTGGGGTGCACTCGGGGGTGGCCGCACCAGCAGTGACAAGAAACGGGGCGCTGATACTTACTAAAACTCAGGGGGATACGTGGTACGCCACTGGCACTTTTTCTGACACAGGGGCCACACATAGCGCCGGGTTTAGTAGTGGTACTAAGACCCTCTCAGGCCCCCTAGACCGCCTCAGAATTACCACAGTAAACGGCACAGACACATTTGACGCAGGGACAATCAATATTAGCTGGGAGTTTTAATTATCATGGCAAGTATTATAAAGGTAGATAGAATCTTAGATTCTACTGAATTAGGTAAAGTTGATATTCCTGGTGGGGTCGAAACCACAGAATTGATTGCAGATACATGGAAAAATATTGATGGAACAGAAAATTATAAATGCAAGTGTTGGGTAAATTTTGATGGAACTACTACGCCACCAACTGTTAGAGCTTCTGGGAATGTAAGTAGTGTTGCTAGGAATGCTACTGGAGATTACACAGTCAATTTCATAATACCCATGGAAGATGCTAACTATATCGTAACAATGACAGCTGGTCCTGCTAGTGACACTGCAAATACTACGGGAGGATCTGGTAAAATATACAATACATCTTCTATGGTAGCTGGTTCTGTTCGAGTACAATTTATATTTACTACAGATACAACTTCTGGACTATTTACCCCTAAAAGTGCATGTCTGTGTATACATAGATAAAAGGAACCAAAAAATATGAAAGTAATTATATATCCAATAGACAATTCAATAGCGGTAATGGCTCCTTCTGGTGTTCTTTCTGTAGAAGAAACAGCACTAAAAGATGTTCCCACAGGTGTTCCATTTTTTATAGTAGAACACACAGAACTTCCCACAGAACCACAAGAAACATGGGAAGTGGACTTTAGTAATCCAGATGGGTATGGAGCTTAACAAATGAAAATTACAATTAACAAAGAAAAGCTAAACGAAATAAAAAGACAAGAAGTTCTTTCAAATCGTTCTCAAGCATATATTAAAGAATCTGATCCATTGAAAGTAGAAGCAGAATATGATGCTATGAAAAATGGAACAGATCCAGACTATACTAAATGGATGGAGAAGGTTGCTGAAATAAAAGCAAGATATCCATTCCCAGAGGTGGTATAAAATGCCTATAAGTTTAAAAGCTAATTCAGATGGTAGTGCAGAGATATTGAATGGTGTTATAAGCGCATTAAAAATCAAT